GCTCTGCTTCCTCTCTGATTTTCTCCATCTCTTTCCAGAATGCCACCATGATATCGTATTCAGGTTGGGTGGGAGACCATTTGAATCCAGGAGCATGGAGCTTTTTGGAGGCTTCCGCCATGCGTTCTGCCTCTTGACGTATCTTTTCCATTTCCTTCCAGAATACGACCATGATATCGTATTCAGATTGGGTAGGTGCCCATTTGAATCCAGGAGCATGGAGCTTTTTGGAGGCTTCTGCCATGCGTTCCGCCTCTTGGCGGATCGATTCCATCTTTTCCCAAAACGCCACCATGATATCATATTCGGGCTGGGTTATCCCCCATTTCCATCGAGGGATTCTTGAAATAGCGGTTGCCACATTTCCAGCATTCTCTGCCGCTTCTTTGGCCGATTCAGAAACCTCATCAAGTTGTCTTCCAAACTGCTCCCCGGTTATCGTTCCTTTTTCGTACTCCGCAACCAAAGCTTCAATCTTTTGCATGTATTCCTCGATGCCAGCTTCAACACCGAACTTCCTACCCGCAGCCACAATCTCGTCCCACGTCCTCTTAATCTGGTTGACGTAAGTCTGGAACTCACCGGGAATCTCGGAGAACTGTTCCTCTATTGTCGCCCAGGCTTCGGACATTCTTGCGGCGAACTTCTCGGGTTCCTTCAACGTCGATTCGGGGATCTTAATGGCAAGCGCATCGGCGGCGATCCCTTCGATACGGCTGAACGACACCTTCCAGTCTTCCTCGAATGCGGTCATCCAGTCCGGGAGTTCCTGACGAAGGACGTTCTTTGCGAACCAGCCGATTCCCTTCATCATCGCGTCCCAGCCCTTGCGCAGATTGTTGATCCCGGTGAGGAAGAAGTTCACGAAATTTTCGGCTCCGCCGATCATCGTATTGGCAGCGGTGACGAACGCATTGGCGAGCGGAACGAACCCCTGACCCGTAATGAAGTTGATACCCTCGATAATCGCATTGCGCGCGCTTTCGATTCCGAGCCGAAAATAATACGCCATCTGGTCACCGACCCACTGCAGCGACTTTATCAAAGGGGCCCAGATGACGGAACTAGCCCGGAGCAGGATTCGTCCGATGGTGACCCACGCATCCTTCCATAAAACGATGAGCGATTTTGCGACTTCGGCGCTCATGGTCAAGAATGCCTTGAACACTTCCCAGTCAGTGAAGGTGTTCTTGAGCGCCGTCCATACCGCCTGCAAGCTCAAGAGGATGATCTCGGTTGCTCTGGGGAAATCCGTGAGCAACATCGTCACTCCCTTGATTGCGTGTCCGATGACCGGGAGTTCCCTTAGCTTCTCTATCGCTCTGTCCACCACTCCGGCAAACGCGTCCCACCTGGTATAGAGCAGATAGACGGCTACCGAGATCCCCGCCAGCGCCAACCCGACGGGTCCCATCGCACCCACTAGGCCGATGAACGCCGTCGCGGCCGAACTTATTGCGGGCGCGAACATCATCAGCGGACCGCCCACGACCAACATCCCCCCGAGCACGGCAGCCAGTTTGACGAGGAATGCAAGGAGTTGCGGATGTTCTCTCCCCCAATCCCCGATCGCCTTGGCAATATCCCTGATTTTCTGGATCATGGGGACGAGAACTGGAATGAGGGCCTCCCCTACAGCGAGCTGGACCTCCTCCACCGCCGACTTCAATAGCTTCATCTGGCCCTGGAGGGTCGCGAGTTGCTTCTCCGCCATTTCGGCCGCCCGATTGGTTCCGGTGACATCCTTGGTGAGTTGCCTTATCGCATCGGAACCGGCGGAAAGCATCCGCATCATGGCGGGGCCGGCGCGGAGGCCGAATAATTTCATGGTCTGTTCGGTGGTGATCCCAGCCTTGTTCAGTGTCTCCACGATCTCGGCGAAGTTGTGCGTGGTGGGGGAAATGTCTTCCACAGTCAACCCCAGTTGGGCGAGAGTCCCCTGCACCTCGTTGGTGGGGTCCATCAATCGGGCGAGCGCTCCTCTTAATGCCGTGCCCGCCATAGATGCGTCAATGCCCGCGTTGTAGAGGATACCCAATGCGGCGGACGTCTCCTCCAATGAGTAGTTGAGTCCAGCCGCGACCGGACCGACATATTGCATGGATTGTCCGAGGCGCTCCATCGTCGCCTGCGACTTGCCGATAACCGCCGAATAGATATTGGACACTTTGGTGGCGTCCTCAGCGGCCATCTCGTACTGGTTCAGGGTGGAAACCACGAGCTGCGTCGTCTCCGCGAGCCCGCTCTGGGTGGCGGCGGCGAAGTTCAGGGTGCCGGGGAGGGCCTTCATCATCTTCTCGACGTCGTAGCCGGCGGAGTTATGGACAATCACCCCGGTGGAATACGTGTTGTCCTCTGTCTCCATATTGTAGACGTGTCCATGGTATTCCTGTCTCTCAATGGAGATAATGGGGAGATACACGTAATCCTCATCCTGCCAGAATTTCTCATACTTTATCGGTTTTGTACTCAGTGGGTGCCCGACTATCGCCGAAACGTAACGGGGGTTTGTCGTGACGATAGTGTAACTTATCCCTGAAATAGAAGAGTGTCCGCTAGGGAGCGTGGTTTTCCGTCCTCCCTTGTCCTCCCCTATCGAAAACACAATCCCCGCTTTCGCGGCCAATAGATTGATAAAATACGCGATATGGGGGGAAGTTGTGGTGGCACTAATACGGGTTCTTCCGTTCTCGACAAAATGACAGCCGTCTGACTGGAAATATCCCCGAAGAAACGCAAGCACATTGCTTTTCTTGGCGCGAAACATTGCAGGAGGGATGCGCTTGTGCTTCGCCCCTTTCCCGATCCATTCGGCGATGAGGGTGGCCAACGGGCGAGACCAAAATGCCACTTGTGTGCAGTTGGTCATTCTTCGCTCATAGGGAGCATACCCAATGCTCCGCACATATTCCATGAACCACATTTTCGATTTGGCATCCTTGCCTTTGTTTGAAAACGCACAAAAAACTCTTTCTTTATCAGCCCAACCATCCCCCATGATAAGGCCAAGGAATCGAGCGAAATCATCGTCAATCTGTCTCGGGAGAAGGTTATGCCTTTTCAGATGCCGTTTTGTTTTCCATGTGATTTCGACATCCTCCTCCCGCTTTATCTTCGGGATAAGGAGCGCGTCACCCTGGCGTAAGTCTTCCGTTCGTATCCATTCCGGTTCGTAGTTCTCGTAATATCGCCTGGTGCACTTTTCGTCGCTACAGTTTGGAGTGCATAAATGCTTGGAACTGCATCCTTTCTTCCTCATATAGGGTAAGCACTGTTTTGTCCTGACCGCGAGGATGGGGTGGTTCCCGGTGGCACGGAACGGCCGCATCATGCGCGGTTTTATCTTGTATACCTCTCCCTCGACGCATGGGCGGCTCGTATGCTCGTGAACCATTTGGCATTCGCCGCTGCTCGATATGACCTCATCTTCCTTAAATCCCCCTATCTTCTTTACTCGGTAGTCCCCACCAAGGATAAACTCGTCAGGCGGAAGACACGCCAAATAGTACATCGCGTCCCCCGCTTCTGACGCGGCGAAGATAGTGTCCTTCCCCATTTTCCGGGCAAACGTGCCTAGTTGTTGTAACTGTTCGGCCGAGGCCCCGGCGACCGCGCCCACGTTCGCCATGGAATACTCGAATTTCCTGGTCGTGTTCACGGCAAGTCCGAGCCCAGCTACGATAGCGCCACCAGCGACGGTCGCGGCCATTCCCATTTTGCGAAGCGACTGTTCGTTGAATTTCGACGCCTGCGTGAGGCCCTGCGTCTTCATCTTCGCCGACGTTATCCCGGTTGAATAGCGCGAAAGGGGCCCGGAGAATTGGTCGTGTATCTTGAGCTTGAGCCCGAACCCCTCGCTGAACGAACTACCTAGCGCCAATCCCACCCACCTCCGTCAATTTCTCGCTGCCTTAGCCGCCCTCGCATCGAGATTACTGAACATCTGTTGATCCCGGCGTGTCTCTTCCCGTTTCTCTTCGCGCCAAGCATAGAACTCCTTCCATATCGTGAATTCCCGGCTCGACATCCTAGCGCCGAGCTCAGCGAGCGTCATCCCCATTTTCTCAGCCAAGGTCAATGCGAAAATCGCTTCGTCATTTGCCTCGAAACCTTTCCCTCAATTCCTCCCTGAATTCGGGCCCAAACCCGGAAAGCGTACCGAGTTCCGTGGAAAGACGGTCGAGCACCGCACTGTTCCTTCCTAGAAGCTGTTCCTTGTCGGCATCGGTAAATATCGGAGTCCCGTTCTCGTCGCATACTCCATGAATGATGAGACTAAGCGTGAATGTCTGCGCCACCTCCGGGGTTACCGGGGCATTCTCCTGATGTTTCGGGTTCACCGTCTCCATAAGTTTCATTCTTTGCCGGTAGTCCAAGGGCTTCAGATACACCGTCACACCCCATTCTTCTATCACCGTTGACTTCAGCTTGCGGTCGTCGGCGGCGAAAATCGCCGAGCGCAAATCCTTGTTTGGTTGTCTTTGGGTACTCATCCATCGCTCCTTTTGTCCCTGCGGGACCCGGAGAGGGCCCCGCAGTAGTTCATCGCTACTCTACGCCCTCTTCGAGCAGCTGGCCCGTTCCCGTCAGGGTGACCGAGATGTCCTCGGGACCGTCCACCGGGACGCTGAAATCGACGTCCGCCCACGCGTCACCGTAGAAATACTTCGTGGTGTCGCTCTTCTGCGGGTAGAGATAGACGTCCTTCTCCGTGGTGCTGTTCACAATGTCGTACAGGTTCCCGAGGTTGGCCCCGTCGTAGTAGATCGACAGCGCCCCGCCCCAGTGTCCCTGGCCGCGGATGGAGTCGACCCACTCGTACCCTTGCTGGGGGGTCGGGCTCGTGTCCCGGTTGAAGTTAAGCGACCACCCGTGGAGTTGCGTGATGATACCGAGCCCCTCGATGATCGCGTACCCCCCTTTTCCGTGAATCTTAGCCAAGCCGTTTCACCTCCTGGCCTACATGAAGTGAATCGCGTCGAGCAGCCGGGCCGCCCTGTCAAGGTAGTCATGGCCCTGCTCGACCTTGTGCCTCCCGGAGTCGGCGATCTCCCGCCGCTCGTTCTCCTTCGGGAGCCACTCCCGTACCATCCTCGCGCAGTCGGCGGCGTCATCGTACGTCACCAGGTCCTGCCCCGGCACGAAGAGGTCGCCGATCTCGGTCCTCTTCTGCGTCAGCAGGAACCCGCCCGCCGCCAGCGCCTCATACACCCTCGGACTCAGCGAGTAGGGCTCGATGGTCCTCACCATCACCTTACCCTCCGGGTCGCGAACCACTTGCCCCGTCTTCGCGTCACGGTAGAAACTCTTGCTCTCATTGATCCTGAAATGGTTCAGGACGATCTTCGCCCACCGGTAGTACTTGATGACATCGAACTTCGTCAGCACCCTCGGCGTGTAGAACGGCTCCAGTTCCGGGCACTTGCCCTCCTCGATACTCGGGAACACGCCGAACATGCGGAACCGCAGCCGTTGCCCCTTCAGGTGGCTCACCAATTCCCGCAGGAAGTCGAGCCTCCCCGGAACCTCGGAGCCGACGAAGAAGAGGTCGGGCGTGTAGATGATCCTCTCCCACCGCTTGAGTTCGTCCGTCACTTCCCACTCATAAAGGGAATCGTAGGCGGTCGGCAGGTACCATGTGTTCGGGTTGAATCCCCGGTAGATCCTCTCACATGCTTTGTCGCAGGTGAACACGTAATCGAACAGCGGCGCCATCCTCGCCTCCAGGGCCACCTGGTAGGGGCTCTCGGTGAACCAGACCGCCTGCTTGATGTGGAGGCGGTCGCGGATCATCGCCGGGACCCACTGCGGTATGTACTGGCCCGTGATGTAGATGATGAGGTCGGGCATGGTCTGCAGCACGTTCACGATGAGCGATTTGCAGGCGCTGTTGTAGACGTCGTTGATGTCCACCCGCTTCGCCGTCCCCTCGATCATCTTCTTGACCGCCGTCCGGTAGAATTTAAGAATCGGTTTCAGGTCGAACGGCAACACATTGGCCTGACCGAGCTTCTTGGCCAGGGCGTTGCCGAGGCCGTGATATACATCGACAGTTGATATCCCGGGCTCAGTGGCCAGGTGAAACGAGTAAGATTCGCATTGAACCCTTCTCGCTCCTGGCCGCTGCACCTCCTCTGTTAGCGTTTTGGTCCACTCACTTTCTCCTTTTCACGCATCATTGATGTCAATACCATCCGATAGAACTCACGATCATATCTCGTGTGCAAATGACACATCATACATAGACTCACGAGATTGCCCATGGCATTGTTCGACTTATCGTCGTCGATATGGTGCACGTCAAGCTTCCGCTTACATTCCCGCTCAGGAACTCCACACAGCTGACACTTATACCCGTCGCGCGCTCTTATCCTATCCCGTACCTTCCTGAATTCCGGGGTGTACGGAATCGAGTTTCTCCCGTCTATATATGCCGGGTTTTTCTCTCCTCCGTATCTTCCCATAAGCGATTTAGATATCTTTTCTTTCACCCCAGGTTTATGAACTGGATTCCTTCCCCCTTCTCTAGCTTTCGCTACTGCCTTTATTCTCTTATCCGTCTCCTTCGTCTTGCCCTTATTCCAAGGGACATGATAACGTCTCGCGTCATCGGGCTTCGCCGGACTCACATGGTATCCACCTTTCCCCTTGTTCCATACCAGTCTATCAGAAAGTGATTTGTGTTTCGCTTCCCACGTCTTTTCCAGCCCCATCGCCTTCGCGTTTTTCTGAATCCGATCATAGGTCCGATGCGGGAGTAGCGCCATCATCTCTTTCTTGGAAGCGTGCGGGAAATGTTCCCTGAGAATAACCAACTCTTCTTCGGGCCATCTTCCTCTTGCGGCCGACCTACATTTAAGAGAACAGTATTTCTTCCCTATCCTCAATTCCCAAGGTGCGACCCGGAAGAATTTCCCGCATTCGGCGCATGTGATCGACATCGTGCCTTTCATCATCCGTTCCCTTCCTGCGTACTATCGGGCAATGCCTTGTATCCCGTCGTCAGCCTCCCCAACCATGCGAACGCAGGCTGGCCGACCTTGCCGCGCCATTTGACCCACCCGTACCTGACCCTGCGCTCCACCACGGTCTCGAAGCTATCGTCCACCAGCCCCTTGAGCCATCCCAGGGTGAGGTTGTGCCGGTGCGCCGGGTGCGGGTTGATCCTCGCGTTGTCCTCGCAGCAGTGCACCGCCAGGAAGCCCCCGGGCCTGAGCACGCGCTTCATCTCGACGAGCGCGGTGACGGGCTCCGCCACGTGGTCCAGCGCGTTCATGCACAGGACCAGGTCGAACTCGCCGTCGCCGAATTCCAGCTTCTCGGCCGGGCAGTCGTACCACTCGATGCACGAGTCGCGCTCCGGGTATATCTCCGCGTATTCCCCGGCCAGCGGGTCGGTCGCCGCCCTCCTCCCCGCGCGGGACAGGAACTCCAGCGCCGATACCGGGCCGCAGCCCACGTCCAGGACCGACTTGTTGTCCAGGCGCAGGAGCGGCACGCCCATCTCCCGGAGCATGCGGGGATAGCGCACCCGTTCGCGCTCCAGCTTCTCCCAGCGCCCCGCCTCGTCCTCTATCTTCCAGGTCCTCAGTTCCTCGTCGAGCACGTTCATGATATCCCCTTCCCGAATATGAGCGGCACCTTCGACACCGTGACCGGCTCCCCCTTCCACCGGAGCGAGGTGGTCGTCAGCCCGAAGCCGAAGTTCTCCACCAGGTCCTCGTCGGGCAGGGCGATCCAACGCCCCCCGCGCTTCAGCGCCATCTTGTATTCGTAGTCGGCGCCGAAGGCATAGGAGCCCTCAATGAAGTCACCGTGGGACTCGTACGTTTCCCGGCTCATCGCCATCGTCGAACCCACCTGGTCCTCCGCGACCTGGACCACCAGCCCGTCGCGCTCCTCGCGCCGTATGAGCATCTTCCGCCAGTCGCACGGGTCGTGCCAGTAGCGGAACAGGCCCAGCACCCCGATCTCCGGGAAGGTCTCCAGGATCGCGACTGCCTTCTCCAACCACTGCGGCCTGTACTCCAGGTCCGAGTCCAGCTTGAAGAGCCACTTGCCGTGGGCCGCGTGGAATCCCCGGTTGATGCTCGCGCCCACGCCCTGGTTCCTGCCCGCGTTCAGGACGAGCGTGCTCAGCTCTTTTGCTCCATACAGACGCATCAGGAACTCGACGTTCGCCGGGTCCATGGAGCCATCATCCACCACGATGAGCTCGTGCGGATATTCCGTGTTCCGTTTCAGGCTCGCAATGGTCTGGTGGAGGAACTGCGGCCGGTTGAAGCTCAGGACCACCAACGAAGCCAGGGGACAGTCCCCCACGCTCAGGTAGGGGATGCGCTCCTCCGTGTCGCTCAGGAACTTATTCTGCACGCCGCTCCCCCTCGATCTCCTTCGCCAGTTTCCTGACAATGGTGTCGGTCTCGTCCGTCTTCCCCACCATCCACATCGTGGTGTTCCCCTCCATCACCGTCGCCAGCTCCCCGAACACATCGTCGACCGCCCGCTTCGTGTCCATGAACCCACGGTCGGTCCCGTTCCAATAATCATGTCCGAGCAGCACCCCTCCCGGCTTCAGCTTGCCCCAATAGAGAGCGATGTCACGGCACAGATCGCCGTACGGTTGGTCCGCATCGTTGAAGATGAGGTCAACCGAAACGCCGTCGATCCTGTTGACCGTGTCCCTGTCGCCGATCCTCCCCTCTATCACTCTCACCGGGAGGCCGCCAGTATTGCCGCTGAATCCGAGGCCGAAGTTCAGGTCAACCGCGATCAGGGTGACGTGCCGTTCCACCGCCCTCGCCGCCTCCCCGACGCACATGACCGCTCCCCCGGCATAGGCCCCTAGCTCAAGGTAGGTCCCGCCCTCGGGGATCTCGCGGGCGAACTGGAACAAATGGTAGATGTCGAGTTCGGTCAGGAGCGCAGCCGCATGTATTCTCCGTAACGCCTCTTCTGTCAGCCCGATGTCGGGCATATCTTTGAGTGTCATTTCATCGCCATCATCGTCGTAAACAGTCCCTCCCCGCTGTGATAGTTCTGTACGTTTTCAAGTGACAAGTTTTACACAAAGTTATTCCATTATCAATATTCCAAAGCTCTTTACAGGCAATCGCTTGCTGACAAGTGGTTATCTTATTGGACGTGATAATTTCAGAAAAAGGTTTAATATGGTGAGCATTAAGGCTGCCGCTCTTAGAACTGCCACATTGTTGACAAGTAAAACCGTCTCTTGTAAAGACTTTTTTCCTCCACTGATCATATTCGTCGTTTCCCCTTATTTTCCCATATAACGGAGTAATTCCCCCGTGCCAATTAGGATTTTTTTCATTGGCATGCTTTCCCTTAGCAGAGAGACTCATTTTCTTTCTTGTTAATATATTATGGCGCTTTCCAAAAAATGGATTGTTCTTGCCTTTTGTAGCTTCCCTTATCTTTTTTCTTGCCTCTTCAGAATGGGAGTTACCAAACATGGGATTACGAATTCCCTTTTTCGCTTCGCTCATTCTTTGTTTGTGTTCTTCTGAAAAAGGTTTTCTCTTATAGCGTTTCCCCTTAAGTGCTTCGCTTATTTTCTTCCTAGTCTCCTTTGAATGCATATAACCAAATTTCTTTTTCCGTGCTTGTTGAGCTTTACTCATATTTTTTCTTGTTTGCTCTGAAAGTTTAACTCCAGTTCGCATTATACTCCACCGCTTCTTTTGTTCTTCTGTGTGTTTGTGCCCAAAAAATGGATTTTTTTCTCCAGAGAAAGTCAAAATAACGGTTCCTTTGTATTTATTTTTCTGCTTCTAAAGTAACAAAATTTCCATCTCCCATATGCGAATTGCTTACAACATCGAAGCGAGCTTTTATTCCGTATGCTTCTTTGTCCATTATATTTCCTTGACTTGACCAATAACTCCACAAATCGTTGTGTAAAACGCGTTTATGATCAGGGTTTACAAAAGCATACATAGAATTCCACCAAGGATTAATCATTTCAAAAATCCCTCGGTTCCGCAGCACCCGCCATATCTCCTCCATCGCGAAGATGAGGTCGCCGATATGCTCCATCAGGTGCGAGGCGAAGACGAAATCGACCGAACCGTCATGGAACGGGAGCCCCCGCTCGATGTCGGCCACCTCGTCGACCCCGGGATATTCATGGCGGTCGACGCCGATGAACGGTCCCGGGACGCCGCGCTTCCTCGACCCGCATCCCAGCTCCACCCGGACGCAGCTCGGGTGCCCGTTGTGGAGCGCGATACCCGGTCTCGTCAGGAGCGGGCGGGCTCCACCGGAGCGCTCGCTTTCGGACCGCAGGGCGAGTCCCCATTCGTTCGTCTCCTCGAACGCGCAGCGCAGGCCGAGTGCGGCCTTTTCCATCCCGGTCGCCCTCGCCATCGCCGAGAACAGCGCCGTGTCGAGCGATCCCCGCACCGACACCTTCCCTTCCGGTTTGAGCACGCGGTGGCATTCGTTGAGAAGGTGCGGCCAGTCGTCCAAGTAGTCGATCGCGTTATCGAGGACCACTTCGTCCATCGTGCCCGATGAGAGCGGGAAGCAGCGCGTGCCGATATCCCGGACCACCTGCACGTCGGGGCGCTCGTACCATGCCAGGGACAGCCCCTCCCCCCCGGGTTTGCCGTTGGGGCCGACTACACGCAACACGGTCTCGTTCATGCGCCTTCTCCCAGCGTCTTCTTCAGCATTCTCCAGATGCGCGAACGGTTCCTCCCCGCCCAATCCCAGATGCGGTCGACCGTCTCGATCGGGCCTATCTCCGGTTGCCAGAACTCGCTCACTTTCGTGATGTCCGTGTAGTAGGCGAGATGGTCCGCCTGCCGCCATTCGTGGTACGTGATGTCAAAGAGCGATCCCTCCAGGTCCACCAGGTGGTCGATGACGCCCTGGAGGCTTATCATCTTGTCCGGACCCCCGCCGACGTTGTAGACCTGCCCCCGGTGCCGGTCGATGTGCTCCAACTCCTCCAGGAACAGCCTCGCCAGGTCGCCCACGTAGAGCACGTCGCGGGTCTGTTTCCCGTCGCCGAAGATGTTCAGGTTGATGTGGAACATCTTGGCGTAGGCGAACCACGCGACCCATCCCTGCTCCTCCACGCCCATCTGGCGTTCGCCGGCGATGCAGCTCATCCGGTTCACGACCGTCGGCACCTCGTAGGTGTGCCAGTATTCCTGGCAGTAGCGATCACCGGTGTACTTGCTGCACCCGTAGGGGGAATATGCCGCTTTCCCGGCCGAATCCACGGGGAACCCCTCGGGGATGCCCCCACGGTACTCCCCGGTGAAAACTCGCCCGTTTTGGGCCATCTCCACCCCGATCTCGTTGACTTCGCAGGAATAGCACTTGTTGGTACTCGTAAATATCAACGGCAACAGTCCCCGCTCCCGCGCGAATTCCAGCACATTGAACGTGCCGAGCGCATTCACCTCGAAATCATAGCGCGGATTCCTCATCGATGTCGGGACGCCCGGTTGCGCCGCGGTGTGGATCACCGCATCGACTTCAGGGGCAGCCTCGAAGTCCGCCTGTTCCCGCACGTCCCCTTCAATAAAGAGAAAATTATTTTCAGCCTTGAACTCGTCAAGGTTGCTCCTGGAGCCGATCCGCACGAGGTTGTCAAACGCCACCACCTCGTGGCCGCGCCCCAATGCGTAGCGTGCCACGTTGCTCCCCACGAAGCCGCACCCCCCCGTGATGAGAATCTTCATCCGGTCCTCCAATCGTAAATGAATTTTTTGCCCCTGTGGATAAGGTGTAACCTAGCGTTACATGTTATCCACAAGTTATCCACAGGCAGCCTTTAGACTTCAATCAATTTATTTCTTGCTAAAACAATGTAAATCCGCTTCAATCCTACCTTACGTCTATTCTGAGGGAAAATGAGCTTCCCTAAGCCTGTGGATAAGGTGTAACGCTAGGTTACAGGTTATCCACAGGCGCGATCCCATCAGTACACCGGAGGCCGTTCCCCCCGGAGCAGCCGGGGTGCCACCCTATGCAGGCTCTCTGCCACGAGCGGACTGAGCGGACTGGTGACCAGGACGGGGCAGAGTCCGACCGCCTCCGCCGCCTGCAGGTCCCATGTCGAGTCCCCGACCACGTAGGACCGCGCCGGGTCGATATCCCATTTCACCATCGCCTCCACCAGCATGCCCGGGCTCGGCTTCCTCCGGTGGCTGAGGTCGCAGCAGCAGAACACGTCGTCGATCGTGGCCCCCCGTTTCGCCAGCTCCGTGACCATGTGGCGGTTCACCGCGTCCACCTGTTCCCTGGTGGCGATGCCGAGGTACGGGGCCAGCTGGTTCGTGACCACGATGACGAGGTACCCCTCCCGCTTGAGCGCGCGCATCGCGTCCGCGACCCCGGGGAGCAGCTCGAAGTCGTCCGGGTCCAGGAGGTACTTGTCGGGTTGCGGCCTGTCCTGGAACTTCGCCCCGCGCACCGGGCAGATGACCCCGTCCCGGTCCAGGAACACCGCCTTATTGTTGGGCACGGATCGCCTCCGCCTCCCTTGCGATGAGGTGGCAGCAGATGCTGTGCATGTCCTCGCACACGCCGTAGTCGTCCGATTCGATCGCGACCACGGTGTCGGACAACGGCGCGAGCAATCCCCTGCCGCTCCTCCCGAGCAGCGAGGCGATCGTGCCGGGGTAGGGGTCGTCCCCGCGCAGGGTCTCCTTCGGGCGCCGGCATTCCTTCGCCAGGTTCACCAGGTCGATCGAGTCCCCGGACACGCTGATGATGACCAGGGTGTCGTCCGAACCCATGCCGTGGTAGCGCGCCATCTCGCTGAACACGTAGGCGAACCCGATGTCGTTCCCCAGCGCCGTTATCAGCGCCGGGTTCGCGCACAGGCTGACCGCCCGGACCTGCGCCGACTTCATCAGGTCCACGGCGAAATGGTTCGCGGTCGCCGCCGAACCCCCGTTGCCCGCGATGTAGACGGTCGACGAGTAGACGGCGCGCTGCGCCAGCCTCCTTATCTCGTCCCGGGGGAACCTTCCGATGGCTCCGATGAGCTCGTTCAGGTATTCTTTCATCCCGCCCTCCCCGCATGCCAGTCGAACGACGGGAGGCCGTCCGGGTCCAGGCGCTCCTCGTCGGGGTCCTTGTAGTTGTAGAGCTTGTCGGGCACGTTCATGACCACCACGTCGTCGGTGAGTCCCATGAACCCGTGCCATATTCCCGGGGGCACATGGATCAGGAGCGGGTTCAGCACCCCCGCGAACCATTCCTCCACCCGCGCCCGCTCCGGTCGCTTGGGATCGAATTGCGCCACGGCCACCCGCGCCATGCCCGAGACCACCGCGATATTATCCGTCTGCTTCCGGTGCATGTGCCACGCCTTCACCGCGCCCCGGTACGCCGTGGTCACGTATGCCTGGCCGAACCCCACGAACTGGTCCCAATCGCACCGCAGCACCTCCATGAGACGACCGCGCGCGTCCGGTATCTGGCGCAGCGACTTGACCGTGACCCCCTCGATCGATGCCGGACGGGTCCCCAGGGTGACGTCCAGTTCGACTCTGTCCTTCGGCATCCCGTCAAGATGAATCATTTTTCCCATGATTCTCTCCTGTTATGTAGTCCCTGAGCGCGTCCTGCCACGGCCTCAGGGCATCCCCCGTCGCCCGTTCGTATTTCTCCGTCGAGAGCACCGAATAGCGCGGGCGCTCCGCCGGGCGGTCGAGGTCCCTCGTGGGGATCGCCTTGACCGTGACGCGCTTCCCGCTCAGGCGGATGATCTCCCTCGCGAACCCGCACCACGAGCACTCGCCCGCATTGCACACGTGGTAGGTGCCCGTCGCACCCAGCCCCAGGAGCGTGCGTGTCGCCGCCGCCAGGTCCGGGGCGTAGGTCGGGCATCCCCGCTGGTCGTCCACCACGTGCAGCTCCTTTTTGTACTCCGCCTGTTTCAGGATCGCCGCCACGAAGTTCACCCCGTGCTCCCCGAAGAGCCAGGAGGTGCGGATGGTAAGGTGCTTCGGGAGCCGCGCCACCGCGCGCTCTCCCATCCATTTCGTCCACCCGTACATCCCGATGGGCGAGGGCGTGTGGTTCTCCCGCATCGGCTTCCGTGCGCGCCCGTCGAAGACAAAGTCGGTGCTGTAGTACACCACCGGCACACCGATGGCCCGGGCCGCGAGGCACACGTTCCTCGTCGCCGCGACGTTCGCCTGGTACGCCGCCGTGGGCTGTTGCTCACAGGTATCGACCGCCGTCATTGCCGCCGCATGGATGACGAGGTCGGGCGCGAACCTGGCCAGCTCGTTCAGGAGCGTGCTGCCCATGCGCAGGTCGAGTCTCCTGAACTTCAACCCCATCGCCTGGCCCTCCCGCCTGTAGGAGAAGGGGAGGAGCTCGTAGGATCCCCTGAGCGCTCTCAAGAGCTCCGTGCCCAAGAGTCCCGACGCCCCCGTGACCGCGATCCTCTTGATCCTGTCACTCAACATACACCCTCGAACCTCCCCACTCGAACCGGAACGGGATCTCGCGCAGCGGGAACAGCGCCTTACGCACCTTGTCCCGGTTCACCCCCTCCACGAACAGGAGGAGGAACCCGTTCTGGCCCGCGCCGCAGATCTTGCCCGACAGCGCCCCGGCCCCGAGCGCCCGCTGGTACACCTCGTCTATCTCCGGGGTGCTCACCTCCGGGGATATCCGCTTCTTCAGTCCCCATTCCTCGCCCAGGAGCAATCCGAAATCAGAGAGCGTCTGGCAATGCTCCAGCACGTCCTTCATCTCATAGGCCAGGTCGCGCATCTCCCCGAGCGTCTCCCGCTCGCCCTCGAAGTCGTAGGTGGCAATGATCTCCTCCGAGCGCTTCGTCTTCCCGCCGAGGTAGACCAGCATGAGCGAGCGGTTGAGCTCATCCACCGTCTCCCGGTCCGCCCGCACCGGGATGACGTTGACCGACTCGTCGGGATGGAATTCGATCAGGTTCATGCCCCCGAACGCGGCCGCGTACTGGTCCTGTTTTCCGATGTTCCTTCCCAACCTCTCCATCTCCAGGCGGCACGCCGTCTCCGCGATCTCCTCCCGCGTCATCTCCTTGACGCAAAGGAGCGCCAGGGCGTTCACCAACCCCACCGCGTAGCTACACGAGGAACCGAGGCCCGACGCCTGCGGGATGTCGGCTAGGGACGACACATCCACGAAGCCGGGGGTGAACTCCAGCAGCGCCTCTCGGATGATGTCGTTCCTGATCTCCGGTACCCGCTGGACCGTCTCGACCTCCGAGTAGCTGCAGCGGTACCCGTCCTCGAACCTCCGGTTGACGAAGACGTACATGTAGCGGTTTATCGTCGCCGAGAGCACCGCCCCCGGCTCGGTCCGATAGAACGCTGGAATATCAGTCATTCCTCCTGCGAAGCTCACCCTAAACGGCGTTTTGCTTGTCAGCATGGTTTTCCCCCCATATATTCCCGGAACGCCTCAAGTTTCTCCTTCGTCCCGATATCCCAGAACGGACCTACTGGGTATGATTTTACCTGTCGCTCATGCGCCAACGCCGGAAGTAATGTTTTTGAGAGTGACCCGTCACCCTCGGGCAGAAATGGCAGAACTTCACGAGCCAAGACCCATACCCCCGCGTCGATGCAGAGTCCCCACGGAAACTCCGGGAGACGCATCACCAGGTCTCCGTCCTTCCGGTCCACCAGGCAGTTCGGGGCCGGGTCGGGTTCGTGCGCCGCCACCATCGCCAGCCGATTGCTCCGCTTCCATGTCCGCCACATGTCCCGGTAGTCCAGCTCCGTGTAGGTGTCGCCGTTGACCAGGAAGAACGGCTCCTCGTCGAGGCTATCCCATGCCGCCCTCAGCGCCATCAGCGTCTCCGTGTACTCCGTCCGGTGACTGTAGACGATGTCGACGCCGAACGCGGAGCCGTTCCCGAAGTAGTGCCTGATCTGGCTCCCGAGGTAGCACGTGCTCACGACGGCCCGGTCGATCCCCCCTTCCCTCAGCAGCCTCAGCACGTGTCCCAGGAACGGGATGCCCCGGACCTCCATCATCGGTTTGGGCCGCATCAGCGTCAGGGGCCTGAGCCGTCTTCCTTCCCCGCCCGCGAGTATCAGCGCCTGCATGTTCACCCCCTGGTGTCAATAGTCGTTCTCCCTCGCCAGATGCGTCCAATCGTAGAGCGTTTGGTCGAGCCCGGTCACGTTGTCCTCGTCGTCGAAGTGCACGGTGATAATCCAGAAGCCCACCGTCGGGAACAACCCCTTCGCCCGCAGGTACGGCGTCACCGCCTGGAAACACGGCACGAGAAATCCGTGAAAGCCGAGATAGGGCAGATAGAATGCCTGATGCAGGTGTCCGGAGAGGTACAGATGCGCCATCCCGGCCATGTCCTCGGGCGCATTGCGCGCGTGCAGGATGAAGTCCCCCACCGTGGCCTCGATCATCCGCTGCAGCCTCCAGCTCCGGGAATAGGGCACTCCGCCGCTCGGGTGTATCGTCTCCGCCGCGCAATTTTTGAATTCAATTCTGGCCCCGATATCACCCCGGTACACCAGGTCCTCCCTTTCCTTGCAGATCGCCTCCACGATGGTGTGTCCCGTCGCCTTCTTGTAGCTGAGGTCGTGGTTCCCGCTCACCATGTAGGTCTTGAACGGTGCCTTCGGGAAGTGCTCGATGACGTACGAGCGCTGCTCGTCCGCACCCTGGAGGAACAACTCGAACTCATGCCCCCGATACATGCGGATGCCGTCGGTCACATCCCCGCAGTGAATGGCGAAGTCGGCCTTCTCCCTCGTTGCCACCTCGTATGCGGTCCGCAGGAGCGTGGGCTGCTGGAAACGGGAACCGAAATGCGTATCGCTCACCAGTAGCACCTTAAGGTGACGGCGGAAGATGCGCTCCAATTTGAGCGGCTCGAATTTCCGTATCCGCGTCTTGTGGAGGGCCACCTGCTTCGTATCCCGGCCCAACTCCACGTCGTAGCCCTTGTCCCTCAACTCCTGCACGATTCTGACGACCGTCTCCTTCGAGCGGTCGAGGCGGCGCGAGAGCTCGCCCACGCTCAATGGGGCCCGGTTGAGCCATTGGAGCACCTTCTTCACCGGGTCGCCGATTACCTTCTTACACGGTATCCCCCGCTCCCTCATGTGCCGGCGGAGGCGATCGATCTTCCTCTCGACCCCGACCTGCGTGATCGTCTCGTCCGGGTACTCCCGCTGCAGAATGTCGGCGATCCGGTCGGGGGAATTGTCCGCCATGAGCTCGATCACGCGCTTCTCGCTCTCGGGATGCTCGCGCCATTTCATGCCACTCTCATCTCCTTAAAACGCCCCATTCTTTTCCTCTGTTCACTTTCCAATCCTCAGGATCGCGGTTGACCATGCGCTCGTAGTTCTTCCGCACGAGTTCGGGTTTCTGCACCTCCGGCGGGGGAGGAAAATGGTCAAGGTGGATCGCGATGATGTCCTCGGTCCGTTCCTCCTTGACCCCGTAGTTCCTGAGCCGGGTGAGCATATCGATGTCGTCGTAGCCGCCCGCGCCGCCCGCCAGGAACTCCTCGTCGTAGCCGCCGATGGCGAGCATGTGCCGCCGCATCACCCCTGCGATATGATGCGTCCCGCCGCGGGGGAAGTAAGTGATAGTGTCCGGGGGGCTGCAGTAGCCGTTCTGCCATTCGTGGATCAGCCCCCCCATCTCCAGGATTCTCCGCGGTTCCTCTAGGTTCTGCCGGGGCATGTCCCTCAGCGCCTCCTCGTAGACGCAATAGAGCGGGCTTCCGATGAGAATCCTGTCCTGGTTCGTCTCGTCCTCAAAGTAACGCCGCATGACGGCGATGTCGTCGGTCGGGTGGAGCACCTCCGGTTCCGTGAGCATGAGGATGTCGCCCGTGGCCAGCCTGATCCCGCAGTTCATCGCGTGCACGCAGATGTTCCATCCCGGCCGGTTGTTGAAATGATAGCTGATGTTCCCGTTCGGGTGCTCGCCCATGGCCCGCCTCGTGATGGCCTCCGTGGCGTCGTCCGACCCGTCGTCGATCACGATGATCTCATCCGCCCAATCGCTCTGGTTCAGGAGCGAGCGCAGCGCCCAATGGAGCAGGTGCCCCCGGTTGTAGCACGGCATTATCACCGATAGCGTCATGTGCGGATCACCCCCCATTCACGGCCCTGGTTCGCGACCGTCGGCTTGTCCGGGTCCTCGTGCAGCCGACGGTTGTATTCCCACACCTCGAAGCACCCGGTCCTCCCGTGCGCCAGATGGACCACCTGCATCGACGGGTCCGGGAGGCACGTGACCCCGTCCCGGGAGAGGCGCGATTGTAGATCGAGGTCTTCCCAGCCCCACCATTTCAGGAGCCTCTCGTCGTAGCCCCCTATCCGCATCACGTCCTCGCGCTTCACGCTGGCGCAATAGGTGGCGCAGACATGCCGGTTCACCGCCATCTCGTCGGCCTGCGGCTCGTAGCCGTCCTTCCATTCCTTCGCGTCCCATGCCCGCACGATCCGTTTCGGGTCCCGCAGGTCGGCGAGGCTGAGCATCTTCACCACCCCGCCGAAAACGAAATAGACCGTCCCTGTCGAGATGAACAGGCGCGTGTCGTCGCCATGGCGCAGGACGTGCTGCATCATGGTCTCGCCGATGTGCAGCACCTCCGGTTCGGTGAAGATCAGGAGATCACCCGCCGCCTGCCTGACCCCGATGTTCTTCGCCAGGCACCCGTTCGTGTAGCCGGGGTTCCTGTTGTAGATGTACCGTATCGTCGGCCACTTCTCCTTTGCCTCGCGGACGACCCTCTCCGTGTGGTCCGTGCTCCCGTCGTCGACCACAAGCACCTCATAAGGTTTGAATTTCTGCCCCATCACCGAATACAGTCCGTACTTCAGGTGCCCCGCCCGGTTGTATGTCGTGATGATGACCGACACTCTCATGGTATCTTCCCGTGTTTCCGGTCGATATATTCGATGTTCGCCCTGAGACTGACCTCGTTCGCCCTTTGATTCTTCCAATGCCACAGGTGCCAGCCGATGACCTCGTCGGTGAATATGAACGGGACCCCGGCCTCGTCGAGCGTCTGCCCCAAATCCGAGTCCTCCCCCCCATGGCGGATGAAATGTTCGTCGAAGCCCCCGACCTTCCCGAACCAATCTTCGGGGATGCGCGCGTTCCCCCCGAACAGCGCCCCTCCCGACCCGCGGATGAGCCGCTTCTCGCTCCCGTCCCCGTGCTCCTCCCGTATCCTCCGGTCCCGGTCGAAGAGCGACTGCCTGATGTCGGGGCCGACCAGCTGGTTCGCCGGGGGCGACTTGACGCTCGGGAGCGTGTTGCTGACCACCCGGTCGAACCGGTACGCCACATCCTCAACCGTGTAGTCGCAGGGGAGCAGGAAATCGTAGCGTCCGCAGATCACCGCCTGCGGGAACAGCGCCGCCAGCCTCATGTGCTCGCCCACCCAGTTCTCCTGCACAATGATGTCCGAGTCCAGGAACACCGGATCGCGCCCTTGCGCCAGCCTCACGCCCGCGTTTCTCGCCTGCCCCGCGCGGAAGCCCCTGTCCGGTTGCCAGCAGTAGCGCACGTTGAGCCCCTCGTCCGAGAAGCGGCGCACCAGGGACAGCGTGTCCTCGCTCGACCCGTCATCACAGATTGTGATCTCAAATTCTCCGTAATCCTGCCGGTGCAGGCAGAGCAGGCAACACTCCAGCTCCTTGGTCCGATTGTAGACCGGGATTATCACCGCCAGCCTCATCCCATCTTCTCCCTGAACCATCCGATGGTGTTCGCCAACCCATCCCGCAGGGGGATCGTCGGCCGCCAGCCGAACGCTTCGGTGATGGTGGTGATGTCCGGGCACCGCCTCCGGGGGTCCTCCTCCGGGGCCGGTCGCACCTCGATTCCGCTCCCCGAGCACGCCATCGTCCTGATGAGCTTCGCCAGGCGCATGATCGTGATCTCCTCCGGGTTACCCACGTTGAACGGCCCCATATCCGGGCCCTCCCTGAATCCGAGCATGAGCAGCGCCCGGACCGTGTCGTCGATGTAGCAGAAGCTCCTGGTCTGCCGGCCGGTGCCGTACACCGTGAGCGGCCGCTCCGTGAGCGCCTGAGTGATGAAGTTCGGGACCGCGCGCCCGTCGTCCGTCCTCATCCCGGGACCGTAGGTGTTGAACAACCGGGCGATCCTCGCGTTCAATCCCCGGTGGCGCACCCACGTCGACACCGTCGCCTCCCCGAAACGCTTGGCCTCATCGTACATCGCCCGGGGCCCGACCGGGTTCACGCTCCCGCAATAGCCCTCCGTCTGCGGGTGCACCTCGGGGTCCCCGTAGACCTCGCTCGTGGAGGCGAACACCAGACGGGCATTGTTCGCGTAGGCGATCCGGGCCATGCGTTCCGTGCCCACGCTCCCCACCTCCAGAGTCTCCAGCGGCAGGCGCACGTAATCCGCCGGGCTTGCGGGCGAGGCCAGGTGGTAGACCACACCGGCACCCTCGAAGTACGCGCCGGGCCGCACCTTCGCCACATCCTCCACCATGAGCTTGAGCCTGTGCCCCGACAGCTCCTTGTGGAACTCATCTATGAATCCCGCATCGCTGCTGGTGCAGAAGTTGTCGACCACGGTCACGCAGTCGCCCTTGTCCAACAGTGCCCTGACCAGGTGCCTCCCGATGAATCCGGCCCCGCCGCTCACCACGTCCATGAGGTCACCCCCCGTCCGTTCCAGCCAGTCCCCCATCCGCATCACCACCCGCGCCGCTGCCGGCTGAACTGAAGCAGCAGCCGCTCCATCCGCCCCCGGTCCAGGACGCTCAGCTTCTGGCGCAGCTCCGTCGAGAGCCGCTCCAGTTCCCTCAGTTGCGATTCGATGACCGCCTTCCGCGCCCCGGTCGGGGTTCCCTCGTTCGCCCCCCAGTAGCGCACCAGGATTTTCACGCACCCGTCGATCCGCTCGGCCAGCTCAAGGCACTCGCTCTCCAGTGCCACGTGGTCGGCTTCCCCCGCCCGCACTGGCGCCAAGTAGAAGAACAGCACGAGCAGGATTATCCCCACCGCTATCGCCATGGCGATGATGTCCTTATTCCGCATCGTCTTTCCTCCTCCGCGCCTGCGTATTGCTGTCGCGCACCGCCTTCAGGAGCGGGGCTCCGTAGCCGGTATCCTCAGCGCACATGATGAGCGCGCTCAGGTCCTTCGGGAAGCACCTGCCCCCGTAGCCGCGCTTCCCGTCCGGGCCGGGCACCTCGATGTTTTTCCCGATCCTCGGGTCCATGCGCAGCGCGTGCATGATGCCCCGGTAGCGTATCCCGTGGCGGCGGCATATCTCCTCGATCTCATTCGCGAGGGCGATCTGGCCCGCCAACATCGCGTTCGCGGCGTACTTCGTCACCTGCGCCGCTTTCAGGCTGGTGAACACGAACTGCGGCGCGTTCTCGTTCCCGTACGCCTGCACGTAGGCCGAGAGCACCGTCCGCCCCGCGTCCCGGTCGTCGGTCCCGACCACGACCCTCGCCGGGTGCTCCATGTCCTCGGTCGCTCTCGCCTGGCGCAGGAATTCGGGGTTGCACACGTAGCGGAACCCGTAAGCGTTGAGCACTCTGTCGAGTTCCGGGCCCATCGCCGTCGAGCGTATCGCGACCACGAGTTCGGAGGGTAGGCGACCCACCTCCGCCATTTCGTGCCGCAGCGCGGCCAACGAGGCGTCGATATGTTGGCAGCCGACCCCGCCGTCCTCCTTCCCGGGCGTGGACACGCAGACGAAAACTATGTCCGCTTCACGCGCGATCCAACGGAGATTATCCGTGTCCTCGAACTCCTTTCGGTACGGGTCGTAGCCCCGCACCTCGTGGGCGCGCTCCATGACGGCCTTCGTCGCTCCGCCCACCACGCCGACGCCGATGATCCCTATCTTCATCCGTCACCCCCTGTGCTTGATTCTATGTGCAAAATTAGCAAGCTATTTCCAAAATGGAAATCACTGGTTCCCCAAACTAAGGCTACAAACTAACATCGCAAGTTGTAGCCCAAATTAGTTTACTAGCAAATATCCGGAAATCGCCGCGTTCCATTTTATGCGCGGAAGATTGGAGGGTCTCCAATTATCGCACAATCCGCACGACAACATCCGCAGTGTTAGTGTGCGCAATGTATGTTTGACAACCGCGAAAAGACATTTCATGACCAAAATGTCGAAGAATATGTCCAATATCATTCACTTTGTCTCCTGCTCAGACAGCCAAATGACCGCCGCCGCCGCGTAGTTTATGATCCCCAGGCATTCCCCCCTTGCGTGGGAAAACTCGCCGCGTTTGGCCATCCCCTGGGCCTCCTGCGCCTTCTTCATGACCTGCCCTAGGGGGAACCCTGCGCCCACCATCCGCGTGATCTCCAGGATGGGCTGCCGCTCGAACGGGAGGCCGTTCGCGTGCCGTTCCCTGCCCTTGCCCTCGGATGCCTGGCCGAATGCGGCCATGAGCGCGTCGTGAAGTAACCGGTACCGGCTATCGATATCATTAGTCATAGTTGTTCGACCGCAACCGTCTCCCCGTTTCGTATCCGCTCCAGGGTCAACCCCTCCAGGTGCTTCGGGAGCGGATAGCGCCGTTTCCATTCCTCCAATTGCCCCACGTCCCAGTGCTCGACCCCGTCCTCTTCGATGATCCTCCGGTATCCCTCGCCGTGGTAGTAGCGCCTCACGTTGACTCCGTAGCGAGCGAATTCCTCGGCGAAGTACCACGTGCCCCGGAGGTTGAGCTGGGCGAAACCGAACACGTCGCGCTGATGCCTGCCCTTGTCGGCCCTGGTCTGCTTCAAGAACCCGTGCAGCATCGCGGTGAACCGTCCGATGTTCGTGAGAAACAGGGCCGGTTCCTTCGTGAGTTCGCGGTACCGTTCAATCTTCTCCGTCGTCCAATGGAGGTAGGGATGCGTCTTCACCCAGTAGGAATCTTCGGGGTAGTAGGACTCGTCCCACCGGTGCTCGCACCCGACCAGCGTGATCTCCTTCGCGCCCATGACCGCCGCGATCTGAAGCGCAGCGTGCACCGTGGTCCCGAAGCCGCCATAGCCGCATGTCTGTCCGTGCATGATGCGCCTGACATTGTAGGCCAGCTGCTCCCTGCGGTAGATGTTGATCTCCCACTTGAACAGCGTCGGGTAGTCGATGCACTTCCCCCATTGTTCCGGTCCCCAGCGCTCCGTCGGGTAGCCGATGATGCACCCCCGGAACCCCTCCGGGTCCTGGAGCATCTGCATCTCGCTGAACACCTGATGCCACCAGAGGCGGTAGGTCGCGTTCGGCAGCCCCCACGCGCTCCAGTTGACCGCGATCGTGGTCTTGTCGTCGAAGAACCCGGCCGGGAAATCATCCAGGCTCCTCCCGCTGCCAAGCACCCAGATCTCCTCGCCCTCGTGCCGGCCGCGCAACTCCTCGACAAACCTCATCCTCCCCCCAACCGCTTCCGCATGTAGAACTCCGCCAGTTCCAGATCATCCTTGGTATGCACGTCAACGGCCTCGCTGAACGGGACCAGCACGTAAGCAACCCGTTTCATCCCGCACCACGGGTAGGTGATGATGTAGGGACTGGCCGGGGTGTAAATAAACGGCATCACCTGGCGCCGGTTGGCATGGTTCGAGAAACCCGTCCTCACCAACCATTCGGGGTGCTCCGGATGATGTTGCCACAGGTATTGCGGGGCAACCGTCATCGCCCGGCACTCCTCGGCCACGTCGTCCCCGAAGTACCTCTCGACTACCCGGTCGAAGGTCTCGGCCCGCGTGAGCGGATAGTCGGCGGAGAAGCGCACGATGATGGTGGGCTCGAAGTCGAGTGCGTCCCTGATCTTGCCGTGGAGCACGTTGTACGGCTCCGCATTGGTGCTCACGTCGACCCGGGAGTCTGGGCGCTTCAGGTCGTCCACGGTCCTCCATGTCGGTTCCCGACACTGCTCCACGGTGCGCTCCATCAGGATCACCCTGTCCGAGAACGGGGCCAATACTTCCCTCGCGCTCTCCACTTCAGTCCAAACCAGGATTTTCTCCAGGTAGCTCGACCTGTACGCGGCGCGGATCGGCCAATAATACATCGGATAACCGCAAAGCGACCAACTGTTCTTGCCCCCCGAACTGGAAAAATGGTCGCGGAACCGTATCAACCCTACTATCCTGTTGGCCCTGATCCTGCGTTTAATCTTTGCGCCCAACGCGGCATTCCTCTCGTTCCGTTCCACCACATCCATCATGTCTTCACCGCCCCCATCGTGATCCCCCGCACGAAATACCGCTGGAACAGCACGAACACCACGCATGTCGGCGCCGTCACCAGCATCGCCCCTGCCATCGCTAGCCCGTACTCCGACAGCCCCCCGGGAAAGCTGCACACCGTCGCGACCGCCGTGGGCAGCACCCGCATCTCGTCGCTCCCCGTCGCCACCAGGGGCCAGAAGAAACTCCGCCAGGCCCACACGAAGTTGAATATCGCCAAGGCCGCGACCAGCGGCTTGCTCAACGGAAGGATCACCCGCGCGAACACCTGCAGCTCCGAGGCCCCGTCCGCCCTCGCGCTGTCGATGAGTTCGCTCGGGAGCGTGGACATGTACTGGCGCGCGAGGAAGATGTTCCCCGCCTGGCAGCAGAGCGGGAGGAACACCCCGGGGTAGGTGTCGTAGAGCCCCAGCCTGCTCATGGTCAGGAACAGCGGGATGAGCCTCGCGTAGAACGGGATCATCACCGTCGAGAGCAGCAGCCAGAAGAGCACATCCCTGCCCGGGAACCGCTTCTTGGCGAACGCATAGCCCGCCGCCAGCGCCGCGCCCACGCTTATCGCCGTGGTCGAACCCGCGACTATTACACTGTTCGCCGTCCAGCGCAGGAACGGGTAGTTCGCGGTCATGGCGCGGTAGTTCCGCAGCGTCACGTCGACCGGCCAGAAGTCGGGCGGGTACTTGGGCGACCAGCGGATCGGCTCGAAGGAGCCTATCGCCATCCAGTAGAGCGGGAACAGGAACAGGCCCGCCAGGAAGACAACCAGCACCAGGGGGATCACATTCATCAGTATTCCACCTTCCTATTCAGGTACCGGAACTGCAGGAACGCCACCGAGAGCACGATCAGGAACAGCACCACGGCCCGAGCGTTCGCCGCGCCCAGCTTCCCGTAGGCGAACCCCACCTGATAGATGCGATAGGTGATCGACGCGGTGGTGTACGCCGGGCCCCCAGCGGTCATCAGGAATATCGCCGCCCATATCTGGAAGATGCCGATCGTCGTCATCACGACCACGTAGGCGCTCACCGGGGCGATGAGCGGGAGGGTGACACCCACGAACCTTCTCCACGCGCCCGCCCCGTCGATGAGCGCGCTCTCGTGTATCTGCCTCGGCACCCCCGCCAGCGCCGAGAGGAACAGGATCACGTTCAACCCTACGATCCAGTTGACCACCACGGCCGATATCGCCAGCTTCGCCCATGCTGGATGACTGAGCCACATGACCGGCCCGAGGCCGGCGAGGCCCAGCACGTAGTTCACCGGTCCGCAGTTCTGGTTGAAGATCCAGAGCCACACGATGCTCATCACCACGCCCGAGGACACCGCCGGGAGGTAGAAGCAGCCCCTCAGCACCGAACGCGCCCTGTGGCCCAGGCGGTCGAGCACCAGGGCGACGCCGAGCGCCAGGCAGAAGTTCACCGGAACGATGATGCCGACATAGGTGAGCGTGTTCCTCAGCTCCAGCCAGAAGACCCTGTCCCGGAACAGCGCGGAGAAGTTCGCCAACCCCACGAAGCCGCGCGTCTGCACGTCCACCCAGGTGAGGCTCATCGCGATGGCCTCCGCCATCGGCTTGATCGCGAACACCGAGAAGAGGATGGTGGCCGGGACCACGAAGAGGTACCCCGACCACTCCTGCCGTGTCATGTCACTCCCACAACGCCGCCATGGACGCCTCGAAATCGTCCAGCGCCTCCCGCGGCCCCTTCAACCCCGCGAACACTTCCTGACGCAGCAGCGAGAAGAGGTCCCGTGCCTCCAGGTAGTGCTCCGAGACGATCCCCATGTCCGCCAAGCCGTACTCCCCCACCAGCCGCACGGTGCTCTCGTAGGCGTCGATCCCGACCCAGGGGTTGACCGACCTGCGCACCGGTAGACAATCGTAGGTGCGCACCCAGTACTCGGAGCGCTCCGCGCCGGTCATGTCCTGCACGAACGCGACCGCCGCGTTCCTCACCCCGTCGCTGTCCTGCCTGAACACGCAGAACCCGCTCGGGCCCGCGAACAGCCCCGGCGTCGGCGCCCCCGCCGCGTGCGGCTGCGTCACCACCCGGATGTCCTGCAGCTCCTTCGCCACCCCGCTCTCGAAGTTCTCGCGGTTGTACTCGGGCAGGGCAATCCTGGTCCCGGCGCACCCGAGCGCGATCCTCCCCTCGTTCCAGTACCCCGTGCATTCCTTCCCGCTCATCCCGGCCGCCCCGGCCGGGGCCCACCCGTTCGCCAGCACCTCCAGCATCCATTCCAGCGCGGCGATGCCCTCGCCGCAGTTCAGAGAAGTGTGGGCATAGTCCCCACTTTCGTAGAGATGCGCGCCGAAGCACTCGAAGACCTGGAGCATCCAGTAGTCGCCGCCGCGCCCCCCGGCGAACAGCACGGTCGGGTAGACACCGGGCACGGCGCTGATCTTCTCCGCCATCGCGTTCCATTGCGCCATGTCCCACTCGCCCCGGGGCAGCTCCACCCCCGCCCTGTCCAGTATCGTCTTGTTCGCGTCGTAGGTCTGGACCCACATGCGATGGGGGTAGCCGATCAGCTGCCCGTTGACCACGAAACTCTGGAGAATGTCCGGGTAGAAGTCGTCGATATCCTCCTGCGGCATCGTGCCCGCGAGGTCCTCCAGCAGGCCCATGTTGCCCCAGGCGCCGACCCTGCCGAGGTAGTCCCTCACCACGTCCGGGAGCCTCCCCGACGCGACCGCCAGGGTCATCTTGTCCGCCATGTTCTCGGTCGGAATCTCCTGCAGGCGTATCTTCACCTCCGGGTACGCCCTCATGTGCTCCGCCGCCATGTCCCGGTCCAGCACGTCCCCGTTCGGGGGCTGCTGCGGATGCCAGTACTCCACCTCGACCGCTGCGACTGGCAGTGCGAACACGGCGCACAGCAGCACGGCGGCCACCACGCTAATAGCTCTCATCCGTTTCCTCCTGTGTTATTTCCCTGTAGCCCTCCGGGTAGAAATAACGTCGTACCCGGATACCCCGTTCCCCCAAGAGCGACGCCAGCCACCACGTACCAATACGAGCCCCCTTCCAATGTTCATCCATTTCTTCAAATGTATGCTCCTTCCACTCTATTTTAGAACCGTCGAATTTCGTCCCGGTCGGACGGTGCACGATGACGCGCTCCTCGGTGCCGTCCTTCCGCGTCCTCGTCTCCACCCGTTCCTGGTTGTAGCGGCCCATACCCCGGACCTGCGAGTTGTTGCTGTCCCTGCCCACATGGTGCTCGCACCCGGCGAGCGTCACGTCGCGCGCGCCCAGGAGCACGGCCGCCTGGATCGCAGTGTGCGCCACCGTGTACCGGCTCCGGCACTGGTCCGTCCTGCCGTCCTCGACGAGCATGCGCACGCCCTCGGCGAATTCGTCCCGGTTCGATACGGCCTCCGTCCACCGCATCCATATCGGGACCTCGAACCCCCCGCCCCAGTCCTCCGGGCGCTTCACCAACTCGTGGGGGAGCGGGAGGATCGTCTTCCCGAGTATCTCCGGGTGCTCCTTCGCGTATTCCCTGTGCCCTCCCCACACGCTGTGGTACCAGTGGACGTAGGTGGTATTCGGGAACGCGATATGAGCCCAGTTCAGAGCGATGCTCACCTTCCCGCCGAAGAAGTCCTCCGGGAACGCCTCGATGGACGGGCCGCAGCCGATGACCCATATCTCCCGGCCCTTGTGGGCGTCCCTGAGGTCGTCGAGGTATCTCATATCCCCAGTTCCTCCCGCTTGTCGGGCGGCACGAAGAGGCCGTCGTCGTTGTACTCCATGTTGCTGTCGGGGTCCGCGATGACCCCGTATTTGACGTGTAAATCGTGATATTTTCGTTCGATATATTCAATGTTCCGCTTCACGCTCTCCTCGTTCTCCACCTGCCTGCGCGGGTGCCAGACGTGCCAACCGATGACCTCCTCCGAGAACACGGCCTCGGCCCCCATCTTCTGAAGCTTCCAGCCGAGGCAAGAATCTTCTCCGCCGTGGCCGCGTATCTCCGGGTCGAACCCGCCCGCCTCCATGAACAGCGCCTTCGGGATGAGGAGGTTGCCCCCGAACACGCCCAGGGCGAACGGCTTGCCCGCCTTCGAGGTCCGCGAGGGTTCGTCCCATTCCCTCGTCCTCTCGTCCTGGAAGCGCGGATCGACTCCGGGCAGCGGCCCCCCGGTCGCGGGGGCGATGAGGGGGAGCCGATTGCTCACCACCGCATCGAAGCGCTCGGCGATGTCCTCCTCGCGCACGTCCATCGGCATGAGCCAATCATAGCGCCCGCAGATGATCGCATTCGGCCACTTCCGGTGCAGGCGGTCGTGCGCGGCGAGCGCTCTCTCGTTCAATACCACGTCGGAATCGACGAAGACGAGCGCTTCCCCCTGCGCGTTATGGGCCGCCCACGTCTTCCGCGCGCCCGGGTTGCCCGTCCCGTCCATCCACCAGAGGTAGCGGATGTTGAGCGCGTCGGCATAGCGCGCCACCGTGGGGAGCGCGAAGTCCGATTCGCTCCCGTCAGCCACCAGCACCTCCCACCTGTCCGTGGGGAACGTCTGCTTCGCGAGCGCCATGAGGCTACATGCGAGGTTCCTGTTCCGATCCTTCACCGGAATTACGACCGTGTACTCGATCATTCTAGCTCCTTTGTCTCAAACGCCTGTGGATAACCTGTGGATAACATGTAACCTAGCGTTACACCTCACTCTCAATCCCTCAGTCCACATACGCCGACGCCGCGTAGGGGCCGTCCACGAAGCAGCTGGGCTCGAAACACTGCCCCGTCAGGCACTCCACCCCCGCCTGGCACCACTCGGCCGTCCTCCCCCACAACGAGGGGATGTCGATAAGGTGGCCCATGGGCGGGCGGTTGTGGCACACCGACACCTGCAGGTCCGTGTCGACCACCAGGGCCGAACGGTACGCCGAGCACGGGCGATGCTCCCCGGTCCCGAGGTAGCCCGGCAGCGCCTTCGTGAACGCATCAAGCGACTTGAGCTTCTTCGGAGTCGCCTCCATCGTCCTGCGCAGGAATGCCACTTTATCCGGGGTCCATTCCCCGAGCACTTTCCCGCCGAAATAGGTCCCGCTCACTCCCGCCCGGAGGCAGAAAGTGACGCCCATCCGCTCCACCAGCTCGACGAGGTAGGGCAGGTGCTCCACCGTGTCGGGATAGACCGTGACCGATATCCCCGCCTTCCCCGGCCAGATTCCATCGACGATCCTGACCGTTTCCACCGCGTCGGCGAATGCGCCCTTGATCCCCCTCAATTTGTCGTGTACCTCCTCGGGGCCATCAACCGACACACGCACCAGGAAATTGCCCGTCAGATTCCGGCTCACGGTGAGCCAGATTTCCTCCTGATTCCTGGGAATAGAGCCGTTGGTGACGATGCCTATCTCCGCCCCCTTCCACCGGTCCGCGCACACCGCGATGAGGTTCACCAGCTCCCGGTCCATGAGCACGGGCTCGCCGCCGAAGATGGCGACGTTCACGATGTTGGAGTAGAAGTCGTGCCCCACGCCGCGGCAGAATTCTCTCGGTTGGATATCGGGCTTGGCCCGCTGCCTCCAGATGTCGCAGTGCCGGCAGCGGTAGTTGCAGCGCCACGTGGCCGCCACCGCCATCCAGAACGGCGTGAGCACGTGTACTTTACGCCGGTGTATCCAGAGCTGCCGGAAGCGCTCCTTGTTCTCGATCTCGTGCAGGAAGCGCCCCTCGGAGCCGGAATGATGGTGCCTGACCACCGCCGTGGGGCAGTAGTAGATGCGGGCCCCGTGCTCGCGGGCCGTGAGGCAGAACGAGGAATCCTCCCATCCGTTCAGGAACTTCTCGTCGAAGCCGCCGAGTTCCAGGAACAGCTCCCGCTCCACCAGCATGCATGCCGCCGTGACCGCGTCCACCTCCTGCGCCCGGTCGCATTCGGGATCGTGAAGCGCGCGTCCGGTCCCGAATTCGTAGGGATAACCCGACGCCATGAAGCGGATGCCCGCATGCTGGATCACCTTCCCGTCCATGAACACCAGCTTCGCCCCGACGATCTGCGGGGCGATCATCTCCCCCGTCGCTCTCAGCATCTCCTCCAAGAACCCGGGCTGGGGCTCGGTGTCGTTGTTCAGGAACAGGACCCACTCGCTCTCGACCGACCTCGCCCCATCGTTGCACGACTTCGAGAAGCCCAGGTTGGCGCCGCCGTGACTGACGTAGTTGACCTCGGGGTGGGCCGCCGCCCACTTGTCCGTGGCGTCGCGCGAGCCGTCGTCGACGAGCGTCATCACCCAATCGATATCCCTGATCGATTCGTTCAGCGCCCGCCATAGCGGATCGAGGAACCTGATCCCGTTGTACGTCGGCACCACGATGTTGACCTTACGCATCCGCATCCTCCCCGATGAACTCCCCCGCCCACAGGTCGACCGTGAGCATCGCCCTCCGCGGCGCGTCCTCCCGAAACGGCTCCCCGATGTACTCGATCGCCCGTATCCTCTCCGCCGGGACGAACTCCCGAACCAACTTCGCCCACCATCCCTTCGTGTGGCAGGAGACGTGCGTGGGGTCCTGAGGTTCGTCCGGGAACGCCTGGGCGATGCTCCCGTATTCCCGGTCGAAGACGGTGAGGTTGTGGACCACGCGCCGCCTCCCCACGCGCAGGCTCTCCCCCAGGCAGGCCACGATCTCGGCCTCGTCTAGGTGCTCCATGAAATCCCAGCTCCACACAAGATCGAAATAGGAATCAGGAAGATTGGAAAGGTCCGCCGCCGACTGCCGGTGGAGGAATTGGCAGATGTCGGGGTGGGAACAGGAGAGCGCGTACCCGCTGATGTCGACGCCGTACGCCTCGACGCCGACCATGCGCAGGGCCTGCACCAGGAACCCCTTGGCGCAACCGAGCTCCAGGAACGTACCCAGGGGCGAGTAGCGCTTGGCGAGGGTGCGCGCGGTCCCGAGGAAGCCGTCGCTCCAGAAGGTGAGCCCGTAGCCCTTGCGGTGGTCGTAGCGGAGGTCGGAGTATCCGCGCGGATCGGCGAGCCCGTCGAAATAGTCAGCGTCACACCACCTGCCCACGTCCCTCGGCCGCTTGGCCCGCTGCGCCGATCCGGGTATGAATGCCGGCATGCTGTCTCCTTATGTCAAGTATGCTGCAATTCCCATCCCATGAAACCCTGTATAGACAAGGGTTTCAGAATCACATTTCCCTTGTGGTTCCGATCTTGCCGCAAAAATCGCCAAAATCGCTGAAACGCAGGACTGGCTTGACAAAAAAATCGCGAATAAGGCCACTGAAAATACCATATAATATGATAGTATTGCACTATACGATATCGGCGCTATTTGGTGCCCCAACGCGAGTCTTATTTTCCGCCCCTATGTGTTCGTCGAGATGAACTTCTTGGTTTTGTCCCGGAACACGCTCCACTCGCCTTCGATCGACGACGCGAATTTGTGGAGCACGTCCTCCTCCTCCTCGGAGCCGATCGGCACGATGGCCCCCAGGAACGGCTCGGCCACGTCCAGCTCCGAACCGACATCGGGATCGCCGTTGGCGTCGAACCCGGAATACACCTGAATCCCGCTCTCCCCGCTCACCGTCGCCGACTCGATTGTGCGCTTGACCAGCTGCGGAAGGTGCTGCTGGTGCGCATGGTCCTGGCAGTAGACCATGATGTCGAAGGAGAAGGTGATGTCCCTGGACTCGTACCCGGTCACGTCGGGCTGGGAGGCGAACTCGTCGCCCGTGTGGTAGTGGCGCACGAGGATGAACGGCAGCGTCTGGTTCGAGAGGTTGAATCCCGGATGGGTCCACCACATCCGGTCCGCGAAGTCCGAGTTCAGACCCGCCGCCTGCCGCAGGAAATAGACGAGACTCTGGAAGAAGGCCTCCGAAAGGTTATTCACCGTCGCCATGGTTGCCCCCCTGGCAGTGGCGCGCCGCGCGCATCAGCGACGGCCACGTCCCCGCGTCGCTCCAGAATCCATCAAGTATCCGGTAGGTGAGCAGGCCGCGCGCGAGGTAGTCGTTGTTCGTGTCGCTTATCTCCAGCTCCCCCCGCTCGGAGTACGTCTGGGACGAGAGCGTGTCGAACACCCCGCAATCGTAGAAATAGAGGCCCGTGATCGCCAGGTCGCTCTCCGGGAGCGCCGGCTTCTCCTTTATCCCCACCACCTGGTCCCCGTGCACCGTCGCCACCCCGAAGCGGCTGGGGTCAGGAACCTTCTTCAGGAACACTTTCGCCTGGCCCGCCGCCCCGTCGAACTCGAACGCGCGCGCGTCCTCGGCGAACGTGTCCTCGAAGATATTATCGCCCAGGATGACGGCCACGTTGTCCGTGTCCACGAACGCCCTGGCCAGCAGCAGCGCCTCCGCGATCCCGCCCGCCTGATCCTGGATGCGGTAGGTGAACTCGGCGCCGAACTCCCGTCCGCTCCCGAGCGTCTCCATCACCGCGCCCATGTGCTCCCGGCCCGTGATGACCATGATTTCGGCAATGCCCGCGCCCACCAGGGTCGAGACCGGGTAGTAGACCATCGGCCGGTCGTACACCGGCAACAAGTGCTTGTTCGTCACCCTCGTGCACGGCATGAGCCTGGTGCCGACGCCCCCCGCAAGCAGCACTCCCTTCATTTCGATCGCCTCCAGCTCCTCATCGGCCCGAGATCGACGGGCTCGCCCATATCCATGACGACCAGCCCGTTGTCGCATTGTGCCCAGAGCCCGTACCGGTGACCGGGGACGAACCCTCCCGGAAGGTCAGCGGAACGAAGACATACCACGCTTCCGTTGTCGTACAGCTTCCGATAATACTCATCCCGCTTCTTGGTGCTGAATTGCGCCATGATCTGCTTCCCCCTGCGGCTCAGCTTGCACCATTGCATAAGAGCGGCATCATGACCCTTGTATCTTCGTTTACGCAATCTTTGGGTGAAGTACAGCGTCACCTTCCCGGTGCGGGTCACCGAAAGGGTGACGTCGTGGTTCTCCGCCGACCTATTGTTGATCGGTATCGGTTCCCATTCATCCATCGAAGCATTCCTCCCGGTCGATATTTGCCAACGGCTCCCACCAGTCCCGATTGTCCCGGTACCACCCGACCGTCTCCCGCAGGCTCACCTTGAAATCCCAGTCGAACGCGAAGCCCGTGCTCAGGAGTTTCGTGTTGTCCAGGCAATAGCGGCGGTCGTGCCCGGGGCGATCCCGCGTGAACTCGGTGCACCTGTTCACGTTCACCCCCACCTCGTCGGCCAGGAACCTGATGATGTCGATGTTGGCCGTCGTCTCCCCCGATCCGATGTTGTAGACCTCCCCGGGGATGCCCACGTCCATGAGGTGGAGGATCGCGCGCGCGTTCTCCGAGACCGGAATCCAGTCCCGGCGCTGCCTCCCGTCGCCGTAGACCGGGACGGTCCGCCCCTCCACCATCCGGGTGATCGCCTTCGGGATGAGCTTCTCCGGATGCTGAAAAGGGCCGAAGTTGTTGGAGGAGCGGGTGATGATGTAATCCAGGCCGAACGTGCGTCCGTACGCCATCACGAGAAGGTCGGCCGCCGCCTTCGAGGCCGAGTAGGGCGAGGACGGGTGCAGGCGGTCCTCCTCGAAGGACGCCTCCAGGCCCACGTCGCCGTAGACCTCATCGGTCGACACCTGAAGCAGCCTCGGGCGCTCGGCTCCCGGGAGGGAAAGCATCCAGTCCATGAGCCGCTGCGCGCCCACCACGTTCGAGCGGGTGAAAGCGTCGCTCCCCATCACGCTCCGGTCCACGTGGCTCTCGGCGGCGAAGTTGACCACCCAATCAAACGGCTGCGAGCTCCCGAAGGGGGCGTGTTCCAACCCCTTGCCCGGAAGCTCGCAGATGTCCCTCACCACCAGGCTGTACCGCGCCTGCGGGTACCCGTCCCGGATGCGCTCGCTGTTCCGCGGGTTGCCCGCATAGGTGAGCGCGTCGAGGTTGACCACCTCGCAGCCCGGCTCCTCGTCCAGCAGCGCCATGATGAAATTCGTCCCGATGAACCCGCATCCCCCGGTCACGAGGACCTTCATGCTACCCTCCCAGTATCTTCGTCTGCGTCAGCACTAATAGCGCGGTCGCCAGCTCGCCGATGATGGTGGCCAGCACCAGGTAGACGGTGCGCCGCGAATCCTTCTTCGTCTGCGACAGCTCCCGCCTGATCTCCCCCATCTCCGCCACCATCTTCTCCTGATCGTCCCGCATGTGCTGAAGCTCATTCGCCACCATCTGCTTCAGCAACGAGGTGATCGTGGTGAACTGCTCCTTTATGCCCCTCAGTATCGCGCGCGTTTCCCGTCCGTATGCGCATCCGTCAGGTTCCGAGGTCTCCGAGGTCATGGATCGAAACACCCCCTTGCCATTGTTCGTCGAATATCGCCCGAAGCGTGGCCGCCGTCATCGCCTTCAGTTTCGGCTCCATGTGTTTGATCGCCTTGTGGATGAAATGGTCCTTGCCGTTCGGATTCGTGTATTCCTGCCTCCTGCAGTAGGGGAGCGCCGAGGCGATGGCCCGCTCCATGGGCCTGAACGAGAGCTTCTCGCCCGAAACTATAGGCACCGCCCTGCCCTCGTAGGTCGGGTGCTCCCAGTGCTCCCTGGCCGCAAGGGACTTCTGCAGCGTCCCCGTCAGCACCGGGCACCGGTCGCGGTCGCGAGCGTAGTCGGCGCCCTCCACCGCGCACCGTTCGACCACCTTATCCAATGCCCGGATGATCGGACCAGGGTCGGCGATCCTGACCGCCCGGTCCCAGTTGAACAGTTCGCTCATGATGCCACCTACGACGTCCCCGGTTCAGTGTGGACGACCCTGAACTGCTCGCGCCCGATCGAGGTGAGCGTCCCGACCGCCGCTTCCCACTCGACCTTCCATATCCCCAACGATTTCGAGGTGGTGACGGTGTAATCGTAGTAGTAGACCCCCGTCGTGCTGCGCGTCCCTAGCTGATAATCGAGCTGTTTCGTCCCCGAAGGGTCAACCACCGTGCAATACGCCTTGTTGTCGATCGGGTCCGTCGCCGTACCCGATGTGTTCTCGAACGTCACCTTGAACCGTATCGTCGAACCGCGCTCGAATGATCTCAAATGAACTCGACCTCCGCGTCAGCCTCTTCGTTCTCCGTGGCCGCCCTCGCGGTCAGGAGTTCGGTCTCCGCCTCAGCCCCCTTGTTCTCCAGGGACGCGGCGGCGGACAAGAAGGAGATCCCCGCCTCCGCCTCCAGCAGGGAGAGGTACGCCCTGACGAATATGTAGCTCAGCCCGCTGGCCGACTCGCCGATCGTGAGCGCGTCCGAGACCGAGACCTCGTAATATCCCAGCGCCCCTAGCGCGCTCTCCCCGATCGTGAGCGCGTCCGACACCCCGAGGAAATAGGCGGTGATATAGGCATCTACGCTTTCGCTGACGGTGACCGTATCGGAAACGCTGATCCCGGCCCCAACGGACGCGGATGCGGTATCGCCCAGGGCAAGCCCGTCCGAGACACCAGTGAGCGCATGGAGACACCCCCCCACTCTCTCACCGAGCGTGAGGCCATCCGATATGGACACGCTACGCGATGACGGTGCCGCAATATCGGCCGATGACGACTCCCCGATCGCAATCCCGTCGGAGACACTGATTCCAAGCGCACCCGTCCCGCGGTTCAGGGATTCTCCCATCGCTACACTGTCGGAGACGGAAATCCCAAGCGCACCCGCCCCCCGGTCAATCGATTCCCCTACAGTGGTGCCGTCGGAGACCGAGACAACTCTCACAGTAGCCGACTGCACATCCGCTACCGACGAATCCGCCACTGCCAAACCGTCGGAAACGCTGATCCCGGCGGTGTTCATGCCGAGCACCGCCGCCTCGCCCACGGTCAGGCCGTCGGAGGTGGGGATGGAGATCAATCCGGCGAGTTGCGCGGCCGGGGAATCCGCAATCGTCAATCCATCGGAAACGCCGACCTCCGCCGTCGACACTCCTGAGTCCACGGCCTCACCGAGCGTGAGACCGTCGGATACCGAGACCAGGGAAACGAGCGTGGAGACAAGGGATTCCGCCAGGGTGAGACCGTCGGAGACTTCAATGAATGATATAAGGACGGTCGAGACCGCCTCCCCCAACGCAAGGCCGTCCGACAGGCTCTGCCCCGGGACGCCCGCCACCGACGAGACCGATTCGCCAAGCGTGAGGCCATCGGAGATGGAGACCACAAGGTCCCCCGTCCCTAAGGCAACGGACTCTCCGACGGTTACCCCGCCCGAAACCGAAGCGTTGAACTTGGCAATAGCAGAAACAGATTCCGCCGCAGTCAGGCCGTCGGAGACCTCAATGAGGGGAATGAGCGTGGAGGAGAGGGATTCGCCGACAGCCAAGCCGTCGTCGACGTCGGCCCCCATGGTGGAGAGCGACAGGACCGCCGATTCACCTACGGTCAAACCGTCGCTTGCGCTCCCCTTGCCCGCCGAGATACCGGCTGCGACCGCCTCGCCAATCGTAAGCCCATCCGACACCGGCACGGGGGGCAAAAGCCTGCTGACGACAGCCTCCCCTACCGCAGCCCCATCGGACACGTTGACATGAGAAGCAAGTCTGACAACGGTGGACTCCCCTACGGTCAAGTCGTCGCTGGTCGAAACACCGGGAAGCCCCTGCTTCAGGACTACCGATTCCGATACGGAGATGCTCATGGCGTCTCAGCCCCTCAGTTCTTCATCGCAACCGCTATCCGCTCGCGTATGCCGACCCCGTCCCTGGCCAGGGGCGCGACCCCGAGGCCCATCCTCACCCGCTCACCCACGGCCTGGCTGTCGGAGACCGGGGGCAGGCCCCACCATTCCAGGGTGTCCTTCCCCAGGAGCTCCCGGACGTCCGCGAGCACCTCCTTAGCCTTCCGCTCCGAAAGGGCGGCGATATCGGCGAGGTTGCGGGCGTTGACCCGGACATGGTACTCGAAATCGAGCACCTCGCCCCCGGAGGGACCGCGCGGAGGCATCCCCGAACGCATGACCCTCCTCAAGCACGCGAGGGCCAGGATCGCCCTCAGCCTCTCATCCATGCGTGGCCTCCCTGCGCGTGAACTCCTTCTCCTCCCCGAACGCGGGGTACTGCACCCCGCTCCAGTCGATATGGCGGCAGAACACGTTGGTGTCGATGAGGAACGGGTACTTCCTGCGCTGGTACTGGGGCCACCCGGCCTTCCTGAAGATGCCGTCCCTCATCACCCGGGTGCACCACCACAGGTCCTCGGTCCCCCCGCTGGTGTTGAACGTGTTCGTGTCCGGGTCGAACCACGCGTCGCGCGGGCTGGTGAACACCCTGCGCACCTTTATACCCGGCTTCACCTCGTACTCCTCGCTCTCATCGTACATGGTCCTGATGATCGACCGGTGGATCACCGTACAACCCATCGGGATGCCGTCGACCCACACCAGGTCCCCAAGTTTCCACCGGTTGTAGAACCCGTTGCCCCTGCCCCGGTAGACCAGCGGCTCCGACGGCCGGCTCTTGGTGAAGTAGAGCCCGCACCATACGGGTATGTCACCCTCTAACATCCTCCGGTTCCACTGCACGATGGTGGTCGGGTGGAGCACCACGTCGTGGTCGACGAAGAACAGCCACTCGAACTCCTGCTCCAGGAACGACTGGCAGACGATGTTCCTCGCGTCCGCCACCAAAGACCGGTAGGGGGCCTCGGTCCGCACGAACTCGTACATCTCCACCTGGCTCCAGTTGCACGGGATCACCTGATGGTACCTCCCGTGCACCCACTCTATCCTCACCAGTCCCGTCACCGGGGTCGCGACCATGAACCGCTTCGTTACCTGCTGCCTCTGGATCGGATCAGGGTTCGGCATGCGACACCTCCACCGTTGCCTCCACCACTTCCCCCGCGACCTTCTCCAGCACCGCCTCGATGTTCCCGTTCACGTGCCACACGGGGAAGCCCTTCAGTATCTTCCACGGCTTGGGACGGTAAACCTGCCAGAACGGGAAGCTCGGGTCGAAATAAGTGAAGGTCGACTCGTTGAACCCGTTGCAGTGCGTCGGGTCCTGCCAGAACCCGTGGCTCCCCGCGTAGGGGGTCGAGATCGCCAGCCTCCCCTCCGGCTTCGCGATCCTCCACAGTTCGTTCATCACGTCGACGGTGAGCCACGGCTTGATATGCTCCATGATGTGACTCGCCACGATCGTCAGACAGCATCCGTCCGGGAGGGGATACGGGAACATTTCCATGTCGTGCACGATATCGGCTCCGACGTCCGGGTCCTTGTCCATCCCGACGAAGTTCGTCCGGGAGATCCTCCCACACCCCACGTCGAGCTGTATGCCCCGTTTGTTCCTGAGTAGCTTGCCAATCTCGGTCGTCACGTTCGCTCCTTTCACCAGTTCCCGGGCCCGTCAACATCCCCCGCCGGCCTACGTGAAGGTTATGTCATAGGTGACGTTGACATCCTGGTTCGTCGCGCACGAACTTGATGCAAACGTGTTTCCGGCAAAAATTGTCGCATCCGTGGTCGTCGCGTCGAACAGGCCGATGTTCGCGATGTTCTCGGTCGCCGTCACGAAACTGTCGGACGATCCCAGGGTGGCGGTGAACCGCTCCGCCGTCGACCCGTTGCTCGCCGCCGTGACCGCCTTCCGCAGAGGCACGTTGTCGGTGCCCGAGCACTCGCTCTCCAGAGTGGTCCCCGCAGCCGCAGGCTCCGAACCCTCGCCCAGGGAGACATAATGCACATACTTCGACCCCACCTCGGACCCGAGCGCCATGCACAGGTACTGACGCTTACCGAGGTTCGTCACCGTGTTCGGCCCCGTCCACCCGGAATCCCCCGCAATGATCCCGTCGCTGTTCCTGATCATCACCCGGGAGAAACCCTTGATCTTGACGAGGCTCTCCGATCCCTTTTTCGACATGATCATCAACTCCTCGAACCGCTTTTCTGGTATTAGTCCCTAGGCCACCGCCTCGCCCACTTCACCGCATTCCGACACACTTATCTCCAGCGTCTCTGGTCCAGCTGACGGCTGTGCGGTCGATCCCCAGATATAGAGGTCGAGCGCCCATGCTTCGCTATTCCACTCGATAACCTGCGATCCATCCGTTTCTACCCAACCATAGGTATGCTGGCTTACATCATCCGTGTTGTCGATCTCTGTCCCGTTCTTCCTGATACCAGCATAATCTGCTGATCCATAATACAAGTGGAAAAATGCCCCATCATGGCCGGTATCAATGATAGCGGAAAGGTCCTCGTCCTCCCAGGCACTAAGCTCGGACACAGTACACAACGTGGCATTCGTAATTGCCGTGAAATTGTCGGTCAGCCAGCACAGAAGATAAATCTCCATGTTGACTTCATCTTCAATTTTACATTCAACAATCTCACTTCCGTCACAGGCCATCATGCCCGCATCATGCCACCCGTGATACCCGTCATAACGATCATCGCTAGAGCCGTTTTGCCGGAAGCCGATATCATCCCCGGTTGGCATCACGTCGAAAAACGCACATACCGCCGTGTCATCACCGGTATCGGACGATATATCAATATCCACCCAATCGCCAGAAGAATCGGGAGTCACGTCCGTGCCGTTTGTCAGTGCCCCCGCTTCGTCATCCGTGGCGTAGGCGACCAGAAAGACATCGATAAAGGCATTTTCCAGCTTGATTTCTAGGATGTCATCGTCATCAACCGCTACGGCCATATACGTATGGCTGTATTTGTACACGCTGGAATAACGATCATCGGTGGAACCGTTGCAGCGAGCTCCCCAGAACTCGTTCTGGTTAGTCTTGCTGACGATCTCCAGGACTACGAATGCGGTGTTCCCGGCATCGACATAGGCGCTGACATCAACGTCCTGCCATGACCCGGTCGTACCCGGTGAGATTTCAACTCGCGTGACCGGAACCATCGTCTACCGCTCCCGGCTGATATCGGGTACTGTGATTTCGATCCCTTCTGCCTTCAGGGCTGCTATTTTCGTCGCTGCCTCATCTGATCGCGTGCCAACCAATGCGCCGGTCTCGTCCCGGATTTCGTTGTATTTCTCCTCCGGGATACGGTCTTTTGCGGGCAGTGCCTGATTCTCCTCATGGAACACCCGCGTGTGATGCTCGAAAATCAGCCCGTGCAGTGTATCAAAGAGCACTTTCGATTCCTTCGGCGTCGCCTGAACGTCGAAGCTCTGCCAGGGACATGACTGGCCGTGTCGCCAATAGTCGTAGTAGGCCCGTGTAAGCGAGTCGTGCAATTCGTTGATCATCGGATCAACCTTCTTCCGCAAATCCGCGAATTGCACCCGGTCGAAATTGCGCACAGGCGGTGTCCATGCCATCGCTATGTCTCCTTGCTGCAAAACAGCTGCTTGCGGGAGTACATCTCCCCGAGTCCCTTGTTGTAGTGCCTCGCCACCCGGTAGGTCTCGCCGCCGTACACCACTTGGCGCACGTCGTCGAGGTCAAGGCCGTCGGCGTCCTCGAAGGTGCAGATGATATCGCCCTGGCTCAGGATGCCGGAGGGCACGACCTCGCGCTCGTCGCCTTTCATCACCTCGACCACCGGCTCCACGTACTCCCGTTCCTCCGAGTAGTCCTCCTCCCCGGTGAACGGGTCGCTCTCCGACACGCCCAACCGGTGGATGAGGTAGAAGCTCCCGGGGGCGCAGCGCCGGGCCGACTGTATCCCGCGCTCGCTCTCCCTGATGAAGTCCCTGTCCCTCTCGCTTAGCATCGCCATCAGTCCTGGAGGAGACCGTAGGTGTCGGTCTCGTCCCCGTAGATCTCCGAACGCTGGAGCCCGATGGCAATGTCGCCCGTCTGCTCCCTGGCCGCCTGCGCCTCGAACATCTCCGCCATCTTCCGGAAGTGCTCGGCGTTCTGGGTCTTGTCGACCTTCTCGTCCCCGCTCCAGTACGCGAACCACCGGCTCGCCTCGACCGCGAGCGCCCGGCAGCAGTGCGCCGCCGCCAAATTGAGGTCGTTCCCGTAGTCGGAGAGCACCTGGTCGATCTCGTCGTCGGAAAAGGCATTGTACTCGTACTTGCCCGCGACCAGGACCTGCCCCAGGGTCGGGGCCGTCGCCATCGTCACCAGGCCCGTATCGTTGTTGATGGTGTAGTCGGAGTCCCTGGTCTGGACCACATCGTCCAGGGTGATGGCCTCCGTGGTGGAGCGGACCGGGCATAGCGACAGGGTGAAATGCGTGGCGTGCCCGTCGCCGACCCCGAACTTGTCGGAGACCTTCACCTTGTCCCGGTCCCCCAGCATCATCCTCAACTTCTCTCTGTTCGTCATGTCAGGCACACCTGGATATGATAGTGGTCCATCACGCTCACCTCATAGTCGATGCCCGCGATCCTCGACGCCTCGCCCCTGGTGATAAGCTCCCACGCGATCCGGTGGCCGAGGGCGACGAGATGCTTGAGCTCCCTGCGTGTGTATTCTTCCCTCGGGCGGTGCCACCGACTCCCCGACCCGACCACCAGCAGCCTTCTCTTGTAGCCCCGGTCGTGGAGGTCGCGGCAGACGACGATCCCGCTCCGCTCCTCCAGGTACCATTCCGTGAGCCGCTCCAATGGGCAGAACGGACACCCGTTCATCGCGACCCCCGTCGAATATGGCATGGGGCCGGGGTCTTTGGCCCTAGCCCCGAAGGGTGCTATTCCTTCTTCACTCCCATGTCCTCCAACACCTTGACGACAATCGCACGAATCGCATCCTGGAACACCGGGTTGCTCGCCAACGTTCCGACGATGTTGGTGTGGAATGCCGAGGCCTCGTCCAGGTTCCACCAGCGGTCGATCGATAGCTCCGACGCCCTCTGGTTCATCTTCGCGACCATGTTCGTGGTCTCCAACTCGTTCCGTTCGCGCGCGATCGCGAGCAGTTCGCGCTGGTGCCGCTCCTCTTCCCTGTTCTGCGTCGACGTCCGCTCGTCCTGGATGGCCGCCGATTCCATCCTCTGCCAGAGGAACCTGGTTTGATTCCTCGCATCAAGGTTCCCCGCCAAGTACTCGTCGTTCATCTCCTTGGCGTTCAGGTCCCATCCGACCTCCCTTTCCTTTTCTGCCATGTCTTCCCCCTTTTTTTCTTTCCGCTTCTCCCTACGCTCCTCCTGCCTCTTCCTGCGTTCCCGCCTTTCCCGTTCCTTCCTCCGCTCCTCATCGTCGCGGGGGTTGTCCTTCGGCGATCCCCGCGTCCCCGTTCCGCTCCTCTCTTCGCTCATGGTTTCTGTCCCCTAGTGTCCTACCACGTGTAGCGATATCCGAATGTAAACGCTGTCTTGGCCCGAGTCGTGCGCAGTCCGATCTGGTATTCCCTGTACCGTATATACCCGCCGTACACCAGCTTCCCATCGGCAACCGATAGCGTCGGGCCGACGGTGAACTCATCCTTCTGGTAGAGATCGTATCGCGCCCCGACCCCGAAGTCGCCCCAGTACCATCCCGCCTCGATACCGAGCTTCGCGTCCTCCCCCACGAACGCGGTCGCCCCGGTGAACGCCCCGATATCGAAGCTCGCCGAGTTGACTGCTTGCGGAGGGGCCGCGAACGCCACCCCGATACCCAAGGCCAATGCCACCGCCATAATCCCTACCACCGCCTTCTTCATGTCATCCTCCTTCGCGGGATGTCCCCGCGTGAATAATGCCGAACCTTCAGGCCCCCTCGAACACCCGCACGTCCTTGTTCGCGGCCGATGCGATCGCGTACAGGGTCACGCCCGCGTCCAGCTTTATCTCGAATGTCCCGCCATTGGCAAGGGGGAACCCGTTCGTCACCGTCACCGTCGAGTCACCCAGGTAAATCACCCCACCCGAGTTGTTGTAGACTATCAGCAGGCGCCGGTTGGTCAGCGCCGTGGTCGGGAGCGCCGTGGCCGTCGCGCCCACGTTCACCTGCGTCGAAAGAATACCCCCCTTCAGCCAGTCGCCCATCGGGAGCGAGTTCCTCGTTATCGCCATTGTGTCATCCCCCCTTCCCCGTGGTGGCGGGCGTGCGCTTGGCCGGGGCCCGCTTCTTCGCCCGTTTGGTCTTGCGCCTGTCCCGGAACTCCTTCTCGGCCCTGTGCTCCTCCCTCTCGTGCCTCTTCCGGTCCAGGTCGCGCCACTGCTCCAGCGCCTCGGGGCTTCCCTTCCTCCCCATTTTCCCCAACCTCACCGGTATGCCCACAAACCCGTCATCAACCATCCGTCATTCCCTCCCTGAAAATTATTACCCGGTAATAATTGCAGCGCGGGCGGCGAGAATCAACCCGCCGCCCGTATCCGTCAACTCAAAGTCCGCATTCGCGTCCTCTCTAATACGCAGTCCGCACCCATTTGTCCGGTTCGACCACGTCCGCGTCGAACCGTGCCTTCGCCCGTGTGTTCTCGGTATCCCGGAGCAGGTCCTCCCAGTTCTTGATCTGGAGCATCAGACGCCGCAGGAACAGGCATCCTCCGAACGTCCGCGCCTTCCCGATGTAGTAGTAGTCGCTGTCGATGTAGGGGGTCGAAACGATGTTCAGGATGTTCTGGAACACGTTGCTTCCGCCCGCGGCGGTCGTCCCCGCCATGTTCGTGGTCACCGTGAGGGTCGTGTTCAGGATCTCCTGCGCGGTGTAGAGGTGCGTCGGGTCCACGATGATCGTGTCCGGCGCGATCGGCTCCCGTTCCGTGTAGTTGTTCGCCGTGTAGGTCCGGTTCATCTCCAGTGCGATCGCGCTCGCGATTGAAGCCGCGGTCAGTCCCGTCGCCGTGTTCGCCGTCATCGAGCCACCGCGCGTGGTGACCGAGGCGAACGCCACATAATCTTCCTTCTGCTTGAAGCGGTGGCCGACCATGCGCAGGAACCATCCCATCAGATCGACCTCGATATCCTCAAGCATATCCTCGTCGAATCCCACGATACACTCGTACTTGTCCACTTCCATCTTGGCCTCGCCGGAAACGGGACCGGTATGACGCACTTCCCTCCCGGTCTCACCGCTTGCCTGCGCACCAGATTTATAGATGTGGATCCCCTTCAATCCCGGCAGGTCGACCGCCTTCCCCTTGGTCAGGGTCAGCGTGTCGAACACCCGCGGCCACATCGCCGTGTACTCCGCGTACCCGTCCAACAGCTTCGTGTTGAACGCGGTCCGCAGGAGCTCGGGAACCTCGCTGGTCACCCGCGCTTCAGTGAGCAGGCGCTGAAGCACGCGGATCTGTGCCTCATTCCAGCCAGAGGTGCCGCGACTCAGGGCTTCGTTCATGTCCTTGGTGGACATCACCTTGTCGTCGTTCACAGAATTTCACCTCCGTCGCTAAAAGCGCGGTAGTCTATAGATACGGTGTGGAGCTGTCGTACAAGTACGGGCTCCGCTTGCGCACCGGGGTGATGAATACCTCCACTACCTCCCCGGCCGCGGTCCCGGCCGTATTCGATTCGGCCACACCGCTCGAAATCTCGTTCGAATTGCCCCCACCAAGGTCAACCATGGTGGCATTCCCCGCCACATACACGTAATTCCCGGGGTTGATCGCGCAGGTCTGGTTCGTGGTGAACTCAAACACGCCACTCTGCCATACCAATACGTCATCCCCCGCAACCCCGGCCCCCTCGGCCACACCACAGATTCCGCCCGTGGTGTTCACCAGCATGGGGTCGGTCGCTCGCCGCAGGAGCCCCCCGCCGTCCAGGTAAACCTGGTCACCGGCGTAGATGGTCTCCGCGGCCTCGAACTCCGTCAGGACCCCCGCCCGGAGGAAATTCTCCACCTGGGCGTTGTAGGTCATGATCTGCTTAGCCACTGATGTTTCACCCCCTAGTCCTCGTCCTCGGACGGCTCCTTGATGTGCCCGATCGCTTCCGCTATCTCGAAATTCGGGTTGCCCTCCCGCAGGATGTCGCGGTCGCTCGGCTTGTCCTTCGGCTTCGCGTCCCCTTCCTCATGCTCTGCGGGCGGGATGCCCCGATTCTTCGGCGCTTCCTTCGTCAGCACGTCCGGCGCCACCTTCTTGATGAAGGCCATCTCGGACTCGATCGACGTGTCGACCGTCTCCTTCGTGTCGCCCGCAACGCGCTCCGTGAGCAGCTCCTTCGCCCTCTGGCTGATCTCCAGCGCGGCGATCTTCCCCGCCCGGTATTCGGTGAGTTCCCTCTGCGCCTTCTCGGCCTCGTAGGCCTCCACCTTGCCCCGGGCGTCCGCGAGCTGCGTCTCAAGCTCCTTGGCCTTGCCCTTCAGTCCGTCGCGCTCCGCCTTGAGGGAATCGATCTCCTCCATCAACGACGTGGCCTTCGCCTCGATCAGCGTCTGGACCTCGGGACTTGCCAGGAGCTCCTCGTTGGTCATGCCCATGTGCTATTCACCTCCGCTTTCGAGTACCTGCTGCACCGCCGCACCGACAACGCCCCCGTGACGCACGAGGTCAAATCCGCGAAAGTGCATCTCAAGCACCCTCTCGCGACGGCTCCCACCAACCGTTTCATACACCGTGCTGCCGCTAGCCCGCAGGGACAATGGTTGCGTTCCCGCGGGGAGGAATCTGAGCAGCTTCCGCACATCCTCTCCCAGCCTCGTATCGACAATCTCCCCGACAAATGTGACTTCGCCCTGGTCGTTCAGTTGTATCTCCGGCACCTTGCCCACGATGGACATGGGGCTGGTGTCCTCCTCGTCCGGGTGTCCGGCGCAGATCGTGAGCACGGCCGAAGCCTCCTGTTGCGCCTCGGCCACCGCCGTCTCCACGACCTTCCGGGGATAATAGCGCCCGTTCCCGGACACGGCCTCGGTCCTCAGCGCAATCCCGGAGAACCGGAACGGCTTGTTCCTGTCGCTCTCCACCCAATCGACGGAGTCGACCGGGGCCGCCCACGTCCCGGCCATCGGTTTGCCCTCGATGATGCGCGGGGTGCGCGTGATGACCTCCCCGCGCGTGGTCCGCACGAGGTCGATGATCCCCTTCGTGCCCTTCACGGTCTGGAGGGTCGCGACCGCCGTCATCGTCGAATCGATCGCCTTGAACGCGGTCCTCCGGTTCACCGCCGGGTCCAGGAGCCGGTACGCCCTCCGCAGCTTCTCGCTGTCGGGGTCGGCCGTGATCATCCGCTTCAGCAGGATGAGCGCTTTCTGGAACTGGGCACTCACATACCCGTATTGCCCGTACCCGTAGAATCCGTATATGCTTTGGCTCGTGTGGTACTTCGGGGGCTTCTTCTCGAACTTCCGGTAATAGCCCGCCAGGAAATTGTACGCGGCCCGCTTGTCCGGGATGTTTACTCCACCCCGGGAACCGAGCACCGCGGCCATGGCCGCCGACACCCCTCCCCACACCGCCGTGAGCTTGCCGCCGGTCACGTCGGCGAACGGGAGCTTATAGCCCGCAAATGCATCCTTCTGCTTGGGGTCGTACCAGACGAATGCCCTGCGGTACCGGGCCCATTCCATCTCCTCCTTCTTCGGACCCCCGGCCCATCGCCTGATCCTCCCCTCCGCTGCGGACCCGTCCCACTTTGAAGACTTGTCCAGCGGCAGGGTGCGCGATCCGCCGATTGCCTCCCTGATCTCCTGCTCGGGGGCCTCCCCCGTGCCCGGAAGAGGCCCTTTGGTGTCATTCGCCGAGCTACCCTCGACCGTGCCGTCAGCCGAGGGGGTAAGAGGAGGAGAAATGCTCTCGGGTTGCTCGGGCGTCTCCGACCGGTCGTCGTCCGCCTTGTCGAAGAACCTGTCCGCGATGCCGTACTGCATGAGCTCCTCCGGGGTCAGGTACGTGTCCGTCTCCCGCAGGAGCGTATCCTCGATCTCTTCCTTGGTGGTAAGGTTGCAGTGCTTGATGAAATGCGCGACCATCTGGTCATGGATGATGTCGAATTCCCGCTGACGCGCCTTGATCTCGGCCTGCGTGCCGCCCACGCCTGCGGAGAACCGGTGCGCCAGAATGTTCACGTTCTGACTCACCAGGCGCTCGTCGCCCGCCATGAAAATCATCAGGCCCGCGCTCATGATCTTGCCGATGCCGATAGTCACGATAGGGGCCCGAATGTACTCCATCATGTCCGTGATCGCGAAGGACGCGTACACGCTCCCGCCGAAGGACGAGATGATGATGGTGATCGGCTCCGTGTCGCTGATCTTGTCCAGCGCCAGCAGACGCCGGCACATGAGCTCCGCCAGGCCGTCCTCGATCGCCGAGAACATGAAGATGGTGCGGTTCTCCGCCGCGATCTTCTCCGGGGCCTCCTGCTCCTTCATCTCATCGGCCAACACGGGAACGGTGACATCCTCGGTGCCCGACTCCGTGATGCGCCGGAACACGGGACCGGCCTCCCCGACCTCCACCAGGGAAAACGCCTTGTGCTGCTTCATCCACGCCTTCGCCTTCGACATGGTCCAGCCCTTGGCCTTCTCGAACAGGTACGTGGCGATCTTCGCGCAGGTCACGCAATAGAGCGCGGAGATCCCCTCGCGCTTCGACAGCGTCTTGGTGACGATCTTGTGGCTCGGGTGCTTCCTCGTATGGTCCGCCATCCCCTTCGCCGGGATGCTCACGAACCTCTCAGTCTCTTCAGGCACAGCGCTCACCTCTCAACCATATCACATTTTTCATTGCCCTCTTATATTAGAGAAAATTTATTTCAGGTTGGGGTGGAGGCAACGCAAGACTGGAGCGGGATTGCGCGATTCCAACAAAAAAGCGGGACCGCATTCCATGAAAAACGCCCGTCTTTTCCAACGGGCGATTGACGGAATTGCACGTTTCCCTGTGGATAACCTGTAACGCTAGGTTACACTTTATCCACAGGCTCAAGGAACCCCATTTTCCCCCGGAATAGACGCAAGGCAGGATCGGAGCGGATTTACAGGATTTCAGCAAGAAAGGGATTGATTGAAATCTAAAGACTGTCTGTGGATAACTTGTGGATAACATGTAACGCTAGGTTACACCTTATCCACAGGCTTGGAAATTTCCACAAAAAACGGGGCGCCCCATTTCTGAGGCACCCCGAAGGAGAGAGCCCGGACTGACCGGGTCCGGGCCGAATGAAAAAGGTCAATTCACATCATACTTCCCGATTGCCTTCACCTGCGATTCCCGATTCTCTTCCCACCCAGAGATGAACTGGAACAACCGGTCCGACCATCCGGCAAGCAACGCCACCCCATATTCGCCCTGAGGGATCTGCACCCCCTGCCCATAGCCCGCAAGATCAACCGAATACAACAGACACTTGGGGGCAACGGTCTTCCGGTAGGAACGGAACGAATCAGCGAAACTCTCGGACCACGGGGAACTGTCCCAGCACTGCATGTCCGACAATAAGATCACCCGATCGAGCACAATATGCTCCCGCTCCAGAAGTTCCATTGCCCTCCATGCGTTCGTGCTTCCCCCGACATCCATGCGCCGAATCTTCTGTGCATTGGTAAGCACACTATCCCGCCGATTCAGCACCGCCAATTCCGCGATCTCGCCGAACCCGACCACAAATCCATTTGATATAGTGTCGATGCCCGCGCCCAATACGGCCCCGACATCGCTATATGTGAGCGAACCACGCTCCGACAACGGCGATTCCATCGAACCCGATAAGTCAGCCAAAATCCCGGTCATGCCTGGAAGATGAGGGATGTTGGTCACGCTCGCGTCCATGGCGTCGCTGACGGCCGCCAGCACCATGCCGGAAAACGGAGACGGAACCCGCTCAATCTGGCGGTACGCGGACAAAAAACGGAACGGGAGCTGCTTGCTCCGCCTTACGTTCTCCCTATCCCGGAGCTGATCGCATACCCGCCGCATCAATCCCGCGTCAACCTTAGCCTGTAGAAGATTTCTCAGATTCCGAAGCGCCGCCATATAGTTCCCAAACCGGGGGCTCTCCAGCCACAAGCGCACGACCTCTCCCCATGCTTCCTTCGTGCTGCCATTCTCCGAGATGATAACCTCCCACGTCTTCGGAGGCTCCAGCGTCTGATCCGCCAACTGCCTGAATATCAACCCGTGCTCCTCGTCCTTCGGATTGGGATGGCAAAGGAACATGGCGTCCCGCATCCTTACCTGGCCATCGCGGTTGTACTTGGCGAATTGGTAGCGGGAAAAGGAATTGAACGTGAGCGCGATTGCCTTCTTCAACCGCTTCGGGATTGATCGTCCGAATTTGCCGATCTGGTAGGCGATGCACTCGGTGATCTCATCGGCTCTGCGGATGATGGCGGGCGCATATTTCAAGAGCAGACCCGTCCCCCTCACGCTGTCGAGCTGCGCCATCTCCACCAAAATGAGCTGCGGCACCGAGCGCAAGTGCATCTCGTTGCGGGCGTACGCCGCCAGTTTCAGGCAGAATTCAGGGTTAGCTGCGCCCACACTGCGCAAAAGCGTCACCAATTCCTGATCGCTCTCCTCCCCCGAAGCGTAGAACTTCGGCTCACCTACGAGCGTGCAGAGCACCCGCGAAACTAGTTCCGTTCTGGGATCGGTGCGATAGCTCACCGCCCCCTCGAAATTGACCGTCTTCGTGCTGTTCGCAACCGGCTGGTTGAACTTCATTCATCCCCCCCTTTAAAATAGTAAGAGAAGTGGAACAATCGGACAGGGAACATGCCTTTCGGCGTCATCTCCGTATGATGAAGTATCCCTTTCCTGCGCCACTTCTCTCGAATCATTGCCCAATACAAATATGGTGGCGGGGGGCAGGACTCGAACCTGCGACCTCTCTCTTAGCAGGAGAAGTAACCCTCCACTGCGCAACCTGAAAAGGCCGAACAATCGCACAGGGTACGTTAGCGCTCTACCAACTGAGCTACCCCCGTCAATTACACTATACATTATTTCCGCTCAATGTCAAGAATCACACTACCACGGCCACCTGAACAGCCTGCTCGCCACCGTCCTCCCCACCGCCTTGTTCTTGACCCTCCGGGCCATCCTCACCGGATCACCGGAACCGAACGCTTTCACGTCCGCCCCCAACCTCGCCAACCTGAACAGCGTGCCCACTATGCTCATTTCTCCACCTCCCCGATAAGCGCCTGCGCCACCTCCGGGTTCGGCCCCCGGAACATGAGCGCGATCCCGAGCACCCAACCCGATCCGGGTAGTGCGCCGCCCGGAAGCGCCACCCGGAGCGTGTCGGTGCCGTCGGGGTCGCAGTCGGAATATCTGTAGTGGCTCCCGCTCTTCCCGGTAAGGAAATTCTCGACCCTGCCGCTGGATGGGGCCGTTCGTTGGACCGAGACCGCATGCAGCCTCCAATCGTCGAACTCCGCGCCCACCATGAGTGCCTGAATACGATCCCACATGCCCATCCACCACTTCCCGTCGACGATGCTGCGCACCCCATCGGCGGTCAGCCACGCCTGCACCAGCACCGTGTCCAGGAATGCGGGGGCATCGCCCAGATAGGCATGATACATCACCGTGCTCACGGCAAGGGGATCACACGCCGCGCTCCCCACAAACGGGGGCTCGACCGAATCGTTGATTCCGTCCAGTGTTATGGTCGTGTCCGACAGCCACCCCCGACACAACTTGGCGACTGCGCCCTTCCACTTCTCGGCATTCATTCCTCCCTCCTACTTGATAATCTCATCACCTATTCTCTTCAATCGCCAACCGCCGAAAACTATCTGCCACAGTAACACTACCCCCAATGCCTGCCAATAGCTCATGCGCCCGGCCCCCAGCAGTGCAGGGAACAGCGCGTTCCACAGAAACATCAGCAGCAACGCGTCCACCAGAAACCACACGACGCTGGCCGTCAACTTGCTATAATCCCGTTTCATCCCTCCCTCCTCGTATCAATTGTCTACGCATTCGGTCCCGACAGGTGCAGACGGCATATCGGATAGAACCCGGTCCCGCCATGCCATCTGTGCACCCTGACATAATCAGCGAACCGCCCGCACCCGTGCACCGAACAGACCGCCCCCAACGATGCCCTCCGGTACGTGTCCTCTTGGTGTGTCATGGCCGCCCCCTGTAATGCCCGTTTGTCAAAGCCATTGCCACCTTCCTCGCCGCGTCCTCGTCCTCGAAATAGAGCAAGAGCTTCCCGTTCTTGTACAACCTCGCCTTGCGCAGCTTCCCGACATCCACGTCGTGGACTTCGTACAGTTCATCGCTATGTTGGTACGCCTCCGCCAGCTCCCGCCCCTCAACCCTCACCGGGTCCTCGCCCCCGAGGACGACCCTGACAAGCTGCTCTATCGCGATCAGCTCGTCCGTCCTGATGCCCCATCCATATTCTCCAACGTACATCCTCAAGGAAAGGGTCTTCTTCTTCTGAATCTCCTTGGCGCAGACGTTCTCCCTCCCGAAATCCCCCCAGACAACGGGCAACAATTTCCGGGCATCGTCCAGTATCCTTTTCCAGCTCAGTTTAGCGACATGCGGGAGATACTGGGTCTGAATGTAACCTGCAATCACCCCAGCGTCGAACCCGGAATCACCACACTTTTCGTCCATCTCTTTTTTTATCCGGGCCGCATCCACCGCCACGTTCGGGCAATGCTCCTGCGCCAACCGCCTGATGGCGAACTTGGTCAGGTCGTTCCTGAGTTCCCGGATCAGTTTCTTCATATTAATCTCTTGGTGGAACGGACTCGCATACACTTCTCCAATCCCGTTCTCCTCCCTGAACCGTTTGTCTATCCGCTCCAATTCGGACAGGAACCCCCCCACTTTTTCGTACTGCGCGTTCATCTCGGCAATGTTCACGACTGCTCCTCCTCCTATCATCACCCGGCAATCTCATCCTTCGTGAGCCGTGTCTCGTCCCCGGCGTTGTGGGGGTCGCTGACATCCTCCCGCCTCACGGACCATCCGCCCCAGTCCTCATCGCCCGACCCGGCCTCGACCGCCTCCCGCACTGCGTCGCGCAACTCGTGCAGGTCGGCGCAGTAGCCCAAGGCGATAGCCCCCGGCTGTCCATCGGGGGCGTTGAACCAGTACTCGCCCGCGCCCTGCCACACCAACCGGATGCCCCACGCCCTACCCTTATAGTTCACCGTCACGACGGTCATTCATCCCTCCTTTTCTTCCTTGACAAAACAGTTCCCGACCATCCACCCGAACCGTTCGCACGCCTCCTGCGCGTCCTCGGCGAACGCGTATTCCGGGCGGGACAACGTGCCATCGGCCTCCCGGTGCTGAATACAGTAGGTTTTCATACTTTCACCGCCCGCTCGATTATTTGCTCATCCCGCTTCCATTGGGCATCCGCCCGGACTTGCGCCTTCCGATAGAGAGCCAAATCGAACAGGAGACCATGCCTGGCCATCGCATCCTTCACCGCCTAGACCTCGTCACCGCAGAGATCGCGGACGTCGAGTATCGCTTCGACCAATTCCGCTATCAGCGCTTCGTGGTCTTCGGTTGTCATCGTTCCTCTCCTTATCGGGTGCAGTATGCCTGCAACCCAGCTTTTTTGAGCCACCCTGTCGCCGCGGTTATGGGATCAGGGCTATCAATCGCCGCGCGATGCAGATCCTGTGCCTGACCATCGTCGATATGATATACAGTGATGGTCCCATCAAATCCGGCGACTTCCCGGCGCTGTTGCGCGATTACCTCATCAAAGGGCGGTGCATCTTGGATGGGGTACGCCCCTATCACCTGGCCACTCTCGTCTGCGAGTATGTATGCGCCATCTGCGGGAGGAGTTTCGGAAGTGAGTTCTTCGACTTCCGGGACTGGCGGAACATCCGCTTTCTCGGCTTCCGCCTTGATTTTCTCAATAGCCTTTTCGCAGTATTCGGGGTCACCGCGATAGGAGAAATCACCGTTTTTGACATCGTACCAGATCTTGTCCAGTCCGTAGATGATCCCCCGCGCCTGACTGTTGCTGATGGGCTGGCCATCGAGTTGGGCTGATTTGACGTTGCCGGTGTTGTAGGTGGTGTATTGGAGACCATACCATTTCGGGAGGTCGTTGAAATAAATGCGGTGCTTGTCTCCCCTGATCCACTCGCTGCCTCCGATGGCTTTCAAGGCTTCCGGGATGATGATAGTCTTGGTCATCTTCTCTCTCCTTCTTCTTGATGGTATTACACTATATATTATAGCACAATATCACAAAATGTCAATAAGGGGGCAAGTCAGCTCTTCGTGATCTGGAGGGTCCATCCGCCGCCGGCGTCCGTCCTCCGGTGGCGGAACCGCCACACACCGTTCAACGTGGAGTCCTTCGCGCCCCTGACCGTGATGTCGTGCGCCTCCGGCCTCTGGACGCTCTCCGCCACCCAGCGGAAGGTGTCGATGAGCACGAGCATGGAACCGTCGATGACCTGCGGTTCCCTGCCCCTGGCCATCCATTCCCTCTCCCCCACGAAGATGATCGGCCCCGGATGCCCCGTCTCCACCGCCTTGAACCGCACCGGCGACGGCTCGCCCGGCTCCCACGACTCGACCGCTGATCCCCCGCATCGTATCTCCCCGCCCTGCCATCCCGTCCTCGAATCCTGCAGGAGACGGAAGTCGAAATGTGACCCGAACCGTCCCAATCCGAGGCCGCGCAGGGCGCGCACCCCCTTCCGCGCGGCACGGCGTATCCCCTTCGAGCGCCCCGCCAGCAATCCCTCCCCGTCAGGCGTGAGCCCGGTCACGTGGAGCTGGAGGCACCCGTCACCACATACCCCGTGGCGGATGCCGAGCACGCCCTTGGGGGAGCCGGCGCCCTCACCCGACATGCGCACGTAGAGGATGGAATTGCGCACGTGCGCCATCAGATCCTCATGGTGCCGCTTGCCCTTCTCAGCGGTGAGCCAGGCGCGCACCCGGTGCCCGTCGCCTTCCTGATGGTCTTCCAGACGCTCCACCCTGAACTTCGCCCGGATCGAATGCAGCACCCTCCGGTCGTCGAGGCAGAAGCGCAGCAACGTGTCCGGGTCCCAAGTGCTACCGACCGCAGCGTCAACGACGAGCATCCCCCCGGGACGGAGCACGCGCCACGCATCGGAGAGCAGGAACGCCGCGCCGTCCGCATCGGGGAGGCGGGAGAGGCGCACCATCTCCACGGACGAATCACCGTACGGGAAACCATGGGCCACGTCCCAAACCACGTCGCAGGCGCGGTCGAGTCCGATCGTGGTGTACCCGTCCCTGGGTTCGGTTCCGCAGTTGAGCTTCAGGATTCCCCCTCCTCTAATCCATCATCCCGTATCATGCCCCCGCTTCCCTTGCCTTTGCTTCCACAGCAGGATGAGCGAGAGCGCCCTCTGGCTCGGCAGCTCCGGGAACCGCCTCAGCATCCTCGAGCGTATCTCCCGCTCCGGTGCCCTGTCGAATCCCCTCTGGCCGCTGAGCCACCTCATGTACTTGCTCATATTATTACCGGGTAATAATTTATCGACTCATGGTCTTGATCTCGTCCAGCTCGTGCTGGATCTTCAGGAGCGAATAGACGAACGCCATCCCGGTGAGGAAGTCGAGCGGCGGGTCGCCTTTGAAGAACCCGTGCGCCGAGAGCATCAACATCGGGTTCTCCCCGGACATGGTGTCGAGCGTCTTCAGAAACGGGTTCTCGCCGCGCGTGCGCATGTGGTTCCAATTGTTCATCGCCGCCTTGAACGCCTCGTCGGTCACCATCGGCAGCGGCATCACGCCCCCCTCGCCAGCGCCTCGTCCAACCGCTTCCCCATCCGCCTCGCCTGCGTCGCCCCGAACCGTCTGGCCCCGCGCTCCGCATGGCACGCCTCCATATCCCGCCAGCGCTGCTCCATGTCGGGGTAGAGCTGGACACGCGCGGCCTGGCTCACGCTCCCGCCTTCCTTGGTGGCCCCGAGCACCCCGAGCCGGTAGCCGAACCCCGGCCGTATCTCCACGTGCGCCACGCCGTCCCGCTCATGCACGAGGACCTGCCCGTGGGGGATGGGGATCGCGGTCACGTCCCGTCACCGTAGGCCATCGGACGGTTCCCCTCCAGTATCTCCTTCTCCCGTTGGCCGGAGCCGAGCACGAGGTCGATGATCTCGTCCGCGAGCGCCGGGCCCGCCCGGTCGATGTCCACGTAGTTCGCCGCCGTGTAGCGCTTGTTCAGCAACCCCCTGTACTCCATCATCTTCCCGACCACCTTCCCCCTCAGCTCTTCCTTGTCCATCCAGCACCCCCATCATCAGGAAATTCGCGAGCATGTCCTGACGGCCGATGACCGGAACCTCGATCTCAACCGCGACCCCGTCCTCCCTGTACTTTTCCATGACCTCGCCGTAGGCGCAATATGGGCAGAGCGCCATGACCATCAGGGCCCCGTCCTGCGCCACGGATATGTGGCCGCAGCGCGGGCATTGCAGCAAGTGCGAGGTCACGCCTTCCTCCGCACCTTCACCGCCTTCCCGTCCTCGATGACCTTGCGGCCGTACTTGTCCCACACGTCAATAATCGCATTGCTCCTGATCCTGGCCTCGATATCTTTCTTTGTTCTTTTCTTCCTCATTTATATCTCCTCTACGGTGACAAAAAGTGCTTCGATGTTTTTGCCGGTATTCTGATTTTTCACGACCCTTGACGCGGTCTTCACGATCCTATATTTCGCTTTAGACGAAACTAATACCTCCATCTCATCGGAAATATGCGACATGTGCATGACAGAACTGCCCCTTCCCGTTTGGGTAAGCTCAAAAAATACGTTCGTCCTCGTGGCCGCGTCAGAAAATCCCCACAACTGGTCAGCCTCGCTCGTCCACGATGCCAAACCCCTCATGTCCACGGTCTTGCCAACGGCAGAAGCTTTCGAAAATTCTCCGTAAAGCGCCTTACTAGGTACGGCACGCATGATTTTCCCGTTGAACTTAGGGGCAAATCGAAGATATTTTTCAATCGCATTAGCATACTTTCTGGCAGTAGTGGCAATTCCTTTCGACCAATGATCGACTACTGCCTGAAAACCGAATTGCTGATAATGTCGAATCGGTTCATAAGCCATGCTCGTGTACGAATATATCGCATCGAACATGTTCTCCGCCCCTTTCTGCGTCAAATTAACGCCAGCCGCCTTTGCGTCGGCCATTATCCTAGCAACCCCTTCCTCCCTTCCATGAATCGGCAAATGCCCTCTTCTCGGAGGCGCGACCGCTCCGCGCACCGGGGCGAAGACCCCGGCCTGCTGGCGAATCTGCTCCAACTCCTCCTTGGTAAAGATGTCCTGGCGGAAAATATGGGTGGAGTAGCAGCGGCATTGGGGATGCTTCGGAATCGGGGCCGCCTCCCCGCGCGAGAAATAGTACTCGTGCCCGTCCAGCTCGGCGCACTCGGGGCATGGCCAGGGACCGATCGGGTTGGTCAGGTATCTCTCCCCGATGATCCAATCCACGCTCTTCCCGTACGCATGGTGCCCCGTCTGGTACGCCCGCGCCATCTCGGTCCGCGCGATCCTCTCGGCCTTGTAGGTGAGCGCCCTGTTGGGCTTGCGGAACTCCGCTCCGATCATCTGGCGGATGTCCGTGGTGAGTTTCCCGATGGTGTCGCCCTGGATCAGCCCCAGGCGGAGCCTCCCCTGGATCTGGCGGAGCGCCTGGATCGTGTCGGCGTCGGTGAGTTGGAGCGCGTAGTTGGTGTAGACCTCGATGGCGTCCCGGTTGATGAGGGAATAGGAGGGCGAGAGATCGGTCTTGATATTCGCCAGGAGCGCGGAGAGCTGCTGCTCACCCGCCCTGACTCCGTGCTCGCCCGCGCCGCCCATCATCTCCCTGAGCTGCGCCTGCGTGCGCCGCTGGAGCACGCCCATCTCCATTGCGATCTCCCGCTCGATGGCCTCGAAATGCTGCACGGAGGCGACGCGCTCCGCTCCCCCCAGGTCCCCCTTGAACTCGCGCACCCTCGCGAGCACCTGCTTCTGCGCCTCGCGGTAATGGCGGGTGAGCTTCCCGATCTGCTGCTCCGTATAGCGACCGTACTCGTTGACCGCCTTGTCGGTGGCACGCGCTATCGCGCCGGTGATGTCGGCCATTTAGCCCTCACGCCTTCGTCAACTTCTCGATCATCCGGTTCGCCGTGTCCCGGTCGATGTCGCCGTCGCTCACCATGCTCCCGATCTCCTGGACCAGACGGTCGACCGGACTGTACTCCTGTTCCGCGGTCTCCGCCTTCTCCCGCTCCTCATCCAACAATCGCTCCTCCTCCTCCACGTCGAGCCCGAGGTATTTGCACACCGTGTCCACCGCCGTCTTGTGGCTCACCAGTCCCTGCTGGTACAGGAGCGTGACCGACTTTAGCGCCCGCTCCACGTCCTCCAGCTCGTAGTCGAAAATGGGCGGGAACTCCACGCGCACGTCCAGTTCGTCCGCCGCGAGGATCCTCGCGCTCGGCAGCCTCCGGAACTTCTCCCCCTTCTCGCGCTGCGCCTTCAGCCGGGCGAACGACTTGCGCAGCAGTTCCTCGTACTTGCGCGAGAATATCTCCTGACGGCGCTGGATCTTCTTGATGAACGGGAACGTCATGTTAGTGCTGGTGGCGCGGTTCACGTCCTTCCCCAGGTTCAGCCAGTGGATCGGCACCTCCGCCGCCATGGCGATGATGAGCGCGATCCGGTTCAGCATCGATTCCAGGTCGAAGGCCCCCCTCGGCTCCGCGAACACGTAGTCGGCCCCCGGGGGGAGGATGAGCTGCGTCCCGGGCGGCAGGCTCCGGCGCAGGCCCGTCTTCTGGTCCTTGTCGCGCGCGACCTTGTTGATCCGCGTCTTCAGCTGCGTCCGGTAGCGCATGTTCACGCCCGTGAATTTCCCGATGGGTTGGGAGGCGAAAAGCCGGCGCTTGTCCGCCTCCTCCGTCATCGAATCGTAGAGGTCGTACCAGTAGAACAAGTGCAAATGGTCGCTGTTGCCGAACAGCGAGTTCGAGACCGCGTTGACCATCGCGTGCACCATGTCGGAGGCCGGGATCGACTCGCCCTTCTGCTCGTTGCTGAACTTCTGGACGTACGCCGTCGGCTCCATCGCGTTCCCATCCGCGGTGATCTTGTCCGCGATCGTCACCGGGGGGATGAGCGCGACGTCGACCGGACGGCCGCTGTCCGGGGGAGCGTCGAAGATGCGGATGAAATTGTCCCCGTAGATACTGCTCTCGATGCCCACCATGAAATGGTCCAACTGGTCGATGATGGGCCGGGCGAAGTCCACGTGGTCGTTCTCCCCGACCAAGTGGACGCCCTTGCCGAAGACCGCGCTCGCGGTCAGGTTGGTGACCGGACGGGCGAACTGGTGCTCCAAGTAATACTCGTACCCCATCTCGTAGCGGTCCAGGCGCTTCTCCGGCTTCTTCCACCGCTTCCCCTTCGCATATTCCCAGCTTCCCTGGTCGATCGTCAGGATCGTGCCGTACTTCCCGCGCCTGAACGGGAGCCTGCCCTCCAGTATGTCACCGACCGTGACCACGGCCGGGGTCTGTCTCGTCAAGTCACTTCACCTCTTTTTTCGGAAGCCTGTTCAATATCCTCTGGAGCAGGCCCCTGCAGTCGAGCATGACCTCCAGCAGCGCGTAGTCGATCGCGGCCTGCGTCCGCAGCATCGGATCGCGCGCCTGGGGCATAACCCACGGGGGTGGCTGTTGCGGAGCATCCGGCGCGAAGTCGTCCTCCGTGCCCACCCTCACGCTCCTCACTCCGTCAACGATTTCTTTGCGTGTTCTCATCGTTCACCCTCCCAATATCGTCATCAGCGCCGGCACCGCGCTTCCCAGTCCGACCGCGCCCGGCACCCCCATCATGAGCACCGCCATCAGCTGGCCCGGCTTGTCGTTCCTCTCCTTGTTGTCCTTCCACGTGGGGATGAACAGCGTGCCGAGGATGATGCCCACGACCAGATTGAGAAACGCCACCGGGACGATCCACCGGCCCACGGTGCAGACTATACCCGCCAGGACCAGGAACACCACCACAGGGATGAGGATATCGAACTGCCCCTTGTAGCTCCTGCTGATGACGAGACCCCAGAATCCGAGCCACGCGCCCATGAATATCGTCGCCGAACCCACTGTTACAGCGTCCAAGTCAGCATCCCTCCATATCCGGGCGTTGAAGTGGGTCCTCAACCGCCTCCTCCCTCCGGGGGAAGAACGTCAACTTGTCCCAATCGGCCTTGTGGTCACGGGGCGAATAATTCCCTACCGCCTTATCATCGAACGGGAACCGCAGCGTCTTCTGGTCAACATCGGCGTAATCAAAATCCCTGCCCTTCTCGCCGATAATCACCATGACGGACACCTTCATCCAGAACGGCGGTCCCATGACGCTCCTATCAATCACCTTGCCGGGGTTCCCGTCATAGAATACCGCGTCACCCGTGCGGACCGGGAGCATCGCCAAAATAGCCGCTTTCTGGGCATTCACTTTCTTCTGCATGCCCTCCAGAGTCCCCAACGCTTTCACCAACGCCTCAGTGTCGAGCTTCATGCCATTCCTCCTCTTGTATGCCCCCGCTGCCAAGGATTTGCACTTTGGATGTCCCGCCAGGACTCTAACCTGGTATCCCTCCTACTTCCTACGATGGCAAATCGTTTATAGTTTCGGAGACGTGTTCCCAAATTTACACCACTAGACTCGCTTATGCCTTTCACTAGTGTCTACCTATTCCACCACAACGGAGGCTTCTCATTTTATATTAACACCAAACCCCTCTTCCTACCCGTCATCCTCATCGTCGTAGTCGTCCCTGACTCCGAATCGCACGATCGACACCTCGCCGAACGCTCCCCTATCCGGGTCGTCGGGGATGTTGTCCCGATTCCCGATCCCCCCTCCGCCCCACGTGCTCCTCGGATACGGGCCGGGATCGCCGGCGAGCACCTCGATGTCGCCCTGGTCGCCCATCGCCCCTTCCCACATCTCCATGGTCACCATGGTGTAGGAGAGGGTGTCGGCATAATCGGGGGACTTCCCGACCCGCTTGATGTACTCCTCCTTCGACTCAAACCTGATCTTCCCCTTCGACGTGGTATAATAACGGAGGCTGCTGACCTCCCGGATGATCCTCTCCCTCTGCGCCTTCGTGACCCCCTGGGCGACGATGTGCATGATATGGCGCTCGAACTTCCTCCGCATGATCCAGAACAGTTCCGAACGCAGATCGTAGTAGTCCGGGTTGAACGCCGCCGCTCCCCCCATCACCCGGAACACCGGGACCCCGATCGCCTCCAGATCGTCCGCCGTGCCCGAGCCGATCCCCACCGCGTCCACCGACACGAACATCGGATGCTCTGACACATAAAGGTCCCTCGTCCTCTGCACGCGCTGCGGGTTCTTCAACCCGGAGAACTCCCAGAACCCGTGCACGACATGCTCCGACCATCCCTCGTTGTCGGCGAGGCAGAACACCGTCTGGTCCGGTCCCATCCTCGCGTAATCCCCCCCGAGCACCCTCATGCGAACGCCGCCCTGATCCAATCCATCGGGATGCCGCGGTCCTCCGTGGTGTCGGAGAACTCGCCCAGGACCTTGTTCCTGTAGCGGGGGTCGTCCTCCCCCCAGTCATTCCTCCTCGCCTCGATCCACTCCCTCGTGACCAGCCCGGGGATGTGCGCCTCCCCGGTCACGTTCGGGCTGTCGAAGCAGGACACGTGCACCTTGTGGTACGCATCGTCCTGGAACGATCCCCAGAAGTGCCCCGCCGGCTCGGTCGGGTTGCCGATCTGGAGGATGTAGGCGTTCGTGGTCATGAGCCCCATCGCCGCGTCGTAGAGCACTTGGGAGATGCCGGGGGATTCGTCCATGATGATGAGGATGTTCGGGCTGTGGTAACCCTGGAACTCCTCCAGGCGGTTCTCGCGGGGGTGGAACCCGACCGCGAAATGCTCGTCGCTGAGCCAGTAGCTCATGTTCAGCATCCGCCCCCCGATGAGCTGCGGGATCTTCGACTTGCGATAGAGCGTGTTGATCTCCGCCCAGAGGATATGGGCCACCTGGCGCCAGGTTGGGGCGGTGGTGATGACCTTGCTCGGCCTGAGCGTGTCGATGAAACAGAGCGTGATCACGGCCGCGATGAGCGTCTTCCCGATCCCGTGCCCGCTCCTCACCGTGACGGACCCCTGCGTGAAAACCGCGTTCAATACCTCGATCTGTTTGCTCCACAACGGGATGCCGATATGCTCGTCCACCCAACGCACCGCCGGGGTGTTCCGGTCGCTCAGCTCCCAGCACGGGCGGTGAATCGGCTGCGGTGACCTCGTGAGTATCTCCATGCTATCCGGTGACCTCCCCGTCGCCGTTGCCCCCGACCATCTCTTCCCAGAGTTCACGGCACTCCCGGGAACCGCGCACGGCTTCACGGAAGTCCTGCAGGCGGTTGAACACGAAGGAGGCGGAGACGCCGATGATCCTGGCTATCTCCGACTGGGTCTTCCCCTCCCAATAGTACAGGTAGGCGATGAGCGCGTCCAACCCCCCCTTCAGGTTGTCCTTAACGGAAAAGAGCAGACGAATCGAGGCGGGGTCGAACCCGCTGTCGTCCATCTGCTCCTCGACCGTCGAGATCACGCCGTCGTTGCCGAGAAAGGCGATATCGGACGTGTTCATGACAACCACGGTGCGCAGCTTCTTGTAGCGCCTGTCCCAGAACTGGATCTTCCTTGTCGCCTCTACGCCGCCCCCCTCCTCAATTCCGGGAAACCCTCATGCCCAGGGTGTCATAACGCTCGTAATACTCGTCGACCACCTTTTGTTCCGTATCAGAAAGGGAGCCGGTGCGCGACAGGAAATCGGCCAGCGTGCCGCTGTGCTTGATCTCCTGCTTGTCCCGCCACCTCTCCGGCTGACGGTTCTTGAGCCAGAACATCTGGGCGTTCACGTCCGGGGGCACGAAGCGTTTGATGCGCTCCACCTGTCTCATCATGCCGTAATTGCCCCCCTCCCGGACCGTGGTGCGCGTCTCCTCGGTCTCGTATCCGAGCGCTCGCTTCAGGAGCGCGTTCTCGACCTCGCGGTCCACCGGCATCTTCCCCTCCTTCAACGCCTCCTTGAATTCCTGATACCTGTCCCTGTAGCGCCTGAGAGTCCTGGGGTTGATCCCCAGCCTGTGCGCGATCTGCTTGTCCGACAACCCCTTCAGGGCCAATGCCTTCGCCCTAGCGGGGAACGTGTCCGGGTCGTACTTCGAGATCCTACCCATGCTGCGCTCGCCTCCTTCGTGTTATAACCACGTCCTCGATCTCGTCGGCGACGAATACGAGCGATTCGTGCTCCCAGTATTTGAGCACCGTCCACCCCATCGCCGCGAGTTCGTGATTCTGCCTCCCGTCGCGCTCCCTGTTCGCGGAGACCTTCCGCCTCCAGAACGCCGTGTTCGACGCGAGTTCCCGATAGCATCGCGGGCATCCGTGCCAGAAGCATCCGTCGACGAAAACCGCGATCCGTTCGCCCGGGAACGCGATATCGGGACGCCCGAGCAATCCGCGGACGTTCTTCCTGTAACCGAATCCGCGCGCCCTCAACTCGCGGCGGAGCGCGCGTTCGGAACTCGTGTCGACCGACCGTATCCGCGACATCAGCCTGCTTCTCGTCGCAGGACCGATCCTATCCATCCGCGCCCCCCAACACGTTCCCCATCGCAACCGCCACCGCCTCCATCAGCTTCGGCGGCACGGAATTCCCCAATTGCCTCCATTGCGACTGGTATCCGCCCGATATCGTGAATCCGTCCGGAAAACTCTGCAACCGCTTCGCTTCCGCTATGGAAAGCGCCCGCGGCTCCGCCCAATGGCATACCGTGGCGAACCCTCTCCCCGTCTGCAACGCCGGAAGAACGGGAGCGGGCCTGTCCGGATGTATTTTATAACAACTGTTGTATCCTTTCCCGATAACATCCACCGCACTCCGACCCGGTTCCACCCTCCACCACAACTTCGCATATCTGTCGTCAAATTTCGGCACCGGACCACGGGGGCATCCGCGCAAAGCCTCCCTGACCGTCACGGAACGGTGATCGCCGATCGGGAATTCCGGAATCACGGAAAGATCGTTCCTGACGCCGAGCCACACAAGACGCCGCCTCGCCTGAGGGACGCCATGCCGTGCCGCGTTCATGAGCCTGCACCTGACGCAATACGGCAAAGCCCGCAAAGCCCGCATGTATCCGTTGAAAATCCCGCGCATCCTTCCAACGGCCATCCCGGGAACGTTCTCGATAACGAACGCCTTCGGCTCGATCTCGCGGATCAACCGGATATTATGCCCGAAAAGGTCGTTCCTCGAATCGGAAACAATACGTTTCCCGGAAATGGAGAACCCCTGACACGGCGGACTCCCGTCGAGAAGGCCAAGCCCGCCCTTCGGCAATCCGCAGAACCGGAGGATCTCGTCCCCGCCGACATCCCTTATGTCCTTTCTCCAAACGGGAATATCGGGAAAATTGATCACGAACGTGGCCATCGCGTCAATATCCAAGTCGATTGCCAAAAGCTCGTTGAATCCCGCCCGCAAATAACCCAACGACGAACCCCCGCATCCAGCGAACAAGGACACGAAGGACAACCCGTTACCATTCATATCCGCATTTCGGGCATTTGTTCGTCGTTGCGATCTCGCCGTCGATGTCCCTTTCCTCGGCCAATTCAATCACGGCCTTTTCCAACGCCGCCAACTCGTCCTCCTCGAATCCGGTCAGCGAAAGATCAATATCCTTTTCGGACAACGACTCCAAAATCAAACGGAGTTTCGCCTCGTCCCAACCGCCGTCGAACGCGATCCTGTTGTCGGCCAACATATACGCCTCCGCCGAACACCCGCCGAACGGAAGGGAAATAACGGGAACGCGATCCATCCCCAACTTCCTCGCCGCCTCCAAACGTCCGTGTCCCGCGACGACCGTTCCGTTTTTATCGGCAAGTACGGGGTTCGTCCATCCGAACTCCCGCAACGACCGCACGATCTTCTCCACTTGTTCCGAAGAATGTATCCTGGGATTCTTCCCGGATATCCTCAGATCCCCGATCGCGACCTCGCGCACCTCCGGTTTCCATTCCTTGGACAACGTGAACACCTCCCGCCACAATAATAGGACATCAGCCCGTTCTGTCAATCACGCCGCGATCCTGCTCACCCCTCCCTCCTTCACCACCGTGACCACGTCCGAGAAATTCTGCCTGAGATCGTCGCGCTGCGTGATCACGAACACCCGGCACTCGGTGCGTGCCAGCTCCCCGACCAACCGCACCGCACGTTCGATCCCCTCGGCATCAAGTCCGTCGAATATCTCGTCCGCGAACACCATGCCGAACTGCTTGCTCGCCCGGGACTGCACCATATCACGCAACGCCATAAGTATCGCCAGGTCCACGCGCCGACGCTCCCCGTTGGAAAGCTTGCGGTAGGCCGAGGCGCTCGCTTCGCTTTCGATGTCCATGCCAAAGCGCTCCCTCATCTCCCCGCTCTTAAGCTTTTCCTGGGCGTGGAAGCTCACGCGTATCTCCCCGTCCGTGAGCACCCTCCCGTATTCGGCCACGTGCTCGTTCAGCACCGGGATCACCGCGTCCAGGATGAAGCTCCTCAGTCCTTGGTTCCCGAACGCGTCGCGCCAGAACGCGTACTTCTCCGCGCTCGACGCCAATTCCCCGACCCGTCCCTGCAGGGCGGCGGCGTGCTCCTCCTTCTCCCCCAGCGAACCCTGCACCTTTGCGATCCGGGGCGCGAACGGGTTGGCCTCCGCCTCAGTCTCCCTTATCCGCTTTTCGAGCTCGGCGTCGGCCTTCCGCGAGGCGTCGAGGTCCGCCTTGTCGCGGGCGAGATCGCGCTCACGCTCGTTAAGCCCCTGGCGCTCCTTGTCGTTCTCCGCCTTCTCCGCAGCGAGCGCGTCGACCTCGGAGCTGAGTGCCGCGTGCGCTTCCTCCGCGTTCCTGGCCTTCCGCTCCAATTCCTTGATCTGCGGTTCCAAACTGCCTGCCTTCCGCTTCAGCGCGTCCGCGTGCTCCCCCACCTTATCCCCGGTGAGCGGTTGGCCGCAAAGCGGGCACTCGGCCTTCCCCTCCAGTTCCGAACGCACCCTATCCGCTTCGCCAATCAACTGATCCCGCTCGGCCTGGACGGTGGTCTTCCTCATGCCCGCTTTCACTATCGCGTCCCTCGCCTTCCGCTCCCGCTTCGCCAGGTCGTCGAACCGCTGCTCCAACCCCTTCTGCGCCGCGGCCGTCTTCCGCTTCTCCTTCTTGAGCCCCTGCTCCCGCTCCTCCAGCTCCTCCGCGCGCTTCGCGAGTCCCCGCGCCTCCCGGTCCTTCCTCTCCCTAAGCTCGGCCACCCTGCGCTCCCTGTCCCCCTTCCATGCCCGGTCGTTCTCCTGTAGGCTGGAGAGCTCGTCGCGCAGGGTCTCGATGATCCCGTTCTCGCGGGACAATTCGGAGTCGGCCTCCGCCTTCTCCCGCTCCACGCCCTTCAGCGCCGCCTTCGCCCTGTCCTGGTACTCGGTGAGTTCGCCGAGGCCGAGGATGCGCTCCAACACCGCCTTCTGCTCCGCGTCCGTCAGTCCCCCGAAGTACTGCGCCGCCCCCTGGGGGAAAACGACACTGTTGACGAAGGTCCGGTAGTCCATCCCGAGGATGCCGTCAATCTGAAGCTGAGTCTCGGCGACATTGGATTTCGTAATATCAACGCCGTCGACAGCAACGGTGAGATCATTCGCCTTCCTCCCTTTCGCCTTCCTCGTGCGCACGAGTTCGTACGTGCGCCCGTCCGTGTCGGCAAGGGTGCCCTCCACCCGGCAGTCCCTGCCCACCTCCTCGTTCACCACATCATCGGCCCGCTCCCCCTTCTCCGTGACCCCGTAGAGGAGCCAGCACAAGGCGGAGAAGAGTCCCGTTTTGCCCGCACCGTTGGACCCCGCGCTCCCCGAGTCCCGGTTGTCGCCCACGATGAGCGTGAGCCGGTGGCCCGAAAAGTCGAATCCCTGGTCCCGGTAGCGCTTGAAGTTCCGTATCCTCAGCCGGTCAACGGTTAGCATTCGCGCCTCCCCCCACCAGTTCCATGCCCACGCCGAGATATTCCTCGGTCTTCCCTCCGTCCCACCCGAACGACCGCACGTACCTGCCCATCATCTGCTCCACGGTCATGTCCAGAGTGAGTCCGAGGCGGTTCTCCACCTCCGCCCTGCCCGCCTTCCGCTCGATCCTCACCGCGCGCGCCCCCTGCGCCATGAGCGCCTTCCTCAACCGCTCCTCCTGTTGCCTCGGCGTGGAGGCCGGGATCACGGCGGTCACGAAGTTGCCCTCCGCATCGACCCCGTCGCCGCCAGGGACGGCATCGACGAACCTGGGCGCGTCCACCGGGACCATTTTGGCATTCACCTTGCCCTTCGAGGCCTCGACCTCCCAGAACCCCTTCTCCCCGCTCTCGCCCCGGTCGAGCTGGAGCGGGCTGCCCACGTAGAATACCTGCCCGTCATCGGTGAGCGCTTGGGCCTGATGGTAGTCCCCCAAGATGGCAAGATCATACGCCTCGGGCACCAAATCGGCCACTTCCACGCCCTGGTCGACCATAACCTCGGAATCACCGAAACTTCCGACAAAACCATCGTCTATGGGCGTGTGGGCGATGAGGATTCTCCGGTCGGCACCCGGCGTCTGCGCCCTCGCGAGTCGACCGAGCGCCGCCTTCCGTTCCCCCATGTCGTCGATGAAGGGGCACAACATGAACGCGACTTCCTCCATCATCGTCACCTGCGGCGTGTCCACCACAAGCGCCATGTTCTGGAACACCGCCGTGGCGTGGTACCGGCCGTTCCTGAGGAACTGGTCGTGGTTCCCGGTGATGATGATGGGAGATAATCCCCTCCTCCGCACCGCGAGGATCGCCTCGAAGGTCAGATGGAGCACGTCGGTCTGGACCGCTGTGCGCTTGTCGAAGAGGTCACCGGCGATGACGAGGCGTGTGATCCCGTACTCCTCCGCGTAGTCCGCCATCCGCCCGATCACCCCCAGCGAATCAAGCAGCCGCTCGTTCACCCCGTCGCCATTGTACGTGGCGAACGCCTGGTGGTTATGACAGTGCAGGTCCGCCGTCACGAGGAATCTCATCGTGTCATCTCCGGAATCACCCTGACCTCATCCCATGAAAGCGCGTCTGATGCCGCCACCCCGACGAGCTTGCATCCCTTGACACGGCGACAACGCAGTCTCCCCGTCCGGTCAGTGTAGACCGCCTGTCCCCTGTGGATATCCTCCGCCGCCGTTCCCACGATATACGAGGTATACATTGGCTCCTCCCTGTCAAAATGAATACCCGCCCACAAAAACCAACAGAATAACCGTAATTACACCTACGATTGCTGTCGCCGATACCAGAAGAATCACGAATCTCCAATTATCATCAAACCACTTTTCAATTCTGTCAGTCGGTTCGGCGAACACTCCGTTAGAACCGTATAATCTAGAATACAAATCCCCGCAGATCTCAACATATTTCTTCATCACAACATCGATTCGCGCGTCAGCTTCGATCCTGGCCTGCCGTTCCTGTTCGTCGGCCACTATCTTCTCGGCCTCACTGAGTGGATCATTGTTTGTCATCCTCCCCTCCCATCGTCCGCTCGGCCCGGTACACCCACGTGCTATGCCGGAAGAACACGAACCCCCTCCTGCGCAGCGTCCAGAACGTCAGGAGGATACCCCCGCACAGTCCGACCACGAACCCGCCGACTATCGCTACCAGTATTAACACCAAACCTCCCCTTCTACCGCTATGTCATCGAACATTCCGACGTCCATCCACGCCAGTAAGTCAACCAAGGGCACTACGTACACATACTTACCCTTACGAACCGAATCCTGCGCAGTTACGCACTTGATCATGCCACCATCCTTGCCAAACAAATCCCAAAGCTTAGAAAATGTCCGCACCGCCACCATGGCGTAATCCATCTGGCGGTTCTTCGAGAACACCAGGAGCGGGATGCGCCTGTCCTCCTCCGCCGCGTCCAGACATTGGCTCCAGAAACCCCACAGGTTGTCCTTCCCGACATGCCCCGAGAACAGGTCCCGGAAGCTCCAGCTCTCCCGTTTCTTGCACTCCACCGAGAACGGGAGCGCCTCCTCCGTACAAATCAAATCACCCTTCCAGTGCGTGCCGCCAGAGCGCGGAGTACGGTACACCGGCCTGCCCCACCAATCACCGATGATGCGCGCGATCCTCCGCTCGTAGCGGTCGCCCTTCGTCCTGCTTCCTCTTTGGTCCATGGCTCCTCCCGTTACCCGGTAACGACCTTCTCCAGCTCCGGGTGCTCCGCCAGGAACTTCACGATATCGGCTTTCCGGAACTTCCGCTTCTCCTTGTCGGCGTTCACATAACACCATCCCCCGGAGACGATGACCAGGCCGCGCTGCACCAGGGTATCCACCCACCCGCTCTCCTCCGGGATGCCCCGATCGAAGAACAGCTCGAATTCGAACCCCCGGAACGGAGGCGCGACCGTGTTCTTCACCACCCTGAGCTTCCCGCGCTGACCGACGATCTCCCGGCGCTCCCCCTCGATCTCCTTGCCCTTGCTCAGCATCACCTGCACCGTCGAGTAGAATTCCGGGGCCTTCCCGCCCATCGTGTACCACGTCTTCCCGTACACCACGTCCGGCTTCACCCGGAGCTGGTTGACCATGTAGAACGCCACCCGACAATCGTCGATAAGGGGCGTCATCTTCGCCAAACCCACGCTGTTCGCGTAGGCCCGCCTCCCGCGCTGGCCGCCGAGGTCTACCTTCCCCTCCATCTCGTCGCGCGACTGGGTGGAACCGAGCGAGTCCCACATCAGGTAGATGTCGCCGTCGAAGTGCTCCCGCGCCTTCGCGACCGCCGTCGCCATCCGGTCGTAGGTCTCCTCCAGGCACGTGCCGGGGATGTAGATAACCTCCTCTGTGTCGATCCCCAACGCCTTCGCCATGGACACGCTGAACCTGCGCTCGCTGTCGACGACGATCGACACTCCGCCCTCGCGCTGCACCTTGGCCGCGAGTTGGAGACCGAGGACGCTCTTGCCCGTGGCGAACTCCCCGAACACCTCGGTCATCCGCCCGACCGGGAGTCCCCTGCCGAGCGCCCAGTCGAGCGCGCGTATCCCGGTGCCAAGGTACTCAACCTCCTTGATCCGGCGGAGCACGTTGCCGTGCTCCGCCTCGATGCCTTCGGCGATCTTTCCTATCGCCGCCTTGCGCTGATTCGGTTGGCGCTTCACGTGCCGCTCCCCCGATGGATCTCATCCAGGATACTGTTCACGTCGTCCTGCTTCGGCGCCTCCTGCTTCGACGCGCCCTTGGCCCGGCACTCCTCCGCCCACGCGCAGGACACGCAGGATGCGTCGCCCTTGTCGTAGGAACCGAAGCACCGGGGACGGGCCTGCTGCGGTGCGCCCTGAACCATCCCTTCGTCCCGCATCTCCCGACGCTCGGCCTCGTCCTCGTTCATCGCCACCCCGGAACCGTCGCCCTGTTCTGATTCCAGGTCCGGATCGCCCTCAACCTCCTCGCCCTTGTAGGCGGCGATGAGCTGCTCGCTGGTCCACACACGAAATACCTTATCCAAATCGTAGAGCTTCCCCTTCCACTCCGAATCCTTCAGCGGCTTGGAGTTCGGGACCGTCTGTGTCTGGTAATCAACGTCCTTACGCCCCGATCCCGTCCGCTCCTTCACCAACGTCAGGTCCGTTCCCGTATCCGGCTTTGTGATGTTGCCATAATGCGGATTGGCGAAAAGGGCCAAAATCTGGGTAAAGAGTTTCGGACCGCAAACGAGCACGTTGACTTCCCCCGTATCCCGGACCAGTACATTCATCGCGAACCGGAGCTTCCGACGCATCTCCCTCGCTTCATTCGTATCACTACCACCCTTATCACGCAACGCCCGCTCAATCTGACATAGCGGGCAATCCTCAAGTGCCTGCTCCTCAGCATAGCGCAGACACTGCCACGGACGGCTCTTTGAGGGGGCATCTGGCATCGGCAGATAATGCACTGGAAATTCGGCATAGAATGACGCCTCCAGCTTCCATGGCGGGAGGATACGCACCCATATACTCCCCTCCCAGTCGAGATTCGGGATAGAGCCACCCTTCATCTTCCTCTTGAGTTGCTGATGTTTCCTTATTAATTCGTCGATATCAACCGGCATTATCGCCTCCTTTCACGATAGAATCAGCGTACACCTTCCTTGCCTCCAGCGACATGAGATTCTCCTGTCTCTTCGACATCGCCCTGACCGCGTACGCCCTGAGCTCGAAGGCGTTGGCGATTACTTGCATCGTATGGTACCGCCTCTTGTGGCGCAGGTAGTCCCCGTCGGTCTTCAACTCGGACGCGATCCTCGTCTCGCTCATCCTGTCCGGGCCGTCGCGCAGCTTCCTCGCCGCCTGCCCCTCGTACGCGTCCAAGGCGTCCTTCGCCTTGACCTCCTGCACCGCCCACCACGCGTAAAGCGATGCGCTCCTACTCAGTTCCTCCTCAATGCGCGTCTGGTCGATAATGAGCTGCTGGGACACGTTCTCGTCGCCGACCATGATCTCGCGCGGGGTCCGTTTCATCCGCACCTCCTGTGTTTATTTATATTAACACCAAACGGCCGAGGTGGTCCGGTACTATCCGGCACCCCCCTTCCCCGACATGGCGAAGATGAGTCCGTGCAGTCTCCCGATCGCCTCGCGCAGCATGGGCGCGTTTCCCTTGTCCCTGAGCACCGCCGAGGGATGGATGGTGAAGAGCACGAAGCACCCGTACCGCTCGCTCCATGCCAATTCGGCGTTGTGGCTCATGATGCCCGCCTTCTCGCCCGTGAACGCGTACCGCGCCATGTTCCCCGCCGCCAGCACCAGGCACGGCTGTACCCGCTCCATCTCCGCGCGCAGGTGCTTCGAGCACTCGTCCACCTGCTTCATGGACGGCCGGCCGCTCTTCGAGGGCCAGCACCGCACCGCGTTCGCCAGGTAGAAGTACTCCCGGCGCAGTCCCGCCGCCTCCATCTGCTCGAACAAGAGCCTTCCCGCCGGGCCCACCAGCGGCCGCCCCTCGCGGTCCTCCACCTTCCCCGGGGCCTCGCACACGATCATCACGTTGAGCGTGCCGCCCTCCAGCGGGACCGGGGTCGACGCCTCCTTCCTCAGCGGACACGCCCTGCACGCGAGCACCGGTGCGCGCAACACCTCCATCTCGGCGTCCCCGAGCTTCCTGATCCTCAGCGCATCGAACGCCACCCCCCCGATGTTCCCCGAGGCCATGCGCTCGATCGCACCCTCCCCCAACCGCTGCCTGGGCGCGTTCCGGCGCAGGAACAGCTTCAGCCTCGGGTACGCCCCCCTGGCCGTGTAGGGGAGCGCAGCCGCCCGATCGATCTCGCACTCGGCCAGGCCCTCTAACGCCCCGGCGCGCCCGAGCGCCTCCAGCACAGACCTGCCCGTCCCCTGGGAACGCATCTCGAAGTCGAGCGAACCGCTGAACGGCTTCCCCCCGCGCACACGCACGATCCTCTCCGCCGACGCGGCCGCGATGCCCTTGACCGTGGTGAGCCCGGCCACCAGCCTCCCGTCGCGTATTTCCCATGAGACCCCGCTCGCATTCACGTGCGGGTCGACCACCTCGATCCCGTGGTAGCGCGCGTCGTTCACGTAGCCGGCCACCTTGTCGTCGCTGCCCGTGTGCCGCAGGAGCGCGGCCATGAACTCCCGCCGATGGTGCGCCTTGCACCATGCGGTCCAATACCCGAGCATGGTGTAGCCCACGGAATGGGAGCGGTTGAACGCGTACTGGCTGAACTGCCGCAGGCGCTGATAGAGCGTCCGGGCCGTGTCCCCGTCCAGCGTCCCCCTCTCCACGCACCCGGTCACGAACTCGCGCTCGTAGCGCTGGAACTGCCTCACCCCCTTGCTCTTGGAGATGATCTTCCGCACCCGGTCGGTCTTCTCCCAGGGGAAACCCGCCAGGCGCGAGAGCAGCCACATCACCTGTTCCTGGTACACGATGAGCCCGTAGGTCGCCTTCGTGATCTCATCGTAGATGGGGTGGATCCGCTCGACCGGCTGCCTCCCCGCCTTCCGGTCCGCGTAGTCGTCCAGGATGCCCGTCCTGAGCGTGCCGGGCCGGTAGAGCGCGTTTATCGCCACCAGGTCCTCGAAGGACGAGACCCCGACCTTCCCGATGGCGCTCCTGATGCCCGTGGTCCCGAGCTGGAACACCCCGACACCGTCGCCCTCGCGCAGGAGGCGGAACACCGCGGGATCGTCGAGCGGGAGGTCGACGAACCGGAACCCGCCGCCGATGGCCCTCCGCACGTCGGAGAGCACGCTCAGCGTGGCCAGGCCCAGGATGTCGAACTTCACGAAGCCCATCGCCTCCAGACAGTCCTTGTCCCAGTTGACTGTCAGCCCCTCCTTGGTCCTCTGGAGCACGCACCGGCCCGAATCGATCAGGTCCCCATCGGAGAGCACCACCCCGGCCGCGTGCACCCCCCTGTGGCGGACCATTCCCTCCAGGCGCACCGCCTGGCCGAACACGTCCGGGTACTTGTGCGCGAACGCGGTCACCGTCTCCGATCGCTTCCGGGCCACCCTCAACCCCGACTCCCCCGTGTCGATGTCCTGAGGGATCGCCTTGGCACACGCGTCCACCTCCGCCAGCGCCACACCGTGGTAGCGCGCCACGTCCCGGAGCGCCTGCCTCGCCCGCATGGTCCCCATCACCGACACAGCCGCCACCGAGCGCTCCCCGTAGACCTTCCGCAGGTGGGCCTTGACCTCTTCCCGGCGCGCGTCCTCGAAATCGAGGTCGATGTCCGGGAAGTCGATCCTGCCCGGTGCGATGAACCGCTCGAACACCAACCCGTACCGCAGGGGGTCGATCTCGGTGATGCCGAGCGCATACGCCGTCAGGCTCCCGCCCACGCTCCCGCGACACGGCGAGGTCATGATCCCCCGCTTGTGCGCCCACTCCATGAGTTCGTGCACGACGAGAAAATAGGCGTCGAAGCCGCTCCTTGCGATCTGGCGAAGCTCCGCCGCCAGCCGCTCCTCGTACTTCGCGATCCCCGCCAGTTTCCTCCGCCTCATGCCCCGCTGGCAGAGCGCGGCAAGCGCCTCTTGCGGAGTGCCGTCGATTCCGGGCGGAACGGGAAGCGAGGGTCCGTGAGCGGGGAGCGTGAACCCGGCGCACTTCTCGCTGATGGCGTAGGCGTTCGAGAGCGCCGCGATGATCTCGTCCGAGGTGAGCACCCCCTGGTCCAGGAAGGCGCGCACCATTTGCTCCTCGCTCCGGTACCAGAGCTCGCGCACCGAATAGCGCCGCCGGTCCGGATCGTCCCTCCGCTTCCTCGACCCGATGTTCACCACGGTCTCGTGCGTGATGTCATCACCGTGGTGGAGGTAGTGCACGTCGTTGGTGGCCACGATCGGGAGGTCGAGGTTGCGCGCGGCCTGTGCCGTGTCCCGGTAGTAACTGAGGAACGGTTCGTGCGCGAAGGGCATCATCTCCACGTAGAAATCCGGGCCGAGGATGTCCCGAAGGTTGGCCGCGATCTCCCGGCCCGTCCCCCACGAGAGGAACGAGGCGTAGCACGCACTTCCGACCACCAGGCCGCCGAGGTGCCGGTAGAGCGTGTCCACCGGGATGTGCGGCTTCCGGTAGAAATGGTCGAGATTCGCCTCCGAGAGCATCCGTGTGAGGTTCGCGAAGCCCTCGTCCGACCTCACCCAGAAAGTGATGTGAGCGCGTTTCTCCTCCCTCGCCCTCACCCGCTCCAGGTCGGTGCACAGGTACGCCTCGCATCCGATGATCGGCCTGATGCCGCGCTCCGCGCATTCCCGGGAGAAGCGCACCGCCGCGTCAATGTTCCCGTGGTCGGTGACGGCCAGCGCCGGGATCGACCGGCGCGCCGCAAACTCCAGCAGCTCGTCCAGACGCACCATCGAATCAAGGTAGGAATACTCCGTGTGCAAGTGGAGCTGCGGGAACCGGTACCCCTCATGCTCGTCCATCGCCGCCCTCCAGTCCGCTCAGGTACTGACGCGTGGTCCGTATTGCGTTGAACGCCCCCCGCCAGTACATCCTATGCTCCTCGTCGCCCTTGACCGCGAACCAGTGCATCTGCTTGTCGGCGTAACGCTGCCTATCGTTCAGCCACCCCATGAGCACCGGGAGACTCACTGACGGTCCCGGTGCCCGTTCATCCATTGCGTTGTTTCCCATATCCCATTCTCCTTCTGGACCGCATGCGTCGCGAACGTCGCCGTGTCACCATATGCCTGGATGATAAACCCGTACCTGCGCCCCAAGTCCATCACCTCTTTCCAATGGCTGTCGGGATCAACCGGTTCGCGCTGCATCTTCTTTTTCCTCTCGCACCGCTCTCTCGGCAAGGGAAATCAGGTCTATCCCCTGCGATTTTGCTGCGTGTGCTGCTGCGTGTGCTGCGTATGCTGCGTCTGCTGCTGCGTGTGCTGCTGCGTGTGCTGCGTATGCTGCGTCTACTGCTACGTGTACTGCTGCGTCTGCTGCCACTTCGGTTCTATCCTCTCCAGACAACCACCGCTTGGCCCACTCAACCCACTCTTTTAATCCCCACTTGTCTACTACTTTAAGAGCACACAAGATGGCAAACCGCACCTTTTGCCCAAGAGTAATTTGGGGCAACGGGATACGCTTGACCGTGGTGCAATTCTCCACTCCCAGTTTGAGCTCGTGATCGGCTTTAGTCCTACCGCTCACTTTGCATTCCCACAAGTGAGCGGCACTAAGATCATCGTCTCGGTGCAGCGGATTGAGTAACACCGCTAACAATGGGTGAGTGTACACGTGAATCCATCCGCCAGTACAAAGTTCTCCCTCCCCCGGTGCACTATGAGTGACTCCCTCCCCCCACTGACATCCGCTATACGTTCGGTCGTACTCATCAGTCAGTTTGTACCTCTTCATGATTCTCCTCCAACTTCGGCCTCTCGCGCGCCTTGAGCTGTGCCGCGAGTGCGCGTATCTCGGCACGCACGAACGCCGCGTCCTTGTTCGACCGGATGCTTGTCCTGCTACCTACGTCGAACTCGATGTCGTCATAGTGGCCGCAGTCGAACCCTATCCACCACACGTCCCCCGCCCACGCCCACTGCCAACCATCGCCGTCGTGCACCCCGTCAGCCCAAGTGACACCGCCATGCACGGCGAGTTCGTCCTCCAATATCTCCATACTGGCACCGTAATCGGGATGACCCCTCGGGACCCCGACATACCCGCACAGCACACAGGGCAGTCCGCCCCTCCGCACCATCACCGGATACCCCTCGACCGTCCCCTTGTCTACCACGCTTCCTACCGGCATTTTCCCCTCCTGCCAACAAGCCTGTGGATAACCTGTGGATAACATGTAACCTAGCGTTACACCTTATCCACAAGCTCACGATTACTCCAACTCTTCCTTCTCCTGCATTGCCCGCTTCACCTGGTCCCTGGCGAGGTCCAGGGCCTCGGCGACCTTGTTCACGATCATCTTCCGTCCGCCCTTGAACTGCACGATGACCCGGAATTCCGGGGTGTCGTATTTCCACACGCGTTGCACGCGCTTGTGCTCCGCCGTCTTCTCGGTCTCCTCCGCAAGCTGCTCCCTCGTCTTCTTCCCCGCGCCCTTGGTCAGCTTCTTCTGCTCATCGGCTTTGGCCCGGCCGATCTCCCGCATCTTCGACACGCCCAAGCCCTCGGCCTGAGCTATCTCCTTCGCCTCGGCCTCCAGCTTCAAGATCGACAGCGTCCTGTTCACCGACCCCCGGCTCACCCCGACCCTGTCGGCCACCTCCCCCTGGCTCATGTGGCCCTTCTCCATCAGGTCGCGATAAGCCTCGGCCAATTCGATCGGGTTCAGGTCGGCACGCTGCACGTTCTCGACGATCTGCGCCGCCAGCATCTCCTCGCTGTCCTGAGCCCACTTCCCGGAACAGACCATGCAGGGTATCTCCGCCCGGCCGAGCTGCTTGAACGCATTCCAACGCCGCCACCCGATCACGCCCACATGCACGCCCTTCTCGTCCGCCGGGAGAACGGTGATGGGCTGACTCAGCCCCACGGTCTCGATCGAAGCCTTGAGCTGGTCAAGCGCCTCCTTCTCCAGGTGCGTTCGTGCCCCGGTCCTGAACTCAATATCCTCGACCGGGACCATGCGCAACGTGCAATCGGTGGCATCCTCCTTCTTCCCACCGTCCCCTTCCGGGTGCTTGCGCGCATACTCCTCCCCGCACTCCTCGAAATCCGCACATCCCCGGCAATCCTCGATTCTAGGGTTCCATAGGAGCCCAAAACATTTCGGGTGCTTGCTCATGCCTCCCTCCCCATAGCGGCCACGGCCTTGATCTCGGCCATGCCGCGGTTCCATGTCTTCCGGTCGATCCTCCCCGTGCGCTCCGCCGCGTCGCGCATCACGCTCAGCTGGTAGCGCTGGCGGTACGGCCTCGCCCTGAGCATCTCCGCCATCACCGTGCTGATCTCGCAAGTCGGGTCGCGGATCAGGTCGAACAGCACCACCCCGATCTCGGAGAGGCGCGCCCGGAACCGCTCCAGGCGCTCCCTACGCTCCATGATCGGGAGCGGCGCCAGCTCCCGGCCCGACTCCACCAGATCGATCACAGTCTCGCCGTCCGTGCCATCTAAGCTCCGGTAGGCGGACACCTGCGGCACCCGTCTCCGGGACGCGCCGCGGATCAGGTTGCGGTAGCGGTTCCTGAGCGTGGCCCAACTCTGGCGCTTGAAATCGCGCACGGAACGGCTCTTGCGCCACAAGCCCAGGAGCGCCAGCCTCCCCTCCTGGAGGAAGTCCTCGTACCCGAAGGCGTCGTCGAGGTACCGGTACTGCGTGTAGAATTGCCCTGCGACCCTCCTCACCTGGCCCTCGTGCTCATGAAGCATCTCCTGCGGTGACATCTTCCCCTCCGTCAATGACGAATCAATTCTCCCGGTCGGGGGCGGTCGATGTGGAGCAAATGCTTGTGGTCCACCTCCTTGGCCCACTCCTCCGTGCGCGTATTCCGGTACACGGATTCGCCGGTCGACTTCAACCTGCCCTCGTAGAACCAATCGTAGCGCCCCTTCATCTCTTCGCCAACTTCGGGACCGGCCCCGGAGGGCGCATCCTCGTGCCCGCCTTGGTCAGGTGGTGGCGCACCGTCTGCGGGTGCACCCCCATCTCCTCGGCGAGCGCCTCCACGGTCTCGCCCTTCTCGTAGCGGCGCCTCAGCTCGCGCCGCCGCTTCTCGAACTCACTCATCCTATACCTCCTTCACACAATCGTGCATCGTGAATAGTCGATCCCTTTCCCCGTGACCCCGCGCACCATGCGAGCCGCGTCCTCCTGCGTCTCGGCATAGCCCGCATACACCGTGCGGCGTCCTCCCTGGAGCCAATAGTGACCGGGACCACGCCATCGGAGCGGGATCATCCAGTTGCCCGCGCGAACGTGCCTTCTCGGGGGAACGTCGGGAGCGAACTCGCTCACCAACCCGCCGTCGGCAGATATGACGGAAATGTGGCCATCGCTCCTTATCCTCTCTCTTGTTCGGCTAACCATGATACCGCTCCTCTTGTTGATGTCCTCCCCAGGAGGCCCAGTGACGGAGCCTCGTGGGAGGTCATCTGTTATAAAGACCAATCGTTGCCTGCACTTGCCTCACGGCTTCCTCTTCACCTCGGGTGAGTCGCATTCGACCCGCGATGACCACTGCCCGGCGTCGCACGCCAAGCACAGTGGGAATGTGTGCTGTGCTCAGATGTGGAGGATAACCAAGATGGTCCGTATAGCTTTCCTCAAGTTTCTTCCTGAACTTTTGATTGATTCGTGCCATGATCCTCCCCCCTTGTGATAGAGTACCCTCCCCAGGAGCCCCGCGTGGAGGCCCCCGTGGGAGATTACAACGTCAGCCAGCCGCGCACTTTGTAGCCGCTCCCGGCCCACTGCGCATGCTCTTCGTCACTGACTCGGACGCGCTTCACGATAGTGGACACATGCGAGTGAGCGCGATCCCGATCTGCGGCTTCCCGGCTGCGATAGCGGCCTACGAAGCCTGCCGGCTTGCCGTTGAATCTTCCGTATACCTCATAGACTTCCTTCATGATCCTTCCTCCTCTTCGTAGTAACTTCCCCACTGCCCCGCACGAGGCGAGGCAGGTGGGAAGTTACTCAACGTACTCCCAGTTGCGGTTGGTCCGGTTTTCCTCCGGCTCCTCTTGCCAATCCAGGAATTCCTCGGGAGTTAGCTCCATTACTACCCCGCCCCTGTGGTCTTTTACGATATACCGCCCCATCTTTTCCTCCTCTCCTCCCCAGTCCGCCGCGGTCAAGCCGGCGATTCTGGGGTCAGTCTCCGCGACCGCCGCCAAGATTGCCGGGCAGTCGATCTCGATCCCTTCTACCTGCTCAGTCATAGTGTGTAGGCTGCGCAGGTAGAGTTTCGTGTACTCCACCGCGTCCTCGCTATCAAGATTCTGGACGATAGCAAGAATGTCGTTCGCGATACTGAGTACGGTTGTTTCCAATTTTAGCTCCCTTGATTTGCTCGGCCCGCTTCCGGGCCTTCGATCTCCGGCCCTAGTACGGGGTATTCCGGTCCCCCTTGCTCCATCCGATCCAACTTCTGCTGGAGGAGTTTGATATATCCCCGCCAAGCCCGTGCGTCTCGGGCGGTTGCGTTTGCGGCGCGGGCTTCGGCTTCTCTGATTTTCTGGATGATGGTGGTCTCGGTCATCTTGTCTCTCCTTCTCTTTGATGGTATTACACTATATATTATAGCACAATATCACAAAGTGGCAATGGGGGTGGCGCATGTGAGGGCCCGAGAGAGGATTAGTAGTCGTCCTGATGTCGATGACACAGATGCTCCCCCGCTCCCGTGATCCACGGCGCCGGCCGGCCGCAACGGGCACAGCGTCCGATGTTATCAGGCTTCGCATCGGGCTTGAAGACATAACCGCCGATCACTCTACCTCCTGCCAGCCCCACCAAGTCCGCTTCCACCGGCCCCTTTTGGCTGATGGTCGCCGTCTGCTGCTCTGTCTCTTCCTGTGTCGCTTCCTTCAGTTGACTCTTGATGGCATTGATGATTCGCTCTCCATACTCTTTGTCGCCGGTAGTATGGAAAGACTGGTCCTGGAAATCGTAATACACGGTTCCGATGAGAGCGATGATCCGGCTGGCGTTGCTCTTGCTGATCTTTTCCCCGTCAAGGGAGGCTGCGCCGATGCCCCCGCCGAGATTCCGGGTGACTTTCAGGCCGTACCACTTTGCCGAATTATTGAAATATACCCGGCGTTTCCCGTACTTTTCCCACTCGCTGCCCCCGATGGCTTTCAGAACTTCCGGGGTGATGGTGGTCTCGGTCATCTTCTCTCTCCTTCTCTCTTGATGGTATTACACTATATATTATAGCACAATATCACAAAGTGTCAAGGGGGTGGCGCGCGCGAGGGCCCGAGAGATGTCTTCGCGTGACGACGAACCAGGATCGCCGTGCGGGAGCCTGCACACGCGGACGGTGACGTCCAAAAGGTAGGAAGCGAGTTGCCGGGCGAGCGCCCGTGCCTGATGGGGAATATCGGGATCCTTTTCCTCCGAATCGAGCATGACATAGACCTCGGAGAGGCCGCGCTCCGCCAGTTTTCCCAACTGCGCTCCGCTGGCGAACTTGCCGAAAAGCGATACTCCGGAGGGGCCGACCGCCATGGCGTCGAACACGCCCTCGGTGACGACCGCCGTGCCCGTCCCCGACGCGCTGTCGAGGTTGAACACGACCTCCGACTTGCCCCTTCCCCGCCCCCTCGGCGGGTTCAGGTACGGGGGGAACATCACGCCGAAACTGCGCGCCTGGAAATAGACGAGCTCGCCGCGCTCGTAGACCGGGATGATGAGCCTCCCCTCGTACCTGCCCGAAGCGCAATAGCCGACACGGTAGGATTCAAGCTGCCCAGTACTCAACCCGCGCTTCATCCAATAGCGCAGAGCACACCTACCGGTCCTGGTGCCGAAATCGTAACCGGTCTCATCCGGGAGGGCGAGCGCGTCCGTGCCGGCACGATCGTTACGCAACAATTCCCGGATGCGGTCCTCGGTGGTCTCGTCCAGATCCCCACCGAGCAATCTGCCGATCCAACGGGGGCCGACGCGGTATCCGCACCGCTGGCAATAGCCCTTCAGTTTCCTACGGTTGACATAGAAATGCTGTGCCTTCCGGCATTCCGGGCATGTGGTCAGGAACTCGTCGCCGTGCTCCGTGACCGGACCGAAACGCTCAAGCGCCTGGCGCAGGTTCATAGGCGTTATCCGGTGAACACATGCTTTTATGATGCAATCCTTATCCCCCGAAACCCTGTATAGGCAAGGGTTTCAGAATCACGTTTCCCTTGTGGTTCCGATCTTGCCGCAAAAATCGCCAAAATCGCTGAAACGTAGAACTGGCTTGACAAAAAAATCGCGAATAAGGCTATCAAAAACACTATATAATATAATAGTATTACACTATACGATATCGGCGCTATTTGGTGCCCCAATGCGGGTTTTATTTTCCGCCCCTATAAATTAATTTTGCCTCAGAACGCAGCCAAACATCATCCGGTGACATCCTCGTTCCCCTCCCGCGCCGCCTGAACCAGCATCCGGTCCCAGTCGTAGTCCACCAGGACCGCGCCCCCCGCCGGCCCGTGGCGCTGGTGCGCGACCACGATCCGCATCTGGTCGCGCCTGCGCTCCTCCGGGAGCTGCGAGAGCGAGAGCACCAGATGCACCCCCGCCAGCTTCGCGAAGGAATATGCCGCATCCTCCAAGCCCACCACCGCCTTGTCCCCCTGGCTCCGGCCTATCTGCGAGGCGGTCCACAACGCCACCCGACGCTCCCCCGCCAGGGCGATGAGCTCGTTGTAGGCCGCCTGCTGGTCCTCCCATCCGCTCCCCCGACTCCTCCCGGGGGCGAGCTGGTCCCCGTAGTCGACGACCACCATGTCGGGCACGTACCCCAGCCCCTCCAGGGTGGTCAGGTGGGCGTCGAGCTGGCGCACCGTGGTTCCGGGAACGAAGAACTTGCACACGAAATCACCCCGGAACATCGAATGCACTTCCTCCAGTTTCCGGAGGAGCTGCCCTTCGTGATCGCTGATCTCGTTCGCGGGGGACCCGGAGACGCGCGCGGCGAGGCGGGCGTTGATGTACGTCTCCTCCTGGTCCCCCACGGTGTAGTAGACGATCCGCTTGCGCTGGAAGATGGCGGCGGCGGACAGGTTCACCAGCGTCGCCGTCTTCCCCCTCCCCTTGAACCCGAGGATGACGCCGACCTCGCCCGCGCCGAGCCCGTGCGTCTTCTCGTCGAGGCGTCGGATCATGGTCAGCACCCGCCCCTCCCTGACCCGCTCATGGCGGCGGAGCCACTCCCTCGCGTCCCGGAAGAACCACGTCCCCGTGTCCGTGATGTCGTGCCCTATCTGGATGATGCGGTCGTACTCGCGCCCCATGCGATCGTAGTCCTCAGAGGTCGGCCCCTGTTCGGCGGTGTCGGCCGCGCGCTGCACGAACGCGGCGAGCGCCTGCCTCCGGGCGAACGCCACCAGGAGTTCCCGCGTGTAGTCCGCCTCGTCGCCGCAGTCGAGGGATTCGATGCGCCTGACCTCGCGCTCGTAGACCGTCGGGTCGATGCTCCGCAGGGAGGGGGAGCCCGCCAGGCGCCGTATCTCCTGCAGGACCATCTCCGGGGTCGCGCTCCCGAAACGGTCATGGAGGTCATTGGTAACTTCCATGATGACCCCGTGCACGATCTTGGAGAAACGCGCCGGGGCCAGCACCTCGCGGAACTGGCGCAGGAACCCGCGACGCCTGAACACCAACGCGATCAGGATGCGCTGGAAATGTACGTCAAAGGGATAGTGGTCAGACATTTTTCACCTTCAGAATAAAGTTGTCATAAATTCTCATCCCTTGAAACCCTTTGTAGGCAAGCATTTCACAATTCATCCTTTCTTTTTTCGCAATTTTCTTCAAAAAATCGCCAAAATCGCTGAAACGCAGGACTGGCTTGACAAAAAAATCGCGAATAAGGCCACCAAAAACACTATATAATATAATAGTATTACACTATACGATATCGGCGCTATTTGGTACCCCAATGCGAGTTTTATTTTCCATTCGCTTTCCGAATAACGTTCCTCGCGTACTCCCCGTCCTCCCTCCGCTCCCGCTCCTTCTCTCCGCGCGTCAATGGCCGCGATCCCAGTCCCTTCTGGCGCTCGCGCATCGACCACCGGTCGTATCGGTCGATCGCCCCCGATGAGCTGATGTTCCGGGGGGCCGGGAGCGGGCACCTCGCGAACCCCTCCAGCTCCTCGAACTGCGCCACGATGAACCCGGTCCAATCGTAGCCGTTGTCATCGACGATCGCGAGTGCGGCCGAGATGTGCTTCCAGTTCGTGGTCCTCCTCGGATCGCTCCGCGCCGGATAGAACACGGTGTAGAATGCCTGCCCCGTGCGCTCCCTCCGCACGCGCTGGTAGAGTATTCCCAGATCGAGCACGCGGAGCTGGCGCGCTGTAAACCGGGAGAAGTCGGCGCGTGGATAAAAACTGCGCCGGTATCTCGCCTTGGCCAACTCGACCTGCCCCTGCCTCGGGGTCCGCCTCGGTTCCCTCTCTATCGTTTCACCCATAGCACCTTGTATTAACACCGATTCCCGATCCTCAGCACATCTCCGATCTCTGGATCAACATAGTGCCCCCATGCTCGTCGCACCGCTCGTAGAACTCACCCGTCATGTCGGAGTAGAGAACCGGATGCCCGTCCCTGGTCCTCAGGCCCGTGTCAACCACCGTCTTCCACCGTGAACCCCTGGCGCTCGTACTCGGCCATGCGCACCTCCGAGTGTTCCCTCAGGTACCGGTTCGCCAAATCGCGGAAGTCGGTCACGTGGAGCACGTTCTCCCCCTCCTTGCGCCTCAGTCCCCGTCCGATCCGCTGCAGGATTTCGACGTAGGACTTGCCCCCGGCGGCGATGGCGACATGGCGGATCGCGGGCACGTCGATCCCCTCGTTGAAGATGTTCGTGCTCACGAGCGTGTCGATTGCCCCGTCGCGGAACTCCTCCAGGGCGACCGACAGGTCCGCGCTGCTCGTCTCCCCGCTCACGAAGCGCGCGTCGACCCCGGCGTCCCGGAGCATCGCCTCCAGGAGCTCGCCGTGGCGGATGAGGCGCACGATCACCAACGCCTGCACCCCCAATTCCCTGATGCGCCTCACCACGAGCGAGTTCCTGGTCCTGTTCTCCACGACGGCGCGGGCGTAGGCGTCCTCGTAGCCCAACGACCGCGCCCCCTCCGGTTCGGTGACGCCGAACGCCACGATGCGGGGCTCCGCCGATATCCCCCTGTCGATGAGCTCGCGGTTCGTGACCTCCGAGATCACGGGGCCGAGGCAGGCGATGAGCCGCATATCCTCGATCGCCTTCCCTTGGATGGCCGACCCGGAGAGACCGTAGCGGTAGGAGGCGTCGCACTGCATCGCTACCTTATAAAATGTTTTCGTGCTCCCGCCCAGGTGGTGGCATTCGTCGACCACCAGGACGCGGAAGCGCTTCAGGAACCCCTTCAGGTCACGGTGGCGGACGAGGGAGTTGACCACGGCGACCACAACCGTCCCCTCATCCTCCTTGAGACCGTCACCGTAGCGCGAGACGGTGATGTCCGGTATCCGCTCCAGCAAGCGCGCGGCCGTCTGGTGCATGAGGCTGCGACGGTGGGTGACCCAGAGCGTGGGTGCATGGAGCGTTTGGATGATGCCGCATGCGCTCTCGGTCTTGCCCGCGTTCGTGGCGTGGAACAGGATACCGCGCTTGCGCTCCAGTGCCGCATGCACCGTATCCCGCTGGAAATCGCGCAGCTCTATCCCGCGCAGGCGGAGCGGATGCCACTGGTCCCTCGGGATGACCTGGCACTGGTCGGCGATCTCGTACCGGGCGTTCAGCGAGTCCAGGAGCTTGACCACCATCGGCAGGAGTCCGGTCGGGAACCCGTGCCATTTCCTGAAATAGAAATGGCGCCATCCGTCCCAAGTACCCTGCTTGTACTTGTAGCTGTGCCAGTAATTCGGCTCCCGGCGCGCCAACGCCCTGTCGAGGATATCCTCGGTGTTCCCGGGAATGCCGAACACCTTCGTCCATCTCTCCCTCACCTTCAGCAACATCTTCCCCTCCGGGTATTTATTAAGAAATGCGCAATCCCCCCGGTATCCGGGGTGTAGTAGTGACCCCCCTTGCCACGGCGGGGGCGGGCCTTAGGGCGGAGACGGATCGGGATAGTGTGGGTCATGAAATTATGGGATATATTATCTTCTTGTTTTGTATATCCTCTTCGTACCAGTCCCATTCCGCCGGGTCATATAGCAACAAAGCTCCTTGTTTAGTCCGCAAGCCAGTGGCTCGCAAACAACATACCTGCCCGTAATACAACATCATCCCCCCTCCGGTGCCGGGTAGGTACGCGGCGTGTACTCTCGGTGGAGAGCGTCTTGTTCTTCCCTGTCGCCGAGAACGCGGTTTAATAATTCATTTAACTTCCATTGTTCAGAACGACTCAATCTCTTATTCTGAACCTGCCGAAATAAATCAGGGCGTATTCCCTCCAACTCCTGGCGAAGCTGATGCAACACGGTTCCTATCCATTCCAACTCAGCGATGCGCCCAATATGTTCCTGCCGATAATACCAATCCTTCGGATTAGGCGTCCCGTGCAAACTCTCTTCAACCTCTCTTTCTTTTGCCAACCGTTCTTGCCGCTGCGCTTCAATTTCCTTCAGGTCCATCGGATGCCTCCTTTTCCCCCATTTTCAGGATCGCCGCTTCTATGGCGGCTTGGAAGGTGGGGGATTCACCAACAGCTATTATTTTCCGTCCCACTTCACAGCCTTGCTCGTCACGAGTAAGGTTCGTAATGATGACCTGAGTTCCCGTCAGCTCCTGGAAATCAGGGTCTACGGTTCCAGAATACTTGACCTCGTATCCCATCTCCACAACCGCCTCCACGAGCTGCTGGAAGCGGAGGATGGGAATACAATCTTCTGGTCTTACAAAACTCGGCCCATCGTCCAACCAATACATCCATATCCCACCGCGTTTTACATCAGATATGGTCCCTTCCGTAAGCTCGGGTTCTTCTACAACTATGTCCTTTTCCCTCGGCTCCCACACCCACCCCCAGCTTGTGAGGATGGTGTAAATCTTTTGGCCTTCTCGAAGTCAGTCATGGTTCCTCCTCCAACCATTCACCGCCAATAACAGTGTAACGATAGCCTTGACGTATCGCCCAGGGGGCACGGTATTCAGGTACATCCACAACCACTGTTTTATCGTCACAACCACTATTTACCCCCTCACTGTCCGAAAAGGTCCACCGCAAAAATAACCTTAGTTTCATCCTCCCCTCCTTGTGATGCCCCCGCTGCCAGAATTCGAACCTGGTTGACTACCGATTACGGCTCCGAGCGTTCGGCTTACTTCGTGCACGTTTTCAGCCTAATGGTCCCTGATAGTCTTCCCGAACGTAGCGTTTTCACCAGAACGCCACAGCGGGGGCGTATCCTCATCTAATTGGTATCCCTATCCATAGACCCCACGAATCCTGTAGGGTCATGTAGTCCAGGCCTACCGCCAGGCTCTCAGGGCTCCCCTGGTACCCTGCGCCGATCCGGGCGCTCGTACCCTGTCCACCCTGCGGGGTATCGGCCCAAAAGACCGCGCTCCCCTGGAGACGGAGCTTGCCGCTGTTGGATAGTCCGAGTTCGAGTCCCCCGGTCCGCATATCACTTACGTGATACCCTGCCAGGAATCCCATCCGGGTCACGAGACTCAGCCCGGCCCGGTTGACCGGGTGCGTGCTCGCGCCCTCCGCAAAGGCCCCGTTGAACCCGCCCCCGGATAACTGGACCTCCCGGAGCCACAGGGGGTCACTGGGGTCAGTGGGGATGTGGGAACCCATCGCCGTGGGGGTCCGGGCCCCTGGCTCTGCCGCCATTCCCGCCGTGCCTATCAGGAACACGGCTACTACCAGGCCTACGTAAAGTATCTTCATGGTGCCTCCTCTTGTAATATTTCTCTCATCCACCGCAATAGCGGATATGCCACTTGCGGCACTACTGCATTACCTAAACATCTAAGTCGGTCCACCCGGTGGGAAACCCCATCAGCCACTCGACCCACGTCGGGTTCAGGGAGCCAGTGTTGTATCCTTCCACCTGGCTCACCCTGTCCTCTAGTTTCCTGATACCCCCGCCCGGTGTGTTCCGTATCGTCTGCCCCCCGCCCGTGGGCGTTTTCGGTGTGGGCCACATTCTGACTGCCCCTGGCAATTTCAGCGATATGCTCTTGTGGTTGCCTTGGTTGTATGTGTATTGGCTGCCTGTTGCATCGTTGGCTACCGGCGTGGGCCATATTCTGACTACGGCATTGAGCGACCTCGTATTGCGGCGCTGTTGACTCGGTCCACCGCAGTTCTCGCTGTCCTGCGCTGTTATGGTAGGCCACAATCCAGACCCGGTTCCTTCGGTGCGAGGCGTCCGCGGCACAAGCCGGTATAACAAGCGTCCTTGTGGCGTAGCCTTCGGCTTCCAAATCAAAAAGCACTGTGTCGAGTTCCATGTTGATGATTCCAGGCACGTTTTCACCAAGCACCCAAGTGGGCCGACATCTTTTGATAACTGTAAACATTGCCGACCAGAGGTAACGGTCATCCTTCGCGCCTCTTCGCTTCCCGGCCTGACTGAACGGCTGGCAGGGGAACCCTCCGGTAACAAGCTCAACTGTTTGTGCCGGGACGTCGCGCACGTCGCCGTAGTTGGAGATATCGGGCCAGTGTTTTTTGAGCACTCTGCTTGCATAGTCGTTCGTCTCCGCGAATCCTACCGTAGTCCATCCCGCCCACCCAGCGGCCAAAGCAAATCCACCGATACCGCTGAACAGGTCAAAGTGTCGGTACATGTGATAAAACCGCAGCCGGTGCCCCCGTTGCGATCCCTATGATCACCAGCAAGACACCTATGGCGGCGGCTACCAGGGTACATACTAGGTCATGATGTATCTTGGTCATGCGGTGCCTCCTTGATTTTGCGGCCACAGAAAGGACATTGCCATTGAAATGCCCCACTGGCCATATTTTCTCTGCTTCCACTCACACACTTTATTCACCCCCTCCCCCCCCATATCCTGGCTAAAATCTCAGCTTCGTTGGTCATGATTCCTCCTTGTCTCGACTAAGCGCACCTCTCCTTAACTCCACTATTTTCCCATGGCGGAATTCAAAACATTAAATATTGGAATAAACGCTTTTCATCACTGTCGCATTCGCTTCCAGTGATGTTTCATTCGCTTTGCGAATGCCCACATTACTATTAACACCAAAACGCTGAGGTGCCACTACTGCCTAATCATGGTGGTTTATCGGTAAAAGAGGAGATGCCCGATGGTGCAGGCAAAGATGAGCTTTCCGGTCCATTCGGGCGGGTTGATGCTGTCATCGATGAAGTGGGTGGCGCCAGCGGTGGGATCGGTGCCTTCCCCGCGGAACGCGTGCAGGGCCGCCAGGTGGCATTCGCGCCACACGGAGAACGGCTCGTGCTTCAGGGGGTTCCTGATCTTCGCGGAGTTCGGGTCGTCCTCCAGCAGGGAACTGAACTGCCACGGTTTGGCCATGATCGCGACCCACCCGTCCCCGAACCATCCGCCGCGCTCCACGCGGTTGCGCACGACCCACGCGACGCCGAGCTTCGCCATCCACGGCTCCCCCCGCGCCTCCCCCCACACAAGACCGGTGAGGAGGAGCAGGGGCGGCCAGTCGCGGAATGAGGACGGCACGGGGACCGGGACCGGCACTGGTTCGCTCTTCCCGGAGATGCTCACCAGAGTATCCCCTTGATGCCGAACCCGGCCTCGAAGCCGCCGTCATAGCGGTCGAAGTCGTAGCCGACGAACACGCCGACCTGGAGCTCGATGACCGGAACGATGGTCCGGTCGAGGCTGACCAACACCAAATCATGCCCTATCCCCGCGTCCACGGTCCACTCACCGAGCGTCTCGCCGATGATGTCGAAGTCACCCTTGACGAAGCCGAGGTCGTAGTCGTAGTTGAGATCGCGGAAGTCGAACTCGTAGAGCTCTATTTCTATGGTGGGGGTGATGCTGTAGCGCCCGATCGTCTTGAGCGCCAGCCCTTTCTTGATGTCCGGGAGGGAGAACGCCTGCGCCGAGGAGGCGAGAGTCGCGAGGACCGCGAGGACGGCAATAACCGCTACCAGAACCTTCATATCTCCGGCCTCCTTTTCTTGCGGTAGTACATCCAGGCCAGCTTGGCGACGCGGATGAGGAACTTGGCGAGCTCTTCGGCCTTGTGCTCCCAGGGCTTGCCATGACATCGCTTTCTCAGCCCGTCAAGCTCCCCATCTATCACGCGCCACAGCTCATTCACTTCTTGCCGAGGAGATCGTCCAACGCTGCCTTCGCCTGTCCTATCTCGGTCTTGATCGCGTTCTTCTCCCCGTTGGTCAGCTTCGTGCCGCCCTCGGAGTCGGACTCGGTCCCGTCAAGCACGGCCTCCGGTACGTCCAACCCCTCGCGCACGAGCTTGATGACCTCCCGCGTCTTCGACCGGCCTGCGGTGTACCACGGCGCCGTGCCCCCGATGGCCACCAGGATCCCCAATAAGATCCATCCTACCTGTTCCCACATGATCGTCTCCTTATCGGCTCTTGATCAGATTATAGAGCCAGATTATTGCCCTGTAAGTCAGTCCCAAAATAGCGCCGATCTTCCCCAACATACTCAGCCAGCCCATGATTGCCTCCTTGAAATGAAATACTGACGGTTGCGGACCCGGAATGTTCTGGTTGGATGGATCATCCAAGCCAACCATTGTACATCATCCCAACCTTCCAATTCCCACTCGTGACCTTGGCACAATGGGCGCTTCGCCACCGGGATGACCAAAGTGCGTTTCTTTAGTTTCGGGATTTTGAGCGACAGGGAGAAAGCCACCTCTCTCCTCCACGGTACCGAGACGACCATAGAATCCGCTATCCGGTGAAAATGCTTGATTGCATAAGGAACCCGTTCGTCCGAAATGTGCTCCAACACATCAGCGCAGAGCACGATGTCGAATTCCCCATCGTCAAACGGACCATCGAGGATATCCCCCACCACATCTGGTTTTCTCGTCGGATCGATATCAAGCGTGGTCACCTCGTACCCCGACCATACCAGGTAGTCATGCACGACTGCGCGCGGGCCGACTTCCAGAACGGATGTTCCGGGGAGTTTCGCAATCTCCCGGAGCTGGACCGCGTAATGCTGGAACAGGCCGGAGCGCAGTCCTTTGGTGTCTTTCATGCAACCCATGATTGCCTCCTAATAGATTATTCTGCTTTCAAATCTATCAATGCCGCAACCGCCAACATCACTGACGACAATACAAATGCCATTCCGCCTTCAACAGTACAATACAAAATACCGAAAACCCCAAAAACACAGGCACAGAACAGAAATATCTTAGATGATACACTTATCACTATCATTCAAATCCATATATTACCAAAATGTTACGATGATCGCTTCCATAGCTGACGGTGTAGGTGACACCTCCGTCTCCGAGCCGAACGTCTGCGATATAGATGTCACCGGATAGGCTACAATATCGTCAAACCACTCATGCTCATTAATATCCCCGTTATTGGCGAAGAACCGGGTTATCTGGCTATTTGTCCCGTCCCGGAAGCTTCCATTGGCGTTCGTACCAGTCACCCCATGGTCAGTCGCTACGTCGATGTCGAATTGATGGTTTGTGAAATCGACATTGTATACCTTGAACACGTACCACTGTTCAGCACTCAGAGAAGTCAATACGTCCTTCCACTCCCCGTCGTAGTAGGAAATATCCGTATTATTCACGTCCATCTTCATCCATACCGTTGCGCTCGCCCCTACGGTCGAATCCGGCATCAATGCAGCCAGAACCCCTTCGTCTAGATCGTCCACCAGCCAGGACCAGTAAATCTCATGCCCATTGTCTACGCTCATGGTCGTCCCGAACGGAATATACCAATAGGCATTGGCTGAGTCTCCGCCCTCGCTAGCCCAGGCTTTATTACTCAATGTCTCCCGCGCATACGCATCATCAATTTCAACTTCACCTTTACTACCAGTCACCCACCCTGTAGGATTACGATCCCCGTCAGCATAGGTCTCGAAATCATCCCACAGATACATAATCGCTCGTGTCGAAGCATCGGTACTGTCAGTGGCACAACCATAGTAAAGCCACAAAGAATCACTGGTACACAACTGGCTCATCTTGGCCCATAGCCGCGCCTCCTCCTGTTCGGTCCCGTAGGCCCATATCTCCCCCGTATTCGTCTCATCCCAGTTACCACCAAACGTTTCCGTAAATACAAACCGGCACGCCGTCGCGGTGCTCTTCCGGCCCTCCGTGGTTCGGGCATATTTGATATTGCGGTTAAAATGAGTTTCGATATCAGCCCAATCGTGCTTGTAATCGAGTGTCTTGATCGTCGCTGACGCCGTCCAGGTGGACCCCGCATCGGTAGACGCATACGCCAGGATATCGCCGCCATAATTCCATTCACCGCTTGACCCTTCTCCTACCACAAAATAACACGTAACGTTACTCGTCCCGCTCGTGGAGTACAGCTCAGCAGTCAAATAGGACCACGCTGCCTCGGTAGGATAATAACTGTGTTGATACACTGTGTGAGTAGACCATGCTGAGCCACTCCACTTGGCTGTCTTTAGAGTCCAATCACCCGCAACCCCGGTATCATCATTGTACACAATGAGCGGCTTATCATCGACCAAGGTGATGTCCACCGGAAATGTCTCTGAGTTCGATGCCGTCGCTGCAACACATGTCTCCGCTTCCGTCCCGTCAAACGGCGCGGTAACTACCGTATCATCGGCAGCCTTCCAGGTCCCGGAGGCCGCGCCGACGCACTTAGCACAATACGTATTTTCGCTACTCCCCCCGGCGTTGCTGTGTGTCCAGGCGATCCAGATATTGCCCGAATCGTCCTCCACCGCGCCACCGAAATAGGGTCGTTCATCAGAATCAATGATATGCTTCATCGTCTGCCAGTTGGCCCCGTCATCAGTGCTGATATTCAATGCAGTCCGAGAATCGTTCGCGCCATGTTTGTCCCGTGAAAATAGCCAGATATCGCCGTTATCCCTTACCAGCGCATAGGGAAGGGTAAGCGCCTCAACATTTTCAATCGTACCCGCGTCCCCCCATGCGGAGATATCTTCTGGGTTAGTGCTTTTGTAGTGTTTTAGCCCGTCGGCAGCCCCGGTGTACTCACCCCCAATCACGTGGATATAGCCACTCGAATCCACGAAGATGCAGCTCGCCGCGTGATTGTTCGCCTCGCCCTCGGTGTAGACCTGTACCGAATCAGCCCATAGCTTCGTGGTGTGATCGAATTTACTCACGCATGTGTCTCGCGCATCGTCCATATAGACCACATAGGTGCAGGTATTCGCAGAACTGTAGTAGTATGCCTGTGGCTGCACGTAGTTCCACGAGGTCCCTTGCGGCGACATGGCATCATCAATCCCGGTAGGACGGCAATCGAGGTAGTACATCCGGTAGTAATTGAGTGCCGTAGTCTCGTCGCTGGCCCGGATTTCCAGGTCATAGAAATCAGAGCGACAATGGGAGAAATCGAAATCGTCGGCGTTGAGCACGACTTCGACAGGAATGTTTGTCTTGGCGGCTGAGGCAGATACTGTGATTTCCTGCTTGTACGTGTAGGTTCCAAACGCGCTGCCACACAGGGTTAGGAATGCAAGCAGTGCAAGTAGGTATTTCATGGCCTCGTCCCCACAATCGTAATCGCGACGTTATCCCCGCCCGCCGTTGCGGACCCGACTGCGTTGACATCGATGTTGAACCGTTGCCAAGCAGTCACAGCAGTCGTTCCAAATGTCGCCTGGGTCCCAGAATTGGCCGCTGCTGCGATATTGAGCTTGGTTCCTGAGTAAATGGTCGCACCGTCAAGCCGGATGTCAAGCTTGATTGATGAACCCGATGGCGCAGTATCGGCATACGCGCGAGTGTCGGTGAGCGTCATGTCAAAAGGAATATAAACAGTGGCCGCGGTACTCTCCGCTGAAAGGGTCCCAGAGATACACACACCGATCGCCGCCGAGAGCGCGCGCGCGGTGAAATTGGACCCGTCATAGCGGGGGATGTAATCAGTAGCTGCCCCGGTTGCGGGGATATCCGAGAGTTCCACCTGATTCGCACCGGTACCCCAATCAATGTGGGTATCATTGACGGAATCGGCACCAAGGGTAGCCGCCTCTAGATCATGCGCCGTCCCGTCGTCACCCTTGCCGTAGAGCGTGGAGTCGGCCGAGAGCGCGTAAATGTAGAACTCCCCCGCCGCCGGGGTCGCCGGGGCGGTGGCGATCTCCGTCAGCAATATCGCCGTGGGCGGTCCCGCCAATGCCGCGCCGCAGAATACCATCGCGGCGATTATCCCTAGTGCAAGCGCAATCCATGTTCTCATTTTGTCACCCCATCGTCACCTTCACGGTGACCGTGATGTGCATCGGCTGGTCCCCCGCCGTGGCCTTGATATAGTTGCCGTCCGTGACCGCCGCGTTCGTGATCGTCGTGTCCGCCTCGGAGGTGTCGGCGGCAAGGTCCGCGCTGGACGATGATGCCGCGTCTCCGTTGTTGGTCACGGTGGCCGCGCTCGTCAGCGCCGTCCCGGCCGATTTGTTATGATAGCTCACCTCGGTGATGGTCACGTCCCGGTTGGCGTGCCATTTCCCGCTCTCCCCGATGCCGAGATCGAAGTCGAGGTACCGCTCCAGCGCCCAACTCATCAGGAACATGTCAACGTCTTTGTCTACCGACATACCCTCACCTCCCTCATGACGGGAACACCTGGCACAAATCCACCCGCGGGGACGCGCCACCGTCGCTGGAATTGAGCACGAATTTCGCCCGGACGTACTTCGAGCTCTGGAGCGCGGAGACGTCGAAGCTCTCCTCCCCCCCGGAGAGCGCCTGCGGTCCTCCCCAGGTATCCTCGGTGGTCGAGAAGTTGTCCTCGGAGGTCTCCAGCTGCACCGTCGCGCTCTCCCCGTTCAACGTCGATTCGACCGCGCACGTGGCATAATTCACCGTCGCCTCCCAGTACTTGTGCTTCGACGTGTAAGTGGCGGTCGAGGCGTAGCTCATACGCTTGATGTGCGTGTAGGATGTCGTGAAACTGAGATTGTTGCCCTTCACCCAGCGCCTGATCCTCATCGTTTGCCCCGCCCTGATCCCGGAAACGTCGAGCGTCGCCGTCTTCGTCACCGTCGTGGGGGTGGAGCTGATGGCCTGTTGCCAGTCCTCGCTGTCGAGCAGGTTGTTCTCCTCGTCGTAGATCTGGATGCCGAATTCGGCCGGCCCCTGGGAACCGCTGATGATCTGCACGGTCATCCGCCATTGGATCTGCAGGTCGTCCTCCCCGGAGTTGTCGACCTCCTTGTCCTCCATGTAGGTGACTGAACTCGGGGTAGCCACATGCCCATAGTCGGCCGTGTCGAACTGGAAATAGGAGCCGGCGTTGCGCTTCAGGATGATGTAGCCGTCGCCTTTCTTCATATTGGTCGGGATGGTCCCGTCCTCCCACTCGTCCGCCGAGTCGATGTTGAAGAAAAAGTTCTCCGTGGCCAGGTTCTTCAGCGTCAGCGTCACCTTCGAGTTGACCAGCGCGTTGTTCCGTATCCGCTCCACCCGGCAGTACTGGTCGCTGAGGTCGAGTTCGGACAGGGTGAGCTTCACGATGTCGCCGATGTCGAGGTCCACCAGGCACAGCGGCCCGGTGACGTTGATGTAGCTCGGCATGTTCGCGTACAGCTCCAAGTGCTTCGCCGCATAGCTCTCGGCCGAGACCTGCGTCTCGTGCCAGATGTCGGTCTCCTGCACCAGGTGCGGGAACGTGCCCCAGGTGGTCTGCGACGCGGTGGACGAGTCCGTCACCGTGCCCGCCCATGCGGCCCCGTCGTAGTCGTACGCCACCGTGATGTCGTTCGCCAGGTCTTTCTTCTCCGTGGGTGCGCTGTACTCCGACCATTCGTCCTCGCCGATGCTCATCACGGACGAACCGCCCGACTTGATCCGCTTGAAGTCGACCTTCCCGTCCTCGTTGATGTAGACGTAGGAATGGCTGTACTTCGCCAGCAGATTCAGGATGCGTTCGGTCTCGGTCCCCTTGAAGCTGCATCCGAGGCAGAGCTCGGCCTCCCCGCAGTCGTCCCCCCACGTTTCCCAATCGGCGTAGTCGATGTCGGCGTTGCTGGAGCCGACGGTCGAATCGAGCCCGTTCTTGACCACCAGCACGTTCCAGGCGATGCAGGCCGGGTTGCCGTCATGGAGGGTGATGTCGTCCACCCGGCAATCGTCCTCCGTGGCCACGCTGCTCCTGATTCGCACCGTGAGCGTCTCGGCATCGGCACGGGTGACGAAGACGACGCTCTCCCGCGCGTAGGTCTGGCCCACGGTCACGGTCAGGTACGTCTCGGAATTATCCCACGAGCCGTCAGACTGCAGGTAGTAGCCGTCCTCGTCCTTAATGTAGTACTTCAACCCCTGGTTGGTCTCGCCCGTGTCCTGAATGTGCCAGAACGAGAGCTCGTAAGCGTTCCCGCCAGTGATGGCAATGCCGCTCTGTTCGATGTAGTTGAGATCACCGCCAGAGTCGCCCAATATCTTGCAGTCGTAGGTTCCGCCATGCTCGCCCTCGGTCTGCAGAATGGGGACCGGTTCGGTCCCATCGTCCCAGTTGGTCAGCGTGTTCGCGTCGTCCCACGCCTCCAGGCCCCCGTCGGTGAGGAGTTCGGTTTGCCCGTAGGTGACGGCGGTGTCCTCGTCCCCGATCGCGTTCTTGAGGAGGTCGGTGAACTTGTCGCGCAGGAACAGCGTCATCAGGGTGCGCCGCGCCTCCACGCGCAGTCCCTTGCCGGTGAACACGGTCTTCTTCGCCGGGAACCCGACCTTGAGCGCCACGCTCTTGTCCGCGTCCTCGGGCGTGTTGAACAGGTTGGAGAAGAAACCGGTCGTGTTCACAAGGTCGAGCGAGCCGGCGGTCGCGACCACCTTCCCGCCCTCGCGCACGACCTCGCCGAAGCGCGCCACTAAGTTGCTCCGGTCCGTGTCGTCGAACTCGAAGAAACGCCGCGCCAGTTTCGGGTTCTTCACCGCGATACGCACCGCGAGCGCGTCCTCGATCTCCTGGGGCGTGCAGCGCTCCAGCTCTTCCGGGGTAAAATTTTCAAGGTCTGAACTAGTGGCCAAGTCATTCCCTCCGATTATTACGCCGTAATATTTTCTTATGCTTCCGCCAGGTCGATGGTCCCCTTGAAGTCCCGGTCCCATCCCCCGGCCGAATCCCTCATCTGCATCGGCTCGTACTTGTTCTGGATCGTGACCGTGTAACTCGTGGCCGAGGCATCCTGGTAATCGGGATAGAACGTGAGCCGTTCGTTCGTTCTCCGCCACGTGTTCACCTGGTCGGCATCCGTCTTGGCCATCGTGTGGATATCGCACTGCCACGTCCGTTTCCGCCACCACTGGTACCGCCATTCGGTCCCATCGGCGGCCCGGACCACGTCCTCCTCGTAGAGCCACGGCCTCTGGTGCGGTTCGGCGACGTTGAAGTCGACGTTCGCGGTCCCGTCGCTGAGCCGGCAGCGGTGGACGGCCATCAGCGCCTCACCTCCAGTTTGGTCGCCGCGACCGCGCCCCGGCGGATGCCTTCCGACACCGCGTCGGCGATGGTGTCCTCGAACTCGGCCCGGTTGCGGTCATAGAGGTCCCTGATGCTTTCGGCGTACACCGTGATGCCCACGTCGATGTTCCCGATGCTCACGCCGCTGCCCCCTCCTCTGATGGTCACGGGGATGGAGCCGCCCTCAAGCGGCACGAACGCCTCCGGTCCGCGCTCGCCCGCCATCGGGAGGATGGTGGCGCGGTTGACCGTGCCGGCCGTGCGCGTGTCCACCTCCGGGAAGGTGCCACCGTGCTGGAACGCCTTGACCAGCGTGCCGCCCCCGCCGAAGGGGAGGAGCCAACTCCAGAATCCACTGAAGAAACCTCCAAGAGCCTCTTTCAGCGCGAGAGCTTTATAGAGTTCATCAATCATCGTCCTGATAACGGTCCCCACAAAATAATCCAGAATAAAATTCCCCAAACGCTGAAACACGCCTTGTATCCCTTCCCCAGCCAATAAAGCCGCGCTCACCGCCTCTTTCATCCCCGTCAGGAATCCGTTGAGCCATTCGTCCCAAGCTTCGTACATTTCGGTCAATCGTTCCAACTGCGATTCACTTAAGGTCGACCACAATCCCTCAATCTCCTCATTTGACATCTCGTGGAGGCCGAACACCTGGCTAAAATACATTCTCCAGTTGTCCATCATGCGCTCTGTTTCCGTGATTTGCTGTTCCCTCAAATACTGTTGCACCCGCCTAAACTCATCCCTGAATTTTCCCACGCGCTTTAAGGCTTCCTCCATCGGCCCCACCCCCAACCCGCCAGCTTCCCATTTCCAGGCAGGGACTTCAAGCTGGAGAGCAGCTTGCATTTGGCGTTTCCGCTCCCGTACCCATTTATCTATTTTTTCCCAACCGAGGGCAGAATAGTCAATCTCAGGTGCCCCTCCTCCAACAACCCCTGGGGTCCATTTGAATTCTGGTGCACCGGTGATTTCGGCGATTCGTTCTGCCTCTTCGCGGATAGATTTCATTTTTGCCCAGAACGCTACCATAATATCGTATTCCGGTTGCGTGGGGGACCACTTGAATTCGGGGGCATGGAGTTTCTTGGAAGCTTCGGCAGTTCTTTCCGCTTCCTCTCTGATTTTCTCCATCCATTGCCAGAATGCCACCATAATATCGTATTCGGGTTGGGTAGGTGCCCACTTGAATTCGGGGGCATGGAGTTTCTTGGAGGCTTCAGCGGTTCTCTCCGCTTCCTCCCGGATTCCTTTCAGTTCTTTCCAGAATGCCACCATGATATCATATTCAGGCTGTGTGGGGGACCACTTGAATTCAGGGGCATGGAGTCTCTTGGAGGCTCCTACTATGCGTTCTGCTTCCTCTCTGATTTTCTCCATCTCTTTCCAGAATGCCACCATGATATCGTATTCAGGTTGGGTGGGAGACCATTTGAATCCAGGAGCATGGAGCTTTTTTGAGGATTCAGTGATCCGTTCCGCTTCCTCCCTGATTCCTTTCAGCTCCTTCCAAAACGCTACCATGATATCGTATTCAGGCTGTGTGGGGGACCATTTGAACGAAGGGGCATGGAGTTTCTTGGAAGCTTCGGCAGTTCTTTCCGCTTCCTCTCTGATTTTCTCCATCCATTGCCAGAATGCCACCATGATGTCATATTCCGGTTGGGTGGGAGACCATTTGAATTCGGGGGCATGGAGCTTTTTGGAGGCTTCAGCGGTTCTCTCCGCTTCCTCCCGGATTCCTTTCAGCTCCTTCCAGAATGCCACCATGATATCGTATTCCGGTTGGGTGGGAGACCATTTGAATTCGGGGATATGAAGCTTTCTGGAAACTTCTGTCATACGCTCTGCTTCCTCCCTGATTTTCTCTATCCATTGCCAGAACGCTACCATGATATCGTATTCAGGCTGTGTGGGAGACCATTTGAATTCAGGGGCGTGGAGCCTTTTGGAGACCTCAGTAGTTCTCTCCGCTTCCTCCCTGATTTTCTCCATCTCTTTCCAGAACGCCACCATGATATCGTATTCAGGCTGTGTGGGAGACCATTTGAATTCAGGGATGTGAAGTTTTTTGGATGCTTCGGCGATTCTCTCTGTTTCTTGACGTATCTTTTCCATCTCTTTCCAGAACGCCACCATGATGTCGTATTCCGGCTGTGTGGGGGCCCATTTGAATTCAGGGACGTGGAGTCTCTTGGATGCTTCGGCGATTCTCTCTGTTTCTTGACGTATCTTTTCCATCTCTTTCCAGAACGCTACCATGATATCGTACTCCGGTTGCGTGGGGGACCACTTGAACGAAGGAGTATGAAGTTTTTTTGAGGATTCGGTGATCCGTTCCGCCTCTTCCCTGATTTTCTTCATCCATTGCCAGAACACCACCATGATGTCATATTCTGGTTGGGTAGGTGCCCACTTGAATGAAGGGGCATGGAGTTTTTTGGAGGCTTCAGCAGTCCGTTCCGCTTCCTCTCTGATTCCTTTCAGCTCCTTCCAAAACGCCACCATGATGTCGTATTCCGGTTGGGTGGGAGCCCACTTGAATTCGGGGGCATGGAGTTTCTTGGAGGCTTCCGCCATGCGTTCTGCCTCTTGACGTATCTTCTCCATTTCCTTCCAGAATGTCACCATGATATCGTATTCCGGCTGTGTGGGGGTCCATTTGAATTCAGGGGCATGAAGCTTTTTAGAAGCCTCTGCCATGCGTTCCGCCTCTTGGCGGATTGATTCCATCTTTTCCCAAAACGCCACCATGATATCATATTCTGGTTGCGTGGGGGTCCATTTGAATTCAGGGGCGTGGAGTCTCTTGGATGCTTCCGCCGTCCGTTCCGCCTCTTGACGTATCTTCTCCATTTCCTTCCAGAATGCCACCATGATATCATACTCGGGTTGTGTGGGGGACCACTTGAATCCGGGGGCATGGAGTCTCTTGGAGGCTCCTACTATGCGCTCTGCTTCCTCTCTGATTTTCTCCATCTCTTTCCAGAATGCCACCATGATATCGTATTCAGGTTGGGTGGGAGACCATTTGAATCCAGGAGCATGGAGCTTTTTGGAGGCT